TTGGATCTACTGCCTGCTTGTTTCTACGCGATTGAAACATTTCGCAAGCCAGTTCAGCTTCTTCCAAGCTGTGAAATTTGTTTTTACTGGGTTTGGCGTCGATCTTGATTCTAAATCCTTCGCCTTGATTGCCATGAATACTGATTGTATGGCCGTCGTCTGTGGTATATGTCTTCACAGTGTCGTCTTGTGGCACAACCAGTTCTTTGTCTTTTACAGTATCGTCCATACCCTGTAGGAAATCTGCAAACTTGTCTTTGAGATCTGCTATAAGGTCTTCAGTTTGCACACCTGCTGATTCTTGTTGATCTTCGCCTACCAGTTTGTCCTTGAACGGATGTTCGGTGCGTCCTGGTTCAGCTTTCGGCGCAGGATCTGATCCTTTAACCTGGTCACCTGCTTTTTGCTTCTTGCCTTCGGATACATTGTTAAAGCTTTCCATGATAGCTGTCATGTCATTGTCTGCCATGAGCTTTTGTTTTGTGTTGCTGTCTGTGGGTCTTTGTCCTTTGCTGGCCTTGTCAAATCCAGAAAGGATATCTAACATGTGTTTGTCTTCCATTATGCTCTATCCTTTTTCGTGAAACTGCGGAGCATCCACTGATGCTTTCTAAATGCATCTATACGACCTGCAATGTAGTCTGCTACACCTTGCTTGTTTTCGTTTTCTGCACTAGAAAAACAGTCGTTTAGTAGATTTATCATTGCTTCACAGTCTGACAACAGTTCTTCTAACATGAGTTCGGCACGTGGCACCAGGATTTGTCCTTGAACCACTGTGAGTTCTGCAAAGCGTTCAAAACTACCTGGAGTGTATTCGTCCAGTGTTCTGATGTGCTCGGCTATTGTATCAATGCTGGCGTATACTTCTTCGTATACGTCCTGAAAAAATTCATGGAGCTGATAAAAGTCAGGCCCTTCCACATTCCAATGAAAGTACTGGGCTTTAATGGTAAAAGCGTAACTTGACGCTAGTAAACTTTTAAGATCTTCTGCGAGCATATTCCGGTTTCTTCTTTTTACGAGTATTGTATTTAGTGTTACCGGAACGTGTCTGCATGATACCTAATGGCTGGACTACAGGTGCAATACTGCCCGATGTAGTGGTTTCTTGTATGATTTCGTATAAGCGCATAACAATATTTATCGGCGAGACGTACTTACTGTGAGTACACCGTCGGTGCTGACCTTGCCAGGTCCGTATATCACTTTAAAATTGCTGGGTTTGAATTGTGCTACAGTGCCAGGATTTTGTTCGATGGTGATATTGTATTTGCCAGGTGGCGCCAATATCTGCACCATTTCTCTGAGGTAAAAATTACTGCCACTCCAGGTACGCTGGGTAAACAGTTCGTCATTGACATACACACGATAACCTCCGTCCACCGGAGATCGGTCGGTTCTTTTTACATCAAATAAAACTTTTACAAAACGGTTGTCTGTCATCTACGGATTTGTTTTACGTTGCCAATGAGAGCGTGTCGTCCGTATTGGCTTTGAATTTGTCTACGAGCCATGGCAGGATTGCGAGCAAACACAGTGATGTGTGTGCTGCCCTTGAAGCTGCTCTTAGGGAATTTAATTCGAGCCTTGTACAGCTTGAGTCCACGTTGTAGTTCATTTATGCGCATATATTATTTATCTGCTGGCTGTGCAAAAATAAAGTTAACTGCTGTTCTGTAATCACCAGGTTTATTGTCGCCAACTGCATGTATTTTGTTTCGTGTGTTGTGAAAAACAAACGCCCGGTTATGACGAAATTCTATTTTCTTTTCTAGAGTCTCAGAATCTGAATATAACCAGGTGCCTGACCCTGTGCCATCCAAATAAACAAGACAGCTTATGTATTTTTCCGGGCGATCATTGTGTATACCTCTAGGACATGCAGAGCCAAAACATGAAAATTCAACCCAGAGTTCGTGGTCAATTTCTGGAACATTTAGGTGCTTGCACAATTCTGGGAACTTTGACCTAGCAATATTACTGCAATAATTCCAAATAGATCTGTCGTGATGTCTGCCTTTAAACTTTTTATTTTCACGTAATATAAATTTAAACGTTTGGTCGTTTGGCAAGTGTTGGAATTCATTTCTAGCATAGTTTCTAATGATATGATTTTCTTCAAATGTGAAAAAATTGTCAACAATAGCATGAGTCCAAGGATCTGCAAATGTTTCTATGTTCATTTCTTTTTACCAGATTTCATATTAGCGCACCAGTGATACATTTTACCACGTTCGCCGGAATACTTTTTGGCCTTGGCTCTGAGATCAGTGACTGACCCTTTGCAACTAGCACCTGCACGTTTTACACGCCCCGGTCTGCTTTTGCCTTTCTTTTTACCATCAGCAAAGTTTTCACCTAATTTCTGTTGTGCTCCGACTTTTTTCGTATAGTTGGAAAGTTCTTGTGGTGAATTCCATACACGAACTTTTATGCCTTTAGATTCCAACTCTTTGAGTTTTTCTAAATTTTCTACGCTATCTTTTAACACATGCATCTGCAAAACTTTGATGTCATTTACAACTATTTCGTTCCAGTCTGTATCTAAACCTTCAGAGTCTGACAGAGACGATTGTAATGCTTGCCCTATGGGTTTGGCATGTTTGATCATTATTGCATATACACCATCTATATAATCTTTGATTAAAACAGATATTTTTTTACCGTCGCCGTCGGCGGTCAATTTTTGTCCCAGTTCTGTCCATTTATCGACAGTAAGTTCATAATCATCATATTCGTCTGTATAATCCATGTCAGGAGCATGTTTATCCAGCAAACTTTGGATAAGTTTGGCCATCTCACCGTACATTGGTTTTAGATCGTTGCGATTTTTACCACTAAACTCTATCAGTGCGTCGAGGGTTATCCATCGCCTTCCGCCGGTGTCTGGAGCACTTTCAACATCTTGATTAAAAGCACCAAGCACATTGGCATCTAATTCAAAGATTACACCTCCTCCGCCTCCGCTAACAATTCCTTTATCTAAATAATAGGAATCCATATTTGTGAAAGCACTTATGCTTTTTTTCTGTCCTTGTAGGTTAAACATCTTGTTTATGTTTCCTACTCCGGTAACGTGAAAGACCCTTGCTCTTTGTTTAGGGATAATTTTATTCACTATGCTATCTGACAAAGGAAGCCACAACCCGTAAATTGAATCACCTTGATTTTCTATATACCCGCTAGGGTTGAATATTTTTTTAGATAGACTTGACTGATATTTTAGTTTTTCATTTATTTTCTTCCCATTCGCAAAGTTTTCATCGAGGTCGTCTAGACTGTATCCTGATTCTAGTACAGATCGCTCTAGGTCGGTATAGCTCTCGGGTGTCCCATACTGTTCGATATAGTAGTCAGTTAAAGCTCTATAATCAATGCCTTTGATACTGTTGCCCACACGCTGTGCGTAATATTCCAATGTGTGGACAAGTTTTTGTCCTGTGGCTTTTTTACGCTGTATTACATCATGCAGTGTTTTAGCGGCATAGTCATAGGCCTTGCGTTTTATTTTTGGAGCAACAGCTCTTTGAATTGTTGCAAGAGGCCCGTCTTCAATGGCAAATTCTTGATTGCTGGTTTTAAAATCTTTTTTACGCATAACTGTTTTAGCAACTAGATCCAGTTCTTGATTTTGTGCGTCCCATGTCAACACAAACGGCATGTTAACGTCGGTGCGCATGTCTTTCATTACAGCTTGTGCATCTGGACCAAGTTGTGCAATACGCTTGCCCCAACGCTTGTATTCCTGCTTAAACAGTCTTGTTAGTTCGGCTATGGTAATCTGTTTTAGGTTGCGCTCGTCGTTTACTCTATCCAAGAAATGACGAGTAAATTCAACATCAATGCCAACTTTACCAAACAGTTTGTCGGCATACTGTTCTAGTGCATTTAAGTCTGCCTGGGTTACCTGAGGACTACGATTTGCATCTTCTGCAAGTCCAATGTTGTATGCCTTGTTTGCACTTGTGTTTTTTGCAGCTGATTTGTGTAACAATGGTGGCACACCGGCACGATCTGTAGTGAAGCCCATTTTCTTAGCTTGACGCTGAACTTCACCTGGCTTGATATCCACTGTGAGTGCAGTTTTAAAACGTGGGTCTTGTGCTTCTTTGTTGTTTACTGGAATATAGCCACCAGCTTCTAATAGGTCAAGCACCTGTGCGCGGTTTTGCATTTTGAGTGCAATACGCATTTCAAGTTGGCTGTTGGTATCTGCTGATTCGAAGAAACGGCTCAGCTCTTCTCTTCCTGGCTTAGGAGGTTGATCAGAGCTGGCGTCTTCTTTGTTATTGTCGTGTTCGGGTAGTTCATTCAAGCGCATAACATATTTATGCGCTGAACAAACTGTAGCAATGTTATGCCTTGAGGTCTTCCATTGCGTGTGTTGGTACATGCTGTGCGATACAGCCAATGTTCCAAAGTAGGTTGATAACTTCGTCTGAGATCATTTTTGCTTTGGCTTGAGTTTCTTCGTCTGTGGCTAGCATTTCAAGACTGCGCTTGCCGATGTTGCTGTGGAACTTTTCGTCCTTGGCAATTTCTTCGTAGCGTGAGCGAACAAAATCGTTTGGCGCAGTTTTAGCTTGCATATCCCAATTACGGGCTGCCATGCCTTCTGCAATAAACTGATACACTGCAATGCTCAGTGGATCTTCGCTGGCTTCGAACTTTTCTAGCAGTGTTGCGGGACGGATGTCACCTCCTTGTTGTTCTCTTTCACGGCTAGCTTTCATCTTCTTCTACATCAACTTCGCTGCCTTTGTAAAATTCAACAATTTCTTTTACCATGCGGAAGTGCTTGGCTTCATCCCATGCTTGTTTGCTGAGAATAAACATGTCTTCTGCTGGTGTGTCAAGGTCTAGGTTTGCTACACGGCGACTGATCTCTGTGCAATTGATGCGCTCATTGATCATTCTGTTTGTGAAGTACTGTACAAAGTCTTCATCGCTTGGTGTGCTGGCCATGAACTCCTTGACTGAGTTTTCATGGTACTGATATAGTTCTTCGCAATCACGTGCGATTTGTGCTGTAAAATCTTTAGGGTCTAACATAAACAAACTCCAATAATGTTTAAAACTCTATTTATGCGTCGTCTTTGCTAGACTGATCTTCAACCACTATTTCAGGGTCAACTGGTGCATCCTCTGCAGGTTCTATTACCGCAGTTTCTGACTGCTGAGCAGCATTTTCTTTGGCCAGTTTATCCAATTCGAGATACAGCTTGTCTTGAACTTCGTGATTGAATACAAATGTGCCTGTGTGGCGCAGTAGCACTCGCTTGTCTACCCAGATCTTACCGCCAAGGTCACGGAACTTTTCGCAGAAGTCCCAGTCTTCAGAATAGTAGCGACCATCACGGACCACTGTGTCAAAGAATGTATACATGTTCTTGTCCAGTGCAGGATCAAGTCCAATGTCATTGTTGAAGTGAACGGTATCGTCGTGCTCTTTGACCTTGTCAAACACATCACGCTTGATCAACATAAAGCCTGTGCCAGTTTTACTGACTTCCAGCAAGTTGCCGTTGTCTTCAGTCTCGGCACCTTCTATACCGTTAACTACCCACTTAATTGGAAGAGTCTTCATAGGGTATAAACCGCCGACTACGTCTTTTTGGTGGTTCAACAACACCAGCAGTTGCCATGGCTCCCAGCCGATGTCTGCGTCAACAAAGAACAGGTGTGTGCTGTCTGGGTTGTTAAGGAACTTGGCTACCAGTGTGTTTCTTGCACGACTGATCAAACTTTCGTTTGTCATGGTCTCCAATGTCCAGTCAATGCCCAACTGACGACATGTGTTACTCCATTTGATAAAACTCATGAACACCTGTTCTGTGAGCATGCCACCATAGCATGGCATACAGATGTGTACACGAGTGGTGCGTAGATATTCAATATCTACTTGAATTTGGTTTTGCGGGTCAACCTGCGCTTGTGTTTCTTCGGTCATAAAAGGTCCTTTGTGATATAAAAAAGCTTAGATACACTATATAGCATATCTAAGCCCGGAGCAATAGTTTTGGTGTTATAGCGTCATGCTGTGTTCTTTTGTGCAAACAACCTGCTCATGTTCTCGTACACTACATTGTACGCATTCAACTCATAACTGTAAGTGTAATAGAAATCATCGTCACTTTCGAAAAGTGGAGCATCAGTGTGTGTGCTGGCTACATATTCTTCATACATGCGGTCCAGACTCAACATGCCTTCCAGCATGTCACCTCGTCCACGAGCAGTAATCAGTTTAGCAGCATCTTCGAAACTCGGAGCAAATACATAACCAGTTGGAATACGAAACATATCTTTTACCTCTTGCTTAACCCTATATATACATAGTACTAAACATTGGGCAGGGTGTCAACCTTTTTGATAAAAAGATTTAAGATTTTTTCTTGCGGCTGTCACAGTGTGCTCGTTGTGAGAAGCCTTTAGGGTTTGCGCAGTCTATACTCTGTTTGTATTTTTTGCTCCATTTTTCGGCAACATAGTCTTCGCCGAGATCTATTTCACGACCTTTGGCAATGGACCGGCTGCCTTGTTTTTCCTGGAAGTCTTCCAGTTGCTTGAGTGCACGTAGTTTACGCTGGAATGCACCAGCACCATAGAGCACATGCTCAGCATTGCTGTACATACCGCGCTCCAGTGCTTGTAGCGCACTGCGTAGGTCACGCACTGCACTGCTTTGTAAACTGCGTTCATCATAGGTGCCCATGCCGCCGCTAGGACGAATTTGTAGTCCTACTTCTGGATCGTTTACAATAACAGCTTCTTTCACACTGGTGCCAAGCACAGTGTCTAGCATTTCAATGGTTTTGTTTTTCAGTGCGTCGTTGTTGGCAACAGCAGGATACAGTGTTGTTACCAATTGAGCTTTTTGTTCTGTGTCCATGTCAGGCCAGGCTTGCCTAATCTGTGTGGCACTGGTCATGTCTTTGCCAAAAGTCACAGTGGGTACATAGTCCATATAGGCAAACTTGCTCATTGGCTGCATGCTGTCGTCTGCTGGTTGTAGATATCCTGGCGTGCCATCCTTGCGTTTTCTACCTGGTACAGGAGCTTGATCTCGATCTTTGTCACTGCGCACAAAAACCAGTACAGTGTTGTCGGGATCGTAGTTGCTTACTATTTCTCGAGGCTGAAACGGATTTTTAACTTGCACAAAACGTGCTGTAGGAATGCCTGCTAGTTTTGCAAGAGCCTGCTTTATTTTAAACGGAAAAGGTCTGTCGGTTTGAACATCAGTAGCGGCAAGATAGATGTCAGCGCCGGGATAAGCCTTTTTGGCTTGATCATAAAGTGCTCGATGTCCTTGGTGAAACGGATGATATCCGCCGGGTACTATAACGACTGTTTTCATATGAGTATTTATACTAACACAGATTTGCTAACCATGCAACCGGATCTCTGTCAAACTGCATGATCACTTCGCCGTTGTATCCCATGGTGCCATAAAAAACATCGTTGACACTGTCGCCGGTGCCGTTATAGCCGTGCCTGTAGGTGCACTGCTTTATAAACTTGTCTGTGATATCTACACTGTCCAGCAATACTTGATCTATGCTTATTTCGACAGTGTCTGTTACTGTGCCATTGTGAATCACAGTGTGATCGTCTTGTTTACCGGATAAAAACAGGTGTACAGTGTCTCCTGCTGATACATTTATTTCATAGGTATAAGGAAACGCCTGAGCACGAGGATGAATGTCGTCGTTTTTGCTCGCGCTGAATCCTATGCGATCGTCTAGAGGGCCTGACGCTGATGCAGTGATTTTTATATAATTCATCAGTATGACAGTGTTACTTTATTAATAGTACCGTCTGTGAATTCAGCTACGCTTGCTCTTATCCAAACATAATTGCCAGTTAAATTAACTGCAACATTGTCTGTGTACTGCGAGCTGCCGTCGCTGGGGAATGTGTGAATATCAAACCAATCAGTTGACTGTGGTTCTTCGGCCAATGATGCTTGAACAGTTATTGTGCCCACAAGACTGGTTGCGAACAGTGCAACAGTTTGTAGCTCATTGCCCTGTAGATAATAACTGGCAGCTTTTTGCTTGTCACCAAAAAAATCAGTGCTACTGCCATCGTAATTGCCGCTGGGGGTTCCGTGTGTTGTTGTTGGTAATAATTGTAAACTGCTGGTTTTCATTTCTAATCCGCAGGTTGCAATTCAACCAGTACACCTGAACCTGCAAGTTCTTGCAACACTGCATGCAGTTGCTCATAGGTTTCTTCATTGAGCACGGGTGTTTCGGTGTCTGTGTCTCGCAACAGCTTGCTGAGTTTTACAACTAATACTTCTTCTTGAATCTTTGCCATAACTTTATTTATAGATAACAATCGGTTTAATTTCTTTAACTATACCAGGCAGTGTTAGACACAAACTGGTTAACAGTTTTTCGTCGTTAAAATCAAAAAACGTGTCTCGCGGTACATAGTTATACCAAGGCATGTCGTTTTTGTAAAATTCTTTAAGAGTAGGACATGCTTTTACATCGTTGGTCTCAATCCAGTGAGCCAGGATACTTTTTTGTTTGTCATCTGTTTTTAGTCCTTGCAGAACACAGCGTTTAGCATACTGGCTTTTTTTAAGTAGCACTGCGTTTTTAGGCCCAACCACTGACACTTGACTGCTTTGTTTTCTCTGTATAACACTGCGGCTCATAAAGTCATTGACAATGCTTTCTTCATCTGTGTACAATCTAAACCAGTCGCCTTCGATTACTGTTTGCACATAATCGGCATTATCCTGTAGATAAAGACAGGTGTCAATCAAAGATTCCACACAATCCATTGGATCTAACCTGGTGGATGTAAATGATGTATGAACATCCGATCTAGAATGGATGGGCCGCATGGTGCGCGGAACCATCTGCATCCAGTCTTTTCTACGTTGACATGACTCATAGATGTCATCTTCGTTTGTGAGCCACCATTCTCTGATCACAAATGCAAGAGGCAAAACTCCATGCATTTTGTAGGAGTACTTGCCGTACCAGAGATCAGTGCGCACCACAGTTTTATGCATTGCTTAATGACTTTTCGTGTTGAGATATGACCACTTCGCCGTTGCTGATATCCAGCTTGATGTGTGTATCCTGCAGTTCCTGGAACAAGATCTGCTTGCTCAGCGGAACTTTTACATGTTCATCGATATATCTAGCCAATGGTCTAGCACCCATGGCACTGTCATAACCATTTTCAGCAACGTGCCCGATCAATGCTTCTGTGAATTCCACAGTGATGTTTTTGTCTTTTAATCGTGCTTCTAGTTCATGCAAGAATTTTAACACAACTTTGCGCACACTGAGATTGTCCAGTTTATCAAACTTGCACACAAGATCGATTCTGTTTCTCAATTCAGGACGGAAAAAGTCCTTTAGTTCTTGATCTTCTTTGCCGGTGTTTTCCAGTGATCCAAACCCAATTGCGTTCTGTTCATTGGCCCTGGCACCCAGATTTGATGTCATTATTACAATACAGTTTTTAACATTTACTGTTTTGCCATTTGTGCCAGTGATAGTGCCTTCGTCTAGCATCTGTAGAAAAATATTGTACACATCTGGGTGTGCCTTTTCCACTTCGTCGAACAACAGAACACTAAACGGATGCTTGCTGATATCGCTGATCAATCTGCCGCCGCCTTGACTGGCTTCGCCGAACCCCACATAACCCGGAGGCGCTCCTAGTAAACTGCTGACACTGTGTCGCTCTTGATACTCACTCATATCATAGCGCAGTAGATGCATGTCGAGGTTCTTGCTTAGTTGACGAGCTAGCTCAGTTTTACCTGTGCCAGTTGGGCCTAGGAATAACATACTGGTTTGTGGCCGATTGGCACTGCCTAGTCCGCCGAAGCTCATGTAAATTCTGTCCAGCACACTGTCAACTACGCTGTCTTGTCCGTAGAGTTTTTCTTTGATTGCACCTTCTAGATTCTGTATCTTAGCACTAGCGTTACTTTTCAACTTGTTTTCTGGAATGCCAGTGATATGACTCAGTCTATTCATCACAAGATTTTTAGTAATCTCTTTGCCCACATCGCTGTGACTGCGTACATACGCACAGGTTGTGTCTAGTAGATCTATACTCTTGTCTGGATTTTTTCTGTCCGGGATATATCGAGCAGTTAGTTGCACAGTTTCTTCTACAGCGGCTTGGTCAATTTCAACTCCGTGATAGCTTTCCAGGCGTTTTTTCAATCCAAGCATGATCTTTACCGTGGTGTCGTTGTCGGGCTCGTCTACATTAACATTGTAGAATCTGCGCATCAATGCACGATCTTTTTCGAAGCTTTCGTAGTATTCTTCCCAGGTAGTGCTGGCAATAACCTTGATTTTACCAGTTGTGATATGTGGTTTCAACATGTTTGCAAAGTCAAGACCTTCGCCTTTGCTTACACTGCCTGCACCTTTGATGGTGTGTGCTTCGTCAATAAACAAGATGCTGTTGGGAATACTTTCCAGTGCTTCAAGCACATTTTTAAGTTTTTCTTCAAAGTCTCCGCGATACTTACTGCCCGCGACCAAGTTGCCAACTTCGAGACTCCAAATTCTTGCAGTCTGCAGGTACTCTGGAACAGACTTATCTGCAATGGATTGTGCCAGCCCTTCCACAATGGCTGTTTTTCCTACTCCTGGGTCGCCGATCAGCATTACATTAGCCTTCCATTTTTTGGCCAACACCGTTACAATTTCGTCAACTTCTTTTTCTCGACCAATCATTGGTTCAAGCTCACCGGTCTCGGCTCGTGCTGTAACATCGGTACAATACTCTGACAATACTTTGTTTGCTTGTGCGCCAGAAACTTTGCTGTAGTCACCGGAGTCATAGGTTTCGTGCCAGTGGTCAGCAAATTGTTCTCTAGTGATGTTTTGCTTGAGCAAGAAGTATTGAGCAAAGCTGTTGGTCTCGGCCATGATAGCAAGATAAAGGTCAACAGTGCTCACATTGTCCCTGCCAGTAAACAGCACTTGAGTCATCGCTCTATTGAACACTCGCTCCAGCGCCGCTGTTTTCCTAGGACGGCCGCCGGCAGTGCTGATAATGCTGTTGAGACTTTCCAAGTAAGCGTCCAGTTCTGCAATCAGCTGTTCAGTGTCTGCGCCGAACTCCTGTAAACACTTTTCAAATGGAGGATGCTGAACCAGTGCAGATAGCAAATGTTCACAGGTAACATACTCGTGATTTGCCTTGGTTGCAATTTCAGTTGCATGGGCAAGGATGCCTTCAATTTCGGGATTTTTATTGCTCATTTTTTTCTCTGTTGGCTTTGATAGTATTTAATACGTTGTCGTCGACATTGTCTGGTATTCTTGCTCTTACTTTGATGTATAGGTTGCCTTTAACATGCCCCTTTTCTACACCCATGTGCGGTATTCTCAAAACTGTTTCCGGTTGAGTGCCAGCTTTGATATTAAGTTTTATGGTTTTACCACACAGCGAAGTAAACATCACAGTGTGCCCTAGAATGAGATCAAACACGTCTACAGATATTTCCGTGTGTAGATCCAGTCTATCACGATGATATTCCGGATGAGGATGAACTCTAAACAGTACCACAAGATCTTCACCTTGTAATAGTCTAGGATAGCGTATTTGATCTCCGTTGTCAACTCCACTGGGCACTTGAATTTCAATCGGGTCCCGGAATCCGGCAAGTGCAATATGCTGAACACCGCCGGTTAGACTGGTTTTAAAATCAATCGGCACTTGAATACGTTGCATTCGCTGCTGTCTTTGTTGCCTGGGCCCAAACCCAAATGAACCGTCTGTGCCAAACACATGAGAGAAAATATCTTCGAATCCGCCGCCACTGAAATCAAAGTCGGGCTGAGGACTATCAAAGTGCCCGCGAGCTTGTGTATTAGTCAACATGTCGTACGCCTCCTGCACTTTAGCAAACTCTTCAGGGTTGCCGCCGCGATCTGGATGATGCTTCATGGCCAGTTTTCGATATGCACGTTTAATTTCTTGTTCGTCGGAATTTCTAGAAATGCCTAGAACTTGATAGTAATCCATTTAGTTTATCCAAGATACGATGTTTTGTGTGCTGCCCAGGGCGACTTTGCACCTTATACGGCATTTGCAGATAGTGCTTGCTGTGATATTTGTCTAGTCTTTTATAATACTCGGCATGCGGCGCTGTGTCAATAAAGTTGATAAAACTAAAATAATTCATATAGAAGTAATCCTCGTCGCCTATACTGTTGCTGTGTGATAGGTTTATATACTGCGATAATATTTTTAGTTCACTGTCTTGACGTAACCAGCTCATCCAGCGGCTGTGATTCTCTGGTTTTACTAACCAGATACTGCTGTCACCGATTAGGATAGGCTTTAGATTGCCTTGTGCACAAATGTTGTGCACTGCTCTTGTTATACTAGGCCACTTGTTGTTACCATAGTCGTCTTGACAGATTATACCATTTTTTGACAATGCATTTGCTGCAAATACAAGATCGTTTTCGGCTGTTGCTCGGTTTTTGTCTCCATCAAGGTGTATGTATCCCAGTGAATCAAACTCTTCACTGGATAATCGGTCACTGTATTTGCATACATGCTGTGTTTTACTATTAGGAAACATTCCACTAAGTGAGGCAAAATTGTCTAATCTTTCCTGAGTGTTATCAATAGCGTAGTAGACTGTGTTGTATTTTTCGCTGAGTTCTTGTAGTGCAGCACTACTGCCGCCGACACCTATTTCTGCTATTGGCTGTCTAGTGTAATTTACAGCAAGATATCCAAGATAGTAAAACAACAGGGTGTCGCTGTAGGTTTTTAAACTGCACAGTGCTAGATTTTTGCTAGCATGCTCAAGGAATTTTGCATTATCAATAATCATAAATCTTCAATCTTTGCGGTTATTCTACGGCCAAATAATTTAAATGTCTCTGGACCACTGTGACTTCTGTCACGAGCTAGATCAATCTGGTTATACTCTGGAATATAGTCTGCACCTATTTTGTCAAGTTCCTTGTACACAAATTCACGTTCATCAGGTTCGGCAAACTTTGGCACAAATGTGTATATTACTTGAGTAAGATTTCTTTTTTGTTCAATTTGGCTCACTAGATCTAGTGTGTGTTTAGCACCTGCCCAATCAAGCAACAGTTCTTTTTTATAATGAATTTGTCCACTTTCTTCTGCACCCGACATATTGCATATCTTTTGAAAATATTCATCTTGCGCAACCGCGTATTGTATTTCTTCTGGTAATTTTTTGTACTCAGCAAACGACTTGATTTGCTCAGGCCAGTTGTCGAGCTTGATTGCCTGATACAACCATTGTAACTCCTGATCTTTGGCTTGTTGTTTACTCAATTCCCATCGTGTTGTAAAGCTCCATTGTACTACAATGGTTTGCGGGTTAGCATCGCTGTCGAGAATGTTATGTACCTGCCTTGCAATCCAGTTGTTACTTGCTCGCTGAATGCTGATATCTATGCATCGACGCTGTGTTAAATTTTCAACCACTCTAGGCGGAGCATCTTGATAGGCTACTCCTGTGCCTAATAGTTCACTACCCCCAACAAACCAAATGACATTTGTTAAATCACTGGGCCATTCGCGATCTCTAAAACCACGACTGTTAAAACTGTATTCAATAGGGGTGACCCAACTAGGATCGCAACTTTCTAGCTGGTCGGTTGCAAACCATTGCAAAGTTTTATTTTCTCTACATATATTTCGTATGTTGTTTAGCATACCAATTGATCTTTTACTTGTGCAACAAAATGGCGGACGGTTTGTATACCGCTGTGCTTGTTATCTCTACTGTAGTCTATTTGTTTTAATTCAGGTACATAGGAAATCTGCATTTCATCCAATGTCGAATATATGTATTGTTTTTCTTTGTCTGTTGCAAAGCCAGGTGCAAATGCATGAATAAGTTTTGTATCACAGAGACATGCTGCTTCGACACTGACAATATCTTCAATCAAACTTCTTGCCCCTCCCATGCAGAACAATCGTTCAGGGCGATAAGGAATTTGTGCAGTTTCTTGAGCACCTCTCATTCGATTTACTTTACGCCCGTATGGGTCTTGATCAAGATTTTCCATGATAATTGGATTGACAAGATTTAAATCTTGAACAGTTTTTACCTTAGGCCAATGAAACTTTTTAATATCTTTGTACAATGCTAAAAACTCCAGTGACTTAGCTTGTTTTAAATCTAGCTCAGTGCTTAAAACACTTTGCCATTGTATTATAACATTATTGATTTTAATATTTTCTGCAAACAACCAAAGTATTTGCCTTGCAATCCACGAGTTACTGGCATTCAGTATACTCACATTAATAGAGTTTAACTGTACAGTGGCAGTATCTTCGAATGAAAGTCCTACCCCTACCATATGAGATCCACCTAATAACCACGACGTGTTGTCGAGGTTGTCAGGCCACTCATGATCGCGAAATCCCCTGCTGTTAAACCGATAATTGATATTAGATGTCAAAGGAGATCCTGTGCGCTCAGGCCGGTCAGTTGCTAGCCAAAGTAATTGTTGATTTTCTCTGCAGATATTTCGTATGTTTTCTATCACTGATTGCCAACAGTAGTTTCACTTAGTACGTTACTGGCGTCAACATCATCAGATTCTTGTGTGTCTTCTGGTGATACTGCACGTTCATAGTATACAATGATTTCCTGTTGTTGGTCAATATATCTTTTGAGTTCTGAGATGTTTAAGGCAAGGTTTTCGTAGTCTTTGATGGCTAGAGCAACATAGGCCAGGTCGCCGTTGATTTCAGTGAACTGTTTTACAAATTCGTCATAGTTGTCTTGATTGACCACAAAGATCTGCGTGTCAACCAGTTGTACCGGCTTTGGCCTAGCAACAACAGGAATCTCAGTTTTCTGTATCTGTGTTACTATCTGTGTCTTGGGTTCCGGACTCGGGAATAGGCTGCAACCACTGAGGAAGAGGCTTGCTACCATTGCCGCCGGTATCAGACATGATTTCACGCCATAGTTTTGCTGTAGCGCCATTCATTTTACCTTCTAGTTGACCTGGCTTTTTTATAGCCAGTGCTGTGAGATTGTGCTCTCTGAGCTTTGTACGCAGTTCGTCGCCGTATGCTTCTGCACGTTGAAGATCAGCTTGCAGATTGCTAGCAAGATCACTGAGTCGAGTCATTTCTGACTGCATGGTTTTTAAACTTGCTTCGGACGTTTGTACTGCAATTTCAAGACGTGCATTGTTTTCTCTCAGCACTCCAATGCGTTCCTGAGTGTCAGAGTAGTACCAGTAAAAAGCCGCTAGTACCAGTGCAAGTACTAGTGCCATTGCTCCTGCTAGTTTAATCCCCATCTTCTTCTTTGCTCTGCTTTTTGCAATCGCTGCATTGACATTGTTGGCACAGTGTTACGTACTCAGGTAAGCCAATGTCACTACCATTGATGTGAATAGTGATTGGCTTGTCTTGATGACACTGATTAAAACAATGAGTACACTCAGCCATTGATCCCTACTGAATACTCAGTTTTACCATTAATGCGAGTTGCTGTCAGGCACTCACCGCGATTGTCACCGTCTGCAAGATATGAAACGTGTACCCAACCCGAATCTGGAATGCCTGGAGTGTAAAACTCAAGGATCAGTTGGTCAAATTCCAAGTTGTCACGGATCCATTCTGCTAGCTCTGCATTTGGCACGCCCGGTACTTCAATGTCAGCCGCTTCACCTTTGCAATGCTGTGAACGTGAACTTCCGCCAACTGCTTCGTTCAGCTCTGGCGAACGATAGCCTGAATTGATCACTGTAGGTCCAAAGTGATCTCTCACTTTCTGTACAACATTTTCAAACAATGCTTTGGCAGCTTCCAAGTGATCGCCTTCGGGTGTGTTGTCAATGCCTTTACGCTCTGCTGTTTGGCTTTTGGTAAATTCTGCCATTGTAAAGTTTTCGCTTAGTTTCATTTTAAATCCTTATAGTTCGCCTTTGTTTCTCATCTCTGCACGAATCTTTGTTGCAGAAATACTGTGAATGTCATCACCGAGATCATGCTCAGTGAATGTATATCCTACACCGCGTCCATAACTGATGTCCACAATGTTTGGCACTTGCATTATCACATAGTGCTGGTCTTCGTAAAAGCCGTGTTTTGCAAGTCCTTCTCTTATATTTATTACTACCCTGCTGTAGTCAAAAGGATTGTCGTTCTGACCAGGAACCCGAGCATTTGCTTCAACATCTTTGGGCACATCTCTGCACATGATAATCACTTGCCCTGTTTCTGCTAATGCTTTTTTAAACAGTGCAGTGTGTCCATCGTGCCAAGGTTGCCACCTGCCCAGCATCTGTGTTGTAGGCTTTTTCCAATCAAACATCTTTCACTCCAAATTTAATATGCTTGTACCATATTCTCTCATGTATATAGTACAAAACAAACTTGATAACTAAATCTGCTGCAAACACAAATCCAACGGCTTTTGCTGGCAAGCCGAAATACCATGCAATAGCGGCCGTGGTAATACTGGCTACAACTCTCCAGGTTACTGCTTTTGCTAGGTGTCTTGTTTTAGATACCTCTGTCATGCTTGATTTGCTCTGCTAGGTCAGCAATCTCGGCATCTGATAAATGTTCAGTGATATGATAATCAACTGATTCTGGCGGTTCAAACACACGGTTTGTGTCTTCAAATCTACCGCTGTCGATGGTGTCTACCCAAATCACAGCATCAGCTTTAAACAATGTTCGTGTAATTTTAGTAGGGCACACAAAATCGCAGATAACTGATTTGCCTTGATTGCGTTCAAAGTCAGCAATGTTTCGCATTCTTAGAGCTTGACGTTGTCTAGCCTCCTGATTAAACTCCCAATCGTTGGCCATTTCTCTAAGAGCATCTGCATTGTACCATGCACACTCGAGATGTTTTTGTAAACGTTGGGAAAGCCAGGTCTTTCCGGAGCCTGGCAATCCCATAACAAGAATTTTAATCATTAAACTGAGTAACGATTTTTTATAGTAGCGTTGTTGATAAACTCGTCAGTTTTAGCAGTTGCAACACCAGTAACCATGAGCATGATTCTTGGCTTGTAGTTCATGTTTGCTGTGGCGTGTGGGGTATTTGCCCAGTCAAACCATGTAATATCACCTGCTTTCCAACCTTGATGATGGTGGTTACCGTAGAGTACAAAATGACCAGGTTCCCAATCAGTTAGCTGTACCATAAAACGATAAACACGACTTGGATCGCTTGGATTGCGATCTTCCAGTTTATCAATGTGAATGTTCCAGCCTTGCCCAAGACTGTGCACATGCAGTTTCTTTTCTACATTGTTGAGACCAAAAACGTCAATCATGCTGTTGATCACAGGAATGTTTGACCAGTCACCTGTGTAATAGTCTGAAATTGTCATATCAGCAGGTGCACCTGCAGCTACAAGATCTGCTTCTTCGGCGTCGATCATGTCGCTTACAGTGTCTTTTCTGTTTCTCCAATTCAATGGAGCAATGCTGGCTTTGACAGTTTCAAGTTCTGCATTCCAATCGCCCTCAAAGCGACCAGCTGCAAATGAGTATTGACCCATTTTGTCTAGTAGATCATTGTTGAAATGATAGTTACTCTTAGCTTGGCCGTATGCCCAGTTGCTAGAGAAAGATGATTTATCGATTGTCATCAGGAATTCCTTTTGTTAACGAGTGTATTTACTCGGTTTTTTACTTTTCGTAAAGTTCAGACTTTAAAACACTATTCAATCCAAGTGCTTGTTGATTAAACTTCACTAGGTTTTTCAACGCAGGTTTTGTGACAAATGTCATTAGTGTATCTCTATGTGCATTACCAGCGTCGCCAATTACCCAATCATACTGCCCTACCTTGCTCTCAATCACTGCCATGCTTTCTGGATCGTTGACCATGGCTGTGAGTGCATCAACCAGCTCTTGACGGTTTGGATTGCCTGTGTTTATCCATATTGCTTTCTGTAGTCCGTCACGGAAGCTTTTAACCAGTTTATAAGCATCGTATAGTTCACCACTCGGCGCAACTCCCCAACGCTGTTTGAATAAAATTTCAAACTGCATGCCTGGGTAGTTTGGGTCATCTGCGTGACTACCATCGGTTTGTAGAATGCCATGATGGAACCAAACTTCTGCATCACCAGAATCAATCAATGGCTGTACTGAACTCTTGAATTTTGCTGGATTTTCACGAGTACCGTTCAGCTCGCCACGCTGGAATGCAAGGCGTCTTTCTCCGCCACTCATACCTGGCACCCAGTTAACGTTATCCTTGAAACATGCCACGTATTCATCTACAGACTTCTCCGGGCCACAAAGCAACATAGTCATAGCAAATGCTTCCGGTACCATGCCCGAACCAGCTGCAAATCTTGGATTGCTCATGTCATCGCCGGCTGTTTTACCAGCAATAATGTTCAAGTTCATCAAGCCGATTGATTCATAATCTGCATAGTTGTAGTCAACCTGCTCCTGAAGAAAGCTCACACCGTTGCCGCCGTGTGTAACCACAATGGTTTTATCATCGAAGCGGTACTCATTGTGCCAAGCATTAATACCCGGAATGTCACGTGCGCCTGGAATCAATTTCAGTGTGATTTCCTTGCCAAGATGTTTCTCTAACTGTTGTGTTACAATTTCTGTCCAAACAGTTGTTCCACCGCCTGGCTTTTGTGGAACAACAATGGTGTACTCGGCTATTGCCGTCGTCGAAATTGACGCTGCTAGTGCCGCAGTGGCAAATAGTTTTTTGATCATATTATTTCCTCATGTGTAATCAAGTTTGTTCTGATTAAAGAACACACCCCAGACAAACATTGCAAAAGCACATGCTATCAGGGTCAAAAACAGTGGACGGTCTAACAACATATCCACGGTATATAAGTTGCTCATTTGCAGGCTAAGTGCTTCTATTCTTTCTGCAAGAATAAATGCAATCAGCATACTAGGACGACTGAACTTGTAATACTTGGCAAATATACCAAGCGCACTACAGATTACAAACACAGCATAATCTTCCCAGCCGCCGGTGTACTGAACACAAGACCACACCACAAACGCCAGCAATGCTGGTGTGTAAATCCAGTATGGCAAGTATGTGATCTTGGCTATATGTCTAGTGAACATCAAACAAATTGCACATACCAACACTGTGGCGGCCATGAATCCTATAAACATGCTGTCAAAAAACTTGGTGTCGCTAGCTAGCGCAGGCGTGCCCAGTTCAAAATCTAGATACATAAACAACCCCATTACAATGGCAGCAAAACTGGCACCTGGAATGCCAAACAGCACAGTGGGAATCATTGAAGTTGCTTTTTGTGCATTGTTGGATCCTTCTGGTCCAATTACTCCTTTGATGTTGCCTTTGCCAAATGGCACTGATTCATTTTTGTTTGCTGCTGTGGTTGCACCATAGGCCATCCAATCACTCATTGCTCCACCAAGCCCGGGCAACAGTCCAATGAATGCACCAATTACTCCACCACGCAGTCCGTCCCAGCAATTCGTCCAAACAGCACGTATACCTTGTACGGTTTGTCCACGTTGCCCTTCTCGAGAAATTTCAGCAGTTTGTTTTCTGTTGACCAGTCCATCTACAATTTCTGGAACTGCAAACAGTCCTGCTACAAACGGCATCAGCTGCACACCGTCGCCTAGGTAGTCCCAGCCAAATGTGAATCTATCTGCGGCTGTGTTTGGATCCAGACCTATTAGGCCCACAAAGCACCCAACTAGGATAGCCAGTATGCTGCGTAACCAATATTTGCTGCTCACAAAACCCACAGTGGTTAATGCAAGAAAAACAAATGCCCACAGCTCGGGAATACCAAACACCATGATCAACTGACTGTACCAAGGCAACAGTGCAAAGGTCAGTGTGCCCCAGATTAATCCGTTTGCTGTGCTTGTTACAACTGCGGCTGTGAGTGCATATGTTGCTCGTCCTTGCAGTGCCAATGGAAATCCATCTACCATTGTAGCAGCCGCGCTGTTGGCGCCAGGTATACCCAACAATACACCACTGAAACTGTCGCCTGTGGTACTAGCAGCAACAACTGCCATAGTGAATATCACACCCAGGTAAGGATCAAAACTCATGAACCATCCGATAAATCCAAACAGTGCTACCAGTCCAGTAGTAGCGCCGGCACTGGGTATAATGCCAATGATTAACCCGTAAACGGTACCTGCTAGTACTGCGGCGACTATTTCTATCATGCTAGATAAACTTCTATATTTGCTTTATCATAATCTTGAGCATACTCCTTGGGCGGTAGGTGTATGCCCAGTGCCTGGCAAAGTTCGTGATTGTTGTGTACCTGGGTTGCAGGATTTCCCTGCAAGAATTGTCTTGCATCGGTGTTTTGCTGATCAATCTGCTTGGCCATGTGTTTTAAATCAACATAGTATTCTGCATAGTCAGGATATGTAATATCAAAGTGTCCACAGCGCACCCACCAACCCAGGCATGCGTCTGAATCTCGCAGTACCACAATCCTTGGATCATCTGGAAACTCTTCTTTGAGATAATTCAACTGATGACAGAACACATGACTTTTTATAATTTTAGTGCCCTTGGCTTTTCTAAATGGACGTTGGAATTCTTTTTCTGCAATTTCTGGCGGTGTTCTGCTTAACCGATCAAACTTGTTTCCGAACTCCATGCCCGGATCCCAGTAAGCGCCAAGGTGCATAAGCTGATATTTGCCGCTGGCATCATGCCAATAGGTTCTGTCTTCTGTATAGTCACTTTGATCCAAGCTTGGACTCCAGTAAATGTTTTTAACCACTGAACTCCACTTACTACCCGGTGCTCCAGCTACAAAAATATACTTCATGTATTTCCTTTTAGATAATTATATTATATTGCAAAAAATTGCTTGGTATTTACATTTTTTTGCTCGAAAAGGAAATTTTTTAATGAACACTAAAATTTTTGCACTGGTTACTGAAAAAATCAACGAAGCGTTTCATTTAGATCGCTTTGAATCAGTGAGAAACAGCATAGATAAACACACTGTGCTCAACAGCCTACCGTGGACTCCGGCAAGGCAACGCAAGTTTATACAAGCTATTGAGCAGGAAGCGTGGTTTGAAATTGATCTAGATAAAACCATTGAAGATGCTGTAGCAGATCTCGACAGAAAATACAGCCATAGATTTTTTCAAGAAATGTGGAGACCAAGAACTGACGATTACAATTATACGGGTTGGAGCTTGGTTAAAGAAATCAACGAGCTAGAGCCAGAGGCAGTATTGGATGTTGGCTGTGGCTACCATCCATTTAAAGAACGAGTTCAGAACATTGTGGGCATTGATCCTTACAACGACAATGCTGATTACATGGTTGATGTACTAGAGTACACAGTGTTAAAAGAAACATATGATGTGGTCATTGCACTAGGCAGTATTAACTTTAACAGCAGAGATGAGATCGAAGCTCGTTTTTCTCATTGTGTAGATCTGTTAAAAACAGGTGGCTCATTCTATCTAAGAGCCAACCCAGGGATCTCACATAAAAACGGCCCTTATGTCGATATTTTTCCTTGGAGTTTTGAAGTTGCACAAGAACTGGCATTAAAGTACAATCTAGACTTGCTTACGTTCAAGCGTGACTCAAACAACAGACTGTTTTTCAGCTATCGCAAAATTTAGATACCTGCGATGTTTTGCATGTCCTTGAGATCTTTATCAACCACTTGCTTGGCTTCTATGTCAAGTCCAGCAGTGGTTTTCATTGCATCGAGATCACTATCAAAGGCTTGCTCTTCTCGACGGTAGGTTGCAGGACTCAGTGGCACCTGTCTGCTGAGTTCGTCTTGACTCCATGGTTGACTGTTTTTCTTGTATTCAAACTTCCAATCAGCTAGATCAAGATCAGTTAGAGTTTCTAAATCATTCAACAGTCTTTCTACATGCTCTGGCACATTGGTTCTGCGCTTGAGTTCAACAAAAACAAGAAATCTATTTGGCTTGATTTCTCCGGGTGAACGATCAGCATCCATCACAAAGTCGTAGCCTTTTTCAAACCAATTCACTAGATCGTCGGCGGCCTGTTCGTCTTTAACCATGAACCCTAGAGTAACAATGTCATCATCGTCGCCCATTTTACTTTCGTATTTGTCAATACTGACAGTGTTGTCAAGCATGCCCTCGAGGTCTTTGTAATCCAGGCTCATAGTTGTGTCTCTTCTGTGTCTTGGTACTGTTCTTGATCGAGATCCTCTGCGTAACTGTCTTCAATTTCGCTGAGGTCAATGATTTCGTCTTCTAGCTCAATGCTGCCTTTTTGTATGTCGGTCATGAGACTCTTGGGCAGTGTGATTTCTACTAACCACACAGGTTTTTTTATCAATTTAGGCTTGTGTGTTCCCGGGCGAAAGTCACTGGGATCTGTGACTTTGATAGGCACAGTGATTGTGGTTTTTTTATATTTTACTTCTGCATCAAACGGCAACAATCTAGCAGCGCCTCTAGGATCTGGCATGTTTTTTATTGGATACATCCAGGTAGCACTCACCTTATAGCGCGAAATGTCTGGACCGTCAACCAGTTCACCTAGTGCCCAATTACGAAAAGCATAGATGTCTAGCTGATCGAGTACACGTTCATAATCCATGAGCGTAGCCAGCGTTCCTTCGCTAAAGTATACATTTTTTATAAGTTCGGCTACCTGCCAATAATCAGTGTCGCCTTTGAAGATATCTTCTTTCATACAACTATTTAGTTTATAAATAGACATTATGAATATACTGGTTTCCGGTCCTGGCGGAGTACGCACAGATTTTGTTCAACAATATCTCATAAGAATGTTAAATCCAGATGTCCAGCAATCTTGGAACATTGATTCGTACACAGGCAGGACTATACAAAATAAAAATCCTGGAAATTATCCAGGGAAATATCAGGTGTACAAGGAACACTCGGGACTAAAAAGAATTTCTGAATTTCAGTGGGTGCTGTCACGACGTGAGGATATGCTTGACGACTACGATAAAGCTATTTACATTTTACATGACCACACAGACATCGAGCAATGTGTTAAAAGAGCCTGGGAACATATTGTAAAATCATTTATGTTTAATTCGGCAGAAAAGTTAACTGTGCAAGAAATGTGTAAAAAAATTGAGCATGAATGCGAAGTTTCTTTACACGGTAACAACGGCGTTACAATATCGGGTGCAAGTACAGTAACATTAGCTGACATGCTCAACGACAATGGCTGGCAAATTCTACAAAATGTGTTAGGTATGAATTTTCCTGAACATGCAAAACATATCTGGCAGGTTGCATTAAGCCGAAGTCACAGTCCCGACGAAGTTTATTACCGTGGCAAACTTTTTACCAAGAACCACGTTCGAAGCAGAGTGAACTACCATCATGCAAAAAGGCAAGAATTTTACCAAAATAAAAATTGACTTTGTTGCCGGCAGCCATGGTAATTTCCTGGAAAGAATTATTTCGAGATTCGTGCTCAACGACCCAGTATATGCCGATGACAACTGGTTTACAAACAATGGCAACAGCCATGGGACCTGGCATTCTGATTTTAATAACAGACCTGTGCAGGCCTGGCATTGGAGCGGGAAAAAACTAAGTTATAATCCAGGGGAACAGGTAATACGTATTGTTGTGCCTAGTAAATTATATCCGCTGGTATTGATAAATCATTATGCACGAACAAACGGTAATAATATCAACCTCGGAGAGTTAGCTCAAGATACCGAATCACAACTACTAGCCTGCGAGCAAGGTAGACAACTGTTAGCCAGTTTACAGGCCGACATTGGCAACAAGTCTGTGTACACAGTTCAAGAACTTGAAAGTTTGTTTATACATAAGATCACACAGTTTTCACATGATTGGCAACCGTGCAATAATTCATGTTACGACTTTGCTTTTGAAAATTTTTTCTGCTATGATACTTTTATCGCCGAGTTAAACAGTGTAGCGTGTTTTCTTAGCAAGACGTTTGAACCAACAGACAGCCTGGAGCAAATTTACACAGAGTTTTTGGAAAAGAATCAAGGTTACCGTTCATGGGTTCGAGTACAAGAAAACAGCAACCTTGATTGGTTTGAACAATTATGGAAACAACTGTTAGAGAGCGGTCAACTCAATTAGCGTAGCACTGAGATTGATCTCCGGATCTGCAACAAGGCTGTGATTTACTAGCCCGTTGCGAATAATCACGATAGCTTGATCTTGGATTTCCTCATCTGTACTCCACAGATCCAAATTGTCATACAACCAACGATATGCATCATCCATTTCTTCAGGACGTACACTGCTACACATCACAGTTCTAGCCTGTTTGATATCGCCACTCTTGAACAAGTTAACAGCCTGCAGTTTCCAATCATTTGCTGCTGACACATCTTCCGCTGGGTCTTTCAATGCACCGTCTGTACTGTTCTGTTGCAGTGTATTCAAGCATTTACGCAGATCTGGATAGGTTGCTTTAACATAGCTGTCGAGAATGTCCAATTCAAACTCTACACCTTCTTCTACTAGCACAGTAGCGGCACGAGCTGTAAACTCCACTTGATCAATTTTGTCAATGTGGAATCCTTGACAGCGACTGTGTAATGCAGGGATAATCTTGTTCGGATAGTTACAGGTTAGTATAAATCGTGCACTGGCATGATAGGTTTCCATTACACCGCGCAGTGCTGCCTGCCCATTGGGCGAAATATAATCAGCCTCGTCTAGTAGCACAACTTTAAAATCACCAAACGGCAATGTGCTAACAAAGCCAGTGATCTTGTCACGAATAGTATCAACACTGTTCTCACGACTGGCGTTGATCTCTAGCACATCATATTCACTGACTTCAAGTTGATTGATTAATATTCTAGCAAGTGTAGTTTTACCTACTCCTGCTGCACCAGAAAAAAGCAAATGCGGAACAGTGCCTTCCTTGACCCAATTGTTAACCTGTGTTCGCTGTGCTTCGTCGCGAAACACATAACCATCAACAGTACTTGGTCTGTATTTTTCAACCCAAAGATTATTCATGCTCTTGCGGTACCCTCACAGTTTGTTTTGTGTATTTGTTATGTAGAATCAAGCCGAATGCGTACACACTTACTAATAACCAGCCGTCTTCTCTGTTGTAATCATTTATATTCATTACCAAAATCCTAGTGTGCGTCCATTTCCTGCTATTATAGCACAACAGGTTACAACATGCAAGAGCACCCATCCAGTTCGGATAATTGCAACATGATCTGCCTTGTTACTATCATCATAGGCTTTCTGGCCAATGGCCTTGCACCAATATTCCCAGGCTGTTTTCATAGTGGATTATATTATGTCTTGTTCAAGATCGTAGCGGCCTTCGATAAACCACTCTCGGGGAACAGCCCACTCCGGGGCATCGCTAAAGTCATAGTCGCATACCTCCTGTGGAACAGTGTTCTCAGGATCCGCACTAGACTGATTGTTATTGTCCAGCACCGAAATCTTCTGGGCGATGTTGAACACCAGGGCTGGTATCAATTTCATCTGCATTTATAGAATCAATGTAACCGGTAGGGTCTTCATCACTGACCAACAGTATACACTCTGGATCTACTTTTCTCAAGGTTTGTGTATCACCTTCGCTGTTGATAAACTCAAAACCGCGAGTCCAGCGACCGTGTTCTACCAATATCCATTGCCCTGCTTTTACATCAGTTTGATCAGGTCCTACAGTGTACACCAGTCCCCAGCGTGGGCGTAGTCCTCTTTGAGTGCCATCGTCTCCTAGTATGAAAATACCGCCTGCACTTAGTCTTGCTTCAAAATTCATATCAACAACCAGTACATCATCATGCAATGCACGAATTGATTTAAAGCCTTCTAGTGGGCGTAGGTACTTTTGTGATCCGCCTGCATCCAGTTTCATTTATTCTCCTTACAGTCTCATGTTTTTCTTTTTCTTGCCAGGTGGCGTGGTTTTAGTTTGTGTGACCTTGCGACTTTTTGCAATTGCTGCCGCTAGCCCAGATGGTTTGTCTTCTTGCTGGTCCGTGGATTCAGTTTCTTCTACCTCTTCCATCATTTCCTCGGCTGCCTGTTCCACAATAGATTCAGTTTCAGATGGCTTCTCTGAGACTTGTTCCTGTATCGTAGGTTCTACTACGGTTACAGGTGTTTGCTCGTCTGCTGATTCAGTATCATCAACAGTTTTTGCTTTTGCGGCTCTGGCTTCGGCTTTGGTTGCAAACACAGGCTCATCAACAACGTTGGTTTGTTTGCTGTAGTGTTTTGCTACATTTTTGTTTCGAGGCACTACTGTTTTATTGTTGCTGTCGATAATGTCACCGCGAGCATTCACTGGCATGTTGCCAACAGCACGGACATCTTCATTCTTTAACATCACATCGCCTAGGTCAATTTTTTTGCCTCTAGCAGATGTATAAATTCGTCTATTCATTGTATTCCCTCTTCTGCGTGGGTATTTAACGTAGAAATTCTTCCACTGGTAATTCATAGTACAAGCTGTTTACCTGGTGTATACCAATTAGATATAACACAAAACTGCTTACACTACTGCCGCGGCCTACGCCCCAAATGATATTGTTATCTTTCATGGTATCAACTAGATAAACGCAATAACACAGCAGATCAAACAAATCACGTTCTTGATACAGCAATAGTTCATGCCCGGCACGTTGCAGTTCAGCTTCGCCGTTGCATAATCCAAGCACGTGTTCTGCAATATCCATATTTTTGTATTCATCGGGCATGTGCCAATTTGCTTGATTTTTTTCATCAAACTCGTCGACTGTGTTATAACTGCCGGCAGTTTGTAAGTTACAGTCTTCTAACTGCAAAGCAATACTGTTGATATCCACAGATGAATCCACTAACACAGTGCGCTGAAACAGTTCTAGATTGTCGCTCATTATTGCATTGATCAGATCTTGATCAGTGGCAATCAGTTGCCCTACATTATCTCGTATCATGAAATGTCGATTTTGTCCGAAAAGTCTTGATCAGGTTTTTGACTTGCTTGTGTGCGTTTTTTGTATTCAGTTTGATAGCTTTCTAGTGCCATGTAGATTTGATTAATCAAGTGTTCATTGCCCGAACTAATAGCAAAGGTCATTTTGCTATTAAGCTCGGCGATTTTTTCATGAAGTTGATCCAGTGAAAGATCATCTAAGTTGCCAATTAGTGGATGTTGCATACAAGTATACTAACAGAAAGAAAGCAACAATGCAACCTTAAGAGAAGGTTGCACCGTTATTGCCCACAGCAAACCATTTGCTGCTGGTGTAGATCAGTGTGCAGGCTTCGCCGTTGTTGCTGAACAGGATTTCGCCACTGCCGCCCCAACCGCTTTCGCCTACTGTATCCAGTGTGCATGTTACGTTACCACTTGATACATCGTTGGCAATCAATGTTTTGTACTGTCCCTCGACACCAGTGCCCAGTGTTACTGCTGTATTAGCACTGGTAGTAAACACATCTACACTGGTACTTAAACTGAGACTTTCATCACCGGTAACATCGCCCTTGGTGTTTTTATCAAGATACAATCCACCTACTGCTATACTGCCTGCAATACCGGCACCGCCGGCTGTGACTATACTGCCAGTGCTGGTACTGGTTGCAGCGGTATTCGCTGTAACATCTACACCGCCGGCAAATGTGGCAGTGTCTTGAAACACACCTCTTGGGCGAGTGAGTTCATTGACAAACACAGTGTCGCCGCCGTCAGTGGTATAAAATTCAAATTCATATGTGCCTGTTTCCGCAAACGTAATAGTTTGCCCCGATACACCTTGCAAACTGCTTAAGCTCTTGGCAGCATCGCCATTGCCAACTGGACTAGCAAATGTCAATGTGTATGCAGTGTCTGTGATTTTAATTTGCAGAATAATAAACCCTGCACTGTTCAATGTGCTTCCTGGGAATGTACTTCCAAAATCAATTGTGGTGCTAGCACCTAGTGTAGCACTTTGGTAATGTCCTAGTCCGTAGTTAACGTTTACAGTGCCGCTAACAGTGCCTAGATCCACGTGTGTTAGTCGTGTATCCTGTAGTTTGGCACTGGAAATAACCACGCCGCCCATGTTGTTGTTTACACTGCTGGTACCGGTGAGAGCACTTTTCAGTACAACTTTGGCCTGCAGATCAGTGAGTTCGTCAGCTGCTCGCTCGAAGTTGTTTTTGATATTGGTAAAGTTGTCTCTGAACCCTTGTGAATCGTTGTCTTGTCCGGCAATCGGATAAGTGCCATCGATATCAGCCGGTACAATTGAACTAGTCATAAATTGTCATCCTTTCTAATCTGTATAGATTTATTTATCTGCTTTTTTCACTATTGTAAAATAGTAACCTTAGGATAAATCACGTACTTGTCGAATTCATCGCTGGCATTGTATTGATCCACAGGCGATACAAATCTCATTGCTCCACTGTCAAACACTGTTTCGTCGCCACTGTTTCTGTCGAATGTAGTCATACCGGTGCTGGGTTGCCAATTACCTGTTCGAGGCGCCAGGTCTGTGGTTATTCGTATACTATCTACAGTGGGTTCTGTACTGTCTACAGTATCGCCAGGAATGTCAACTGTGGGATTCCAATTATTGGTTAATCGTTTGTTAATATCATATCGATCAATTTCAAAGTCAACAAAGTTAAACCCTTCTGGATATGCTTGCTCAATGTCATATTTTACTCTGCCACTTTTACCCGATACAGTATACGCTATTACCCATGCTCTTGTAAATCCCAGTATTCGTCCGTCTGCCTGTTTGCTGGTCATCCACTGAGGCAGTGCAGGGGTCACTCGGCCAATCTGATCGATTATCTGTTCTCTCATGTTAAACAAACTGTTAGGATACACTGTGGTTATGTCTGTACCATCGACTTCTACAGGCTGTTGTAGTACGACGCTTTTACTGACGCTTTGATTTTCTGAGTTTACGAGATTATCTACAACCTCGCTGTATACAACTTCGTATACCACGTTATCATTTTCGTCAACAGCTTGAGCGGTTTTCAGCGGGCCAAGTGTAATGTCACGTTCATAGTGATTAAAATCCATGGCTTGTACATAAGAACTTATAGCGCCAGCCTTGAGTCCGTATGCATGATCATAAACAACATCTGTTGCCACTCCGTAATTTGGGTCGTCCTTGCGATAGATGAACTCTGGTTGAAAAATAGAACTGTCTGATAAAAACTCATATATTGCTTGTCTGTCTTCTTTTGGGGGCAATGCTTTGATATACAAACTCTCGTAAGGTTCAGTGTACTCTCTAATTACCTGTATGTTAAAAGTCTTGAATACACTGATACCGCCGGTGGTTTCGCTAACAAAGCTGTTTGCTGTAGCTGTTGCACCAGCGCCACTGTTGTCGGTAAATGATATCACGTTGTCCACATTGGCTGTTAAGTTAGCAGTCAGCGTTACGGTGCTTCCTGAAATCGTGTCTACATTACTGCCCGACGCAATTCCGTTACCAGTGACAGATAAGCCCGAGACCAGTCCTGCAATTGTAGCAGCAGTGCCGTCGGGGTTAACTAAATTAACAAAGTCATCGCCTATGTTGCCCGTTGCTAATGTATTTGCTGTAAAGTTGTTTATTACTACATTTGGATTTTGTGTGTAACCTGCACCTGGATTACCAAGTTGAATAGCAGTGACAGCACCGTTGCCTAGAGTTGCTGTAGCTGTTGCGCCTGTTCCTGTCCCGGTGATAATTACACCCGGCACGTTTCCGTAGTTTGCACCGGGCTGTGTTATTATAATATTTGCTACACCTCCGCTTTCGTTTACTACTGCAACAGCATCTGCATCCACTGTGGTTTCGGATTCAATTCCAGTGCGGACAATTGTTACACCAGTTGTTCCGGATTCGTATCCTGTGCCAGGTGAATCAACAGAAATATCCACAACAACACCATCACTGAGTGTTACAGCACCAGCTGTTGCAGGGATAGCATTACTGCCCTGTGGCTCTGGTGTAAAACTCACGGTAGGCGGTGTTAAATAGTTTTCGCCAACAGTTGACACATTGATAGCAGTTAAACTTCTAAACTCTGTAATACTGCTGTTGTTGAAAGCATTCACTGTGAACTCAAAATTCAAGTCAAACGTGGTTTCGTCAATTTCCCTGCGAGTTTCCAGTTCTCTGTCAAATGTGGTTGTGCCTCTATCTAAACTGAAAGTGTTAAATGTGGTAGTTCCTACAATTTCGCCGCTGGTGAGTAATCTCAGGCCTTGTGGCAGGCGATTGTATTGCCCTGCTCCTAGCGGATATTCGCCGCTTTTTAGTCTGTAGCTGAGATCTACGCCACTGCGTGTTTCTGCTTCTATCTTGAATTGACTCTGTGTGCCGGCTACAATGTTGCCTAAAAATTCCGGGCTTAGCCATGTGACTTCAGTTTCAATATCGCCAATAACAGTCATTGTAAAGAAATAGTATTCACTGCTGATAACTGGGTTGTCACGTTTTCTTACCTGCACTGCAAATCTATAGGTAATTTCTGTGATGCTTTGATCTGGCAGATAGCCAGTCAGCCAGCCAGTGTCACTGTTTATACTGAGACCAGGTGGTAAACTCAGACCTGATCGGTCGAATTGGCTGCCATCTCGGTCAAATCCGCCTTCGATGTCTACTCCGGCGCCTGGGCTGTAAAGGAATACAACAAATCCATCTACATCAAGATTGAGATTTTTATCCAGTGTAATTGTATCTCCGGATACACTTATAATTCTAGCATCTGCTGGAACACCCAATACCCTAGGAGTCATTCCAATACGCAATTCATCCACACTGTCTGGCAAACTGCTGTCTACTAGACTGGTTATTTCTAAAGTATCGTTACCTGCAGTGCCTGTGCATTCTAGATCAACTCTGACTCCGGTAAATGGCGTGGCATCATAGCCTACACCACTTCCTAAACTGAGCACATATTCTATAGCATCGCCGTCTAGATCAATGCCGTTAAATTTAAAAGCAAAGAAATTGTCGTGTCGATAAGTGCCAAGATCAGTTTCAGTGTTCAGCAACAGCGGAGTTCTCACTGTGCTTGTGTCACCGCGGATAAAACTGTTGTCGCCCGTGATTTCGTTGTTGTCGCCGGCTAAGCTGTCTGTGCTGTAAACAAAAATGCTGAAATCCCGCAGTATAGTGTCCTTGCCGTCGCTGATGCCCAAGGTAAATTCGTAGTTTTTGCTTATGCTTCTTGTGGTAAAGTCAAACGGGTATGCGTCTTTGCCGTCGTTGCCGTCATAGCCTGCTACTGCACCTTCGTTGAGGCTGGTAACTGGTTCAAGAAATCCAGATATTAATCCTGTTTCACTCACAGACAACTGCGGCGGCAGGTCACCGCCTTCGAATGTTACTGTTGGAGTATCGCCTGGATCTCGATCTTGGTATTCCATTTGGAACTCAAACAGTTCGCCGTCTAGTGTTTGTGCTATCTGCCCAGGAGGAGTTATCCACTCCGGTTGATCCTGTCCAGTAACTGTGAGACTGAATGTTCTATCAGCAACTCTATAAGGAACCTCTGTGCCATCGGGCAACAGCCTTTCGGTATACACTCGCACACAAAATTCGCTCACAGTGTCTTCGTCGACATCTGCAGCGACACCCTGTAAACTACTCACTGCCTTGGGCGTGCCTTCAATCAATCCATTGAGCCTACATTGAATACCTTCCGGCAGTTCACCTGCAATCATTTCATAATAGAGAACATCTTTGTTGTCAGGGTCGCTGGGCAGAAACGCCAGCAAAGGCAATTGATAAAAGATACCTTCTTGAATTTTGCCAAGGCTTCCAGATTCTGTGATCCAGACTGGCTGTCCTTCGGGCGGATTTTCATAGTCATATGATGACATTAAAATGTGCTTCCTGCTACTCTGTACCAGATATCAGTAACACCGTCGTAGTTGTCAGTGCAATAGTAAAAATGTGTTGCATCAGCCGCATACATGCCCGCTACATCACCTGTGTTGCCTTTGCTAGTATCAGGCACAGTTGGCTGATAGCGAATGTATAGTTCTTGAAAGTTGTCGTTGGTTTTATCGAAACAGGTTCTCAACGGATCGCCTGTTCCGTCGTTTGCTGATGTTCCGATGTTGATGATTTGCCTTGCCATAAATGACCTCTTTGTTATAGATATTTATGGCAAGACTGAGTGTTAGAACGGAGTTCCGTCTAGGGCAGAACGTTTCCAAATGTTGGCAATACCATCATAATTTGCAGTGCACACATAGATATAATTGGTATCCACAGCTATGTCACCTTGTTGATCGCCTGCAGCACCTACACTGCTTGCAGGTGCGGAACCTTGTACCTGTACGGTGTTAGCAGTTGATCTGTTAACTGCTATTAAATTGCCACCTGTTATGTTGCCCAGTGGTAGATTTAAGGATGCACCGAGTCCAAAATTTAAATCGCCACCAACATCTACGTTGCCAGTGACATCTACATTGCCTGCATTTACATTGCCGGTGACATCTACATTACCACTACTTGTTACAATATCGCCAGCAGTTACTAGATTGCCGCCAGATATGTTGCCAGTGGCTGTAACAATTCCACCTGTAAAGATATTACCGCCGGAAATGTTTCCAGCTGCACCTACTGTGCCGGCAGTTGAAATATTGCCACCACTTATATTGCCTGTGATTGTAGCTGCCGCAGCAAACACTGTGTTAGTAGCCTGTACATTACCGGCTGTGACTTGACCTGTTGCATTAACAGTTCCGCCTGTGTTGATGTTTCCGCCGGTGATATTACCTGTTACTGACGCAGTGCCCGAAGTACTGGTATTCCCTGCACTTATGTTTCCGCTGGCAACCACTGTTACGGTGTTAACAATACCGTTAGTACCGGTGGCAATACTTAGTGTGTTTGTGTCAGGATTAAATGTAAGACCACCATTGTCTACTTGTAGTCCTGTAAATATGTTGCCAGCGCCAGTTAATGCCATAAACGGGATGTTGTAAGTTGCATTTGGATCAGATGTTTCTAGTACATAGACACCAAAGGCTTGACTAGCAGTGCCTGTGAGATTGCCGTTTACATTGCCGGACAACGGTCCTTGAAAACTGTTTGCTGTAACAATGTCTAAATCTGCGTTGCCACTTATGGTAACATTGCCAATTATTTGACCATCTACTGTTAATATATCTGTGACTGTGAGATTACCATAGATTGTGTTTTCTGTTATGGTACTGGCGTCGCCGATGGTTAGATTACCAACTGCTTCCAATGAGCCATCGCTTTGAATGCTATCGGCAGCAGTTACAGTGTTTGCATTTATAGTTGCAATTGTTGCTGTAACACTGTCTATGTTACCAATGATGTTACCTGTATCTGCTTGTATATTACCGGTACCACTGCTGATGTCGCCAAATACTGTAAAGCCCGACAGGCCTGACAATAGCAAATTGCCGCCTACTTCGACATCATTGGTTGCAATTAAATTATTCGTGTTGACATTTCCAGTAACTTCTACATTACCACTGGTTACGAAATTAGCGCCTTCGATGTTGCCTGTTGCATCCACTGTGGCTGCTTCAAGGAATACATTAGCACTGATATTTTCTGCTGTGATGTTGCCCGATGCTGTAACAGTGTCTGCTGTCACAGTGTTTGTAACGCTGATATTATTTGTTGTAGTGGTTTCTGTAACAGTAATGTTTTGCACTGAGGTGTTAGCAAATGACACGTTACCAGAAACAGTTATTGCACCTGCGGTTAGATTACCTGGAGTTTCTAAATTGCCTGCACTTAGATTACCTACAACATCAGCAGTGCCGCTGATATCAATACTGTTAGCATACACTGCAGCAAATCTGTTAGAATTAGATCCAATGTCCAGTATAATATTGCCACTGGGCAGGATGTTTGATGTACTTTGTAACACACCGGTGCCATTGGCACTTAGTACCAGATTAGCATTGGCACTTGTTACAGTAACAGTGGTGTTAGAAATTGAAAGATTACTGGTGATCAACCCAGTGTCATAGATTTCACTAAAGTTGTTGTTGGTTTTGATCATTGCAGTGCGTAGCGGATCACCAGCACCATCGTTGGCTGTGTTGCCAACGTTAATAATTTCACGACTCATTATAATACCTCAGTAAACTATTTAGTCTACCGAAGCATCACACTGCAAAGCTTTCGCCACACCCACAGGTGCTCACGGCCTTGGGATTCTTAACAATAAAAGAGCTGTTAAAAGGCGAGTCTTCAAAGTCAACCACGGCTTCTGATAGGTAGCTGTAGCTGAGTTGGTCTACAACACAAGGGACATCACCTGCATCAAAGGTCCAATCTTGACCATCAATGATTTGATCGTCAAAGGTAAATCCATAACGAAATCCCGAGCAACCTCCGCCTTGGACAAACACTCGAAAACGTAGATTTTCTTCGTCTTGGCTGTCTAGGAGTTCACGCAGTTTGGCCTGAGCTGGTTCTGTTATATTAATCATAGTAATTTAACTTTTTCCTTGTAGATATTTATCTAGGCTTAATGCTACTAGTCCTTGTAATATAATAAATAAGTTTAATGATTATTTCGCCAAAATACAAGTTTATTTTTATAAAAACACAAAAAACAGCAGGATCTAGTATTGAAAAAATATTGTTAGATAAGATATCCGATGATGATAATTTAGTATTTGGCGGAATGGGCACGGAAAATATGCCCCCAGTGAATACTCATAAAAATATTGAACATCATAGTATCTTATTTGTAAAACAACACTTTCCGATAGAATATAATAATTTTTTTAAATTTACAGTCGAACGAAATCCTTGGGATAAAGTAGTAAGCCAGTATTATTGGGCTATGAGTCGTGACCCTAAACGAACAGAAAAAGGTTTTGAAAATTTTGTATTAAATGATAAAAAAATTTCTCATATGGGGGGATGGAGACTGTATACAGAAAATAATGTTCCTCTAGTCAATTATGTTATGCAATACAATCAACTAGAAACAGATTTTGAATTCGTGTTATCCAGAATAGGGTTATCATATAACAATGAACTTAAAACTACAAAACTCAAGACCGGCTTTCGCACAGAAAAAGATTATAGAAATTTATATTCAAACAGTACAAAAGAAAAAGTCGAAAAAGTATACAAAAACACCATAAATTATTTTAACTATTCTTTTTGATTAATTCTGCTTCACTAGGTTGTAAAGTCCAACGTGTAACCGCTGTGATATAATTTTGCTCTACTATAGCGTTGTAATCTTTGATCTCGCAAGGAACATCATCATCCCATACAAAAAATATATCTTTAACAAAGTTATCCCCGTACACAGTTTCTTTGAAATTTACTGGTATTGATCTACAAAAAGCACTTTCAATAAATCTATATGTCCAGCGATTAGGATGCTTTGGCATTGCAGGATGCCCTGGGCAAAGACTGAATTTAGAATTAACCATTGTTTGATAGTATTCAGTGTCAAATCCATATTTTACTTTGGGATTTCTACCATTGCTAGAATGACTGATTTTACTGTTCAAGATATGATATTTTTCTAGTATTTCTTTTCTACCTTTTCCGTCCGTTAAGGAACCCACAAATCCATAATCATACAGTTTATCTTGATTAAGAGTTGAAATTTTTTCCAAGTATTCCTGTGGATATTTGATACCTAGTTCAATAGAGTTCACGGTATTTTTACCATTTTTGTGATCTATCTGTATCTCAGCATCAACAATATCGTATTCTTTGAGTGCTTGCCGTAGCAAATATTCTTGTAAAAGCATTGTATTCCTGTTTAGTTTCTACGCATTTTAGATATGCTTTCTGCTTCTTCGTCTGAGATAACAGGCACTGCGTTTGATTTGTGCATTGTAGCAATTCCTTTGACCAGTGTACCTGTGTACTCCTTGCGCTGCGGCATGGCCGCAAATCCCTTGCCACTGTCATGACTTTTGTATTGGCGATTGCGGCTGGTATCTGGTAGTTTGTACTCAAATGTTTTTACTTCTGTGGCCATTTGCCGATCTGCTCGTGCTACAGTGTCTAATTTACCATGCAGTTTCTGAACATAGCTGTCAAAATCTAACTGTTCGCTGTGGCGTCCTTGCTGCTTCATTTTTTTATTGTACAGTCGTAACTCTTCTTGTAGTTTTTTGCGCTTGGTTTTTGTAAGCTTCGGCGCAGTTGGCTTGCGTGTTTGCAGGGTACTTAATCCCTGTGCTAGATGCATGGTCATACACTAGTCCTTTAAGGTATTGTAAGTTTTGAGTTTGTTGTTGATTTCTGCTTCAAGAGCACGATACTGATCGCCTAGAGACTTTAATTCCTGCCAGTCATCTTCTAGCTCTGGATTTTCTTCAATGATTGCCAGTCTTTGCTCCAGTCGTTCAAGAGTTTGTAACACACTCTTGCCATTGATTTCTAAATCAGCGTCCGGGCCAGTTAGTCTTTGCACATTGCTTGAAGATAGCCAATCGTCGCTGAGACTGATTGTTAAGCTGTCGGCATCAAACATGCCAAGATCAATAGTGTCGTCAGGAACAGTCACCGTAGCAAAATCACTGTGATCAAGATCGAATGTCATGTTGCTTAGATCTATATTGTTCATTGGTTACCCCCAAGCTTTAATACTACTAGAGATACTGGCTTGTGTCAATCTCAAAAACGTTTTCTATCTTGCTTTGTCTGCGCACATCCACTGTCAGACAGTGAAGTCCGCCATCCCAAAATGTTCTTGCTCTAAATGGCACACTGTGTGCAGTGATTCCTAATTCTTCAAAGCGTCTAAATACTGCATCGTTTTCACCTAAAATAAGAATATTTTTCTCATCAACAACCAATGCATTTACTTCAAAGTATGTTTCTTGTGGTTCACCTACCCAGTCATGCGCAAACTGCACAATGTGTTTATTAAAGGACATTGGCATGTCAACACCTTTAAGCCACCAGCGTCCATTTCCATATACTTGCCTAGTGTCTATTTTCCCGTTGTTGTTGTGTCGAGCAAATTCTGGCTCGCCGTGAATTGCAATGCACTCCCAACCTGGAAAATATGTTTCGTAATCGTCGAAATAGTGAGAAGTTAATAGCAGTCCCGGGCGCACAGTGTGAAAACAGCCATCTATATGGCCGCCATTGTCCACAATGTGGAACTTGTAGTCAGGAAACAATGTTTGTAGATCCGTCGTTGCTTGTGCTTTTTTATCATCGGGCAACGAAGGATTATCCCAGAGAATAGTGTCTCCGTATCTAACAACATTGGCTCCGTTAAACCCGCGGTGCCAGTTGATCATTTCTTTGCCGCTTACGCTGCGTTCCAAGTCATGACTGTTAACACAACTGAGGCCGTATTCTTGATAAAGGTAATGCCACGGCGATTCCGGTATTTCGAACGTTCTAGGGTTACCAATTACTAACTGATTGCCGATTACCACGCAGTAGTCTCTGGGCGTAATGTCAGGCTTTTTAAGAGTTTCAGTGTCTGGCGCAAGATGATTCTCAATTTTTTCATAGTTTGGCCTACGCACTTGAACACCAAATTCTTGCAATTTGTTTTCAATTATTGCGAGATCTGCACGAGTTATCTCACTGAGTCGACAGAACGTGTCTTCGATTTCGTCTGGCAAGTGACTGTACCAAGAGTCTGGATACACATCGCCCAGCATCACTTCTTCCAACCGACTCCAGCTATTGTGACTGTTTACTGTTGGGTAATTGCTCATGCTACCACCATCCGATGGCTCTTCCAAAGCCAAACGTGTTTATTATACTAAAATAAAAAGTCAACAGCATTACCCAGGCTGCGCCGCGTCGATAACTTGCAACACACTGTGTCACTGCTCCAACAAAGAAAGCAGGATACACAACCATCATATTGGGTGCATTTGCATTTATTGCAAGAGTTAAACTGGCTACTACAGTGAAAACAAAACTGATAAATTCAAGGTAGAAAGCCAATCGATCGGTGCGATAGCCTTCCGTCCACACAGATAAAAAAGATTGCATTAGTGTATTGTTGTATTGCCTGTGTCTTGCGAAACTGCTGTCATAATCAGCTGTTCCGTGTTTTCTAACCCATCTAAGATAGGCACATCAACAGAATCATAAGGTTCGGCTATTTCTGGCTCGACACCGAGAATGCGCATCAAGCCACCAATGTTCACTTGATCATAGCCGTGCACCAGCAATACACTTAACACATCAAGTATGGTATTATGTATGCCTTCGTCTTCTGTTTCTTCGTCCATGTCCATACTTATGCCAACGCTGCCACTTTACTAGAAACCTGTTTGTAAGCATTTTTCTTGGCAATGGCAATTTTTTCATCCAGTTTGATGTCAATAGCCATGGCACTGTCTGAATCCTGGAAGTCAGGCAGATTCTTGATATACTGCAAAGCCTGTAGTTTGCTCATTGGTTCTGGCAGTTCTACTAGCTTGATATCTTTGCACCCAGCTTTGTTTAGGATTTTAATCCTATTGTAAAAGTCGTTAGCAAAGCGTGTTTTTACAATGCCATTTTGACGTGCTGTACCTGCTACAGTGTATGTGCGTTCACTCATGATTATCCCTCGTTTATGATTACTCGATTTAGTTGAACAATGTCTGGACTATAACGTTTAACAGTAGCACGAGCTGACACTGTGATGTTATTTTCCAAAGGCTTCTTATAGAAGAACATTACAGGCACTTTGTCATTGACAATGCCTTTTACAATATAACTGTCGTATTTTGTACTGTAGGTACTGCTTACAACTGACATATCAAAATCTCTGCGTTGCTTGACTTCGCCTATGCAGTTTTCAGGAACACGACTCAAACAGTGTTCTGTGGCAAGAAACTCTTCATAGCGTTGAATCAAACGGGCCACGTTGGCTACGTCAAACACATCGTCTGTGCCGAACTCGGTTTTACTGATCACACTAGCATCTTTGCTTTCGAACTCATTGAGATTGCTGGCAAGACTTTTGCCTGTGTAGATTCGACTGAGATAAGAGCGAACAGTTTGACCTTGTTTGATTAACCCTGGGTCAAAGTCGCTTTCTTCTTTGAGCGCACTCATGATCAGTGCAGTGTTACTGCGTCGCTGGTGTTTGTCAAGGCTGCCTTCATAAAAACAACGTGTTTTATTATAGTACCCACCGTTGAGTTTGTGTGCCATAACAGCGCCTGCCCAAACTTGTTCTTGCGAAAACATACTGTGTGTCCTTTGTCCTAACTATGCAATTATAGTAGCAAAAAGGATCCGAGTTGTCAATCTTTTTCTATAAAAGAATCAATGGTTTTATCTGGTTCAGGAGGATAAGGAATCTGCTTCCAAACATTGTCCGACATGATGCAAAAAGCGCCAACAAAAGTTTTATTTTGCATATAACTTTCGCCCCAGTCGTCGGGGGAAAGCATGCTGATGAAATCATTGCCGTTGTTGTAAAGATAGTACACTGTGCCGATGGTTGGCTTGAATGCAATGGTTGCATTTATAAGTCTGTCGTTATATTCAGCTTCTTCCATAAGTGTTATATACTCTTGCTCTAGCTCTCGATAGCGTGTGTGAAATCTATGACTGGCTTCTGCTGCAATGCCTTTTTTATATCCGTCTACATCGGGTAAAGTAATAGCAGGGGCACCAACATTAGTACCGTATGCTTTGTCCATTGGATTATCGGCTACATTATCAGGCTTTCTACGTTTCGGTGCAGTCACGAAAACAGTGTCCTAACTAAGTTGAGTGCTACAGCAGTTGCAGGAATAATACTGCCCAGTATAATGGCCTTGTCATTCCAGTAGATACCAACAACTGTCCAACTTATACTGCCCAGTAGATACAACAGTTGCCCGACAATAAAAAGGCCAGCACTGGTAATGAAAATACCGCTCACAGCCGCAACCACTGCTACCCATTTGATATACCAGTCAACGGTTCCTACTGGTGTAGTAGGAGCAAGATTTTCATATTCTGCTTGCAGGGCACTGAGTTCTTCGTTGAGACGTTTTTTCTCTTTTGACAACTCCATAGCCAGCTGAGTGGCTCGTGTGCTAATACGAGGACTGTCTTCGTCAACATGAACATGCTCCTGTTCAATGTCAGGTTTTTCGCTTAATACTTGTTCCATTTTATTCATAGTGCCTCAGTAGGTGTGGCGATATTTAACTCCACAGACAGGTGTAGTATTTGCCAAAAAGTCTGAATCCGTTCTGCTTGCGATTATGATACACTTCCCAGCCTGCTTTGTCAAAATGGCTGGTGTCGTTGGGTCCACGATCCATGCGGAAGTATTTGGCATCTTTCTCGGCAACTTCATTGCCCGCTTCGTCAACGGGCACACTTAACATGTCAATTGTGCCTGTGTGGAACCGTCCTTCTGCTTCGTCGTAATCTTTGACATGTTCTGAGAACGCCCAAATCATTTCGTCTAGGACATAATCCCAACGCTTAAAGAACAGTGCATCTGCGGTGCCATCCATCTTGTACTGTTCTACTTCAAGTTTGCCTGGTCGAAGATTCTCTGGAACATCTTCCGGATCAACATTAGGAGCACCTTGCTTGGTCAGTTTAAGATCAACCAGCATAGGCAACACAATATGTGCCAGTGTGTCGTCGGCATTCCAAGTATCCCAGGAATCAAGTTTTACACTCACACGACGACCTTCCTGCCACGCCATATACCGTTCAGCCAACCAAGAATGTCCTCTACCCAGCCAGGTATCCGCATACCACGATCCGGCATTGTGGACCCACTGTGGACGATCTGGCAATCCGTATTCATCCCAGCTTTCTGCCCAGAAGAAGATCTTTTCAACTAAGTGATGTGGACCAAACCAAGTTGGGTACTTTCTAATTCGTGCTTTCATGCCTTTTTCCTGTTTTTCCGAGCATTGCCAGTCAAATCACCGCCACGTATGTCATCACTGATACTGTTCTGATACCCACGTTCTTTTTGCCTAAGCGTGGTCTTGTCAGTGTCTCGATCTTGCACTATTGCCCGATACACCGCATTAAGTTCTGCTTGTTTCTCGGGTGATTGTCGTTTTCCGAGCTGTTGCAACACAATTTCAAATAGGTTGTACTTATCTCTCAGAGAAAGATTTGCAAGCATGCGTTCTGCTTCGTTGGCTAAATTTTTAACACTCATTTATCTCTCCGATAGAGTTACGTATTGCGTTTAAGAACCATTAAACTTCTAACACTGTTAGCATGACTTTCTTTGAAAAACTGGACACCAAGTCCTGTGTCTGTACTTACCCATCCGTAGTGTTCTTTGATATAAAATCCATGATTGCTCAGCCAGTGAAACCATTCTATTAATGTTTTCTCTTGAGGTAGTGTAATGATATTATTGGTTAAGCTCACGATATGCCTGCAGAGTGATTCCGTTGTCTTTGTCTACAATGTTTAGCTGCTGATACAACTCATCCAAATTGCTTCGCAAATGACCTTCGAGCTCATGCTTTGTTCGGCCTTGTCCAAGAAATTCATCTGTGGCATAATTCCACACATAAAAGACATCCTGTTCCCGTGTAATGTAACCTAGAATTACAAAATTATCTTCGTCCACTGGCTCTAAATCTTCTTGTGGTATACTGGATAGCGAATGTCCTACACGCATGAATGCATACATTATGGCCATGGTTGTCAAAAATTGTAAAAATAGATCCATATTATCTCCAAGTAAGCAAAGCAAGAAGGTTGATTGGGAGTCAACCTTCTTGACGGTGCTCAGTGGGAATTGAGCAGCGGATATGCTTTTTACAGCATACTAGTATTATATGCTAGTTATACTGGTATTGCAACCTTTATGTTGTAAAAATAATAAATGTACTAGAACAATATATAAACCATTCACTTGCGAAACCCTTGTTCTAACAATCTTTCTTTTATTTTCGCGGCTGCTTGTTTGTGACTTTGTATACCAGGATGCGATAAGTCTCTGGCTAGATCAATTGTTTTAAATTTCATTATCCGATCGTCGTAGTTTCCGCGAAAGTAGGTTCCTTCAATATAAAAAGTTTTGTTTTTCCACATGGCTCTGTCAGACCTAATGTATTCCAATGACCTATGTGCCCAATTTAGGACAATTTGATAATCGTTACTGGTTGGATTTGATTTTTTGTAAGTGCCGGCATCCGTTAGGTCGCTGTATCTATCTAGTCCAGTCCAGACATGCACAATAGCTCGAGGAATAGGGTAGTGATCATGTAAAATTGTAGAGTTCCAGCATGTTATATCTACAGCTGCTCCTCCTATGCCCATGTTTACAACTGGAATATTCATTAACGATTCTAATTGTCGGGGCAGACTGTCTTCTTCAGCTACGCCTACTCCTTCGACAGTCGAGCATCCAAACAGCACAATACTGTTTACCCAGTCAACGTCTGAAAATGATTTTTCTCTAAATCCGTTGCTGTTTCTTATGTAAGAGACATCTTTAGTAAAATATATCCAATGCGGACTTGTTTTTTCCATAAGTTTTTTATTATGATTGAACAAATCTTCATTGTCCATCCCAGCCCATTTTGTTTTGTATGGTCTGCCGAGATTTTTATCATTATCATAAATTTTAAACTTATCCATAACACATAATTATTTTGCTAAGGCAATTAACAAATAAATTCCTGCAGCAACAAGTGCACCAGTTCCAACTACTGCACTGGCGATAATTAAAACATTTATCAACACTTTCTTGCGTTTGGCTTTTGCCAATTTCTTTTGTCTAGCTTCTTCGTCGCGAGATTTTTTCATGTCTGATTGAAACTTTAGCCAGTCGTTCCACATGCCGCCGCGGCCTTGATAGATCATCATGTTCTTCAATTCATCTTCTTGTTTCTTGAGTTGTTCAGCGGCCATGAACGCTTGAAGATCACTTTTGTATCCGTGTTCGTGTGCTCGTTTTTGTATTTCGTTTTTTAGTCCGAAGTATTCCGCAACTGCTTCGCCAGCCTCGTAGATTTCTTTGCCGTTCTGAATGCTTTGCTTGATAACATCAAACGCGGCATTAGCGGCTGCTAATTCAGCGATCATTTTTTCTAGCTCCTGTGCGCGGCAACTTAGGTTGCTCTTGTGCACTCAAATATTTTTTCGATTACATATCGTTAAGAGGGTTGTCTAATGCCTCCTGCAACTTTTCGTTAAGATCCTTGTCAAGTTGACGCATGTCTGAATCAATTCTGTCTTCTGTGCTACGCATGGTATCACGAACGTCTTTTTCAGTTTCGCGCATTAGACCTTCAATCTCACGGGTGCTCTGTGCCACATCCTTTCTTACGTCGTTCATTTCGTCACGAATGGTTTCTAGATGTGTTTCAATAGCGTCTTGGCTGTCTTTAACACGGTCTTCGCTGTCCTCTACCTTGTCTTCCATTCTGTTGACCTGTTGTTCGATTCGCAGTATGTCGTCCCGCAGTCCGTTCTTAATGTCGCGAGTGTAGTCAATAGCATCAGCTAGTTTGGTTTCAATAGCAACATTGCGAGCTTCTACTGCTTCAATGTCCATTTTTTCTAGCTTTTCGCTCATTTCTTGAAATGCTTTGTAACTTTCAAATGCGCCATACAGTGTGCCAAGAATAGCTGACACCAGGGCCAAGGCCGCACCTATATTGGTTGGGGTCATTGATATGCCAAAAATCTTCATCTTTGTATTTTTTAGATTTTCTACTTCGTTCTCGAAGTTTTCGATGCTTTCGCCTAGATCTTTGTCAGCCATTCTTCCATTCCTTTGTTATTTTTCTTTAGTGTATAAAGTCCAAGCACCATATGCTATTGCACCATATGCTACTAGACTTGCAATTGGCTTGAACAGCAAAAATGCCAGTCCTGCACCAATGAGAACAGCGCCGTCCCAGGTTGTTCTTTCAAATAGTCTGTCTTTAATCCAACTCATTTTTGTTCTAGCTCCTCTATGCGTTTTTCTAATTCGTCAATTTTTTTGGTAACATATGGATACTTTTTACGCCATGCATCCACGGGTTGTTCAAACCAAGTCCAGCCCCAGCGCTCAACAAGAAAATCCAGCGTTTCATCCAGCTTGGCGTAGCACCATAGCCCTGCTCTTGTGTCTTTAAAGTATGCAAGAAATGCTGCACCAAACACTGAGCCAAGTATTGCTGTATATATCCACAGTGTATCATCAAATAGTCGGTCAATCATTGTTTCGTCCTGTAAATTCAATGTAAGCACCAATGTCGTGATCAGCTACTCCGTCAAACGGTGAACCTGTGCACAATGCTGCCCAGCGTCCTCTCCAGCTGTCTTTGATCTTTTGCCAGGGTGTCAACTTGCGGACATTACCGTAAAAGTTGATGTAGCGCAACGACCCGTGATGTCTATAGCCCATGAACCAAAACGGCACACTGGTTACAATGTCATTGTTGTTTTTGTGTCTATAGTGTGGAACATCTTTCCAGCTGCGTACCCAGGCGCCGTTGCCAACTCGAGGAGAACCGTAGGTGTATACACAGTGCACAGAATCTTTGTATCTGCTGCCGGCTACACTAGCCATTGCACCACCTAGGCTGTGACCACAGATGTAAAACAGTTTGTCTTTGCAGTTTTTTTCAACATGCTTTTCTATATCGCTCCACAGCTTGTCAACTTCATTCTGAAAGCCGTTGTGAACCAACCCGCCGCTTTCGCCGCGATCTGGCCAAGCATTGAGATCAGCTTTAATGTCACTGAGTTCATCTGGTTCTGTTCCTCTAAAACACAACACATACATGTCAGTGTTCCAAACTGCATGACACTGTGCACCATCTTTGTCAAAAAACTTGTGTCCAGTGAATCCTAACTCTTTGAATTTTGCCTTGGCGTCTGCACCATCAAGATAAGCCGTTCCGGCGCACCGGGCCATTAAATGGCAGTGTTTGATATGATCAGTCATCTTTTAACCTTTTTTCATATTCTTCTTTACTAACAACACCTTCATTGAGCAGTTGCTCTCTGTTGGCAAGGTGTTGTGCTCGGATATCATCCTTGCTCTGTCCGTGATAGGGAACGGCAAGATGTTCCTCAATGAGAGTTTCGGTAAGTGTCTTGCCGCTTGGTAGACGGAAGTCTCCCAGGATGCGACCAAACTTGCCTTTCATATCTTCACCACCCTTGTCTTCAGTGGTAATGAGCTTGGCGCCAGACTTCATAAGTTCTTTCACACGAGCCTTAGCAGTTTCGCCAAACAAGTCTTCTACCTTGTCTGACGTGCGGCTTTCTTCTGTGTCAATGCCCATGATACGTACTCGTTCGTCTCTTAGTGTAATACCAAAGCCCAAATCAATGTCCACGTCCACAGTGTCGCCATCGACCACATTAATCACAACGACGTCATATTCATTTTGTGTCATTGTTTCTTGCCTTTGTTAGCGAATGCATCAGCTCCAAAGAATGCAGAAACCAACACTGCAATTGAAGCAAAATAAGTTGGAGCAATGTCAGCAATTAGTTGTGCTGCTGTGTCTAAGCCAAACGCTGAGGTAAGGAAAATACCAATTGGGTACAGCAGAAGACCAAACAGTGAAAACCAGGCCATCTTGCGAATTGCGTCACGCTGTGCGTCTTTGTCTTCGAGTTCTTTGCGTTTAAATTCTAAATGCATATCCATCTCTTCTTTAGAAACGTGTCCGTCTCCGTTGAGATCTGCACCATCAATGGCATCTTTGTCCACTGTTACGGTTGCATTTTCTACAGGTGTTGTAGGTTTGATTGTTTCTTCTGCCATGTATAACTCCTCAATCTAGTTTTGTTTCGGCAACGACTTTTCCGCGTTGAATCAGCCGTATCTTGCCCTGTGCTGGGCGATTTTCTTCTTGTTGTTCTACTTGTTCTGATTGTTTTTCAAAGTATTTTTCTACTTTTTCATGTGCCCATTCTGCTCCGGCAAACCCAAAATAACTGAGTGCGCCTGCAAATATTATTGCTTCCATTATCTGTATTGGCTCCTTACCATCGACTTGTGTTTTGCATCGCTGGCTCCATTGAAAAATCGAGCTGCAGGATTGTCATAGTTTTTCTTGTCCGTGTATATATCCTTTGGCGGGTATAAATCACCGTCTGCCATTTGCGGTTGTTGATATGCTCTAAAGTCGGGATTATATCCCAACAGTGCTACCAGTGCTGATTCATCTGTGCTGCCTGCCATTGCAGCCTGTGCCAGTCTATCTTCTTCTGCGTTGGCTTGTGCAATGCTGGCCTCATTGGCTTCTTCCATACTGTCTTCTTGTTCGTCTTTGATATCTTGTAGTGTGCGTTCTGCAACACTGTTCACAATGTCTCGTATCAAATCCAAATCCAAACTGGCCAGTTCTATGTCTGCCATGTCAGCACCTTGAGTCAACTGCTCTGATGCGCTCAGTGCAGATTCACCTGTGATATCTTCAGTTTGCACTGACCCGCCCATGGCAAGATCCATGCTAGCAGAATCGCCTGAGTTGCTGTCCATTCCTGTGTTGCCCATGTTAGAATCCATTCCTGAGTTGGTGCTGTCTGAACCAAAACTGCTACCGCCAAAGCCGCCACCAAAGTTAGAAGCACCCGCAACACCGTTGGTGTCAAAGCCGCCTGTGGTGCCAGGAGCCCCTGTGCTAGTGCCGGTGTTACTGCTTGTAAGACTCTGTGTGCTACTCTCTGCGGCTATGCTGGTTGCGGCACTGGCTACATCTTCAGCGGCACTGAGTGCGTTCAGTTCATTGGCATTCAGTGATCTTCCTGCTCCTGTGCTGGTTTCGCCTGTTGATTCTGCAACTGATTCTGTTGCTGTATCTGAGGTTGCGGCTTGTGTTTCTTGCACATTTGATCCTGGTGCTGGCGAAGACGATGCCATTCCCACCAATCCATTATTTGTTGTATCCATTGGGTCATTAGAAAATCCTCCCGTTGAAGCAGTGTCTGTTATAGGATCTAGCATCCCAGTTGTGACATCGTCTATTGTAGGTGCTCCTGTGTTTATGTTAGCCATAAATGCGTCATTGTAGCCTGGGCATTCTGGGGAGAATGTAGGATCTGCTGAACACTGTGCTGACAGCAATACCGTATCCTCTAGGCTTTCTTCTGCCACAGGATTGCCTGCGTATCTGTAGTTAAGTTTTATCGAAGGATCCTTGAACTCTGGACCATAGTATCCTGCCCAGTATCCCAAATCCTTACCTGTGACATTCAGTTGAATAGATTCCAGTGTGCTTACATCAAAAGGATCGGCAAATGTTTCCTCTCCTGTAACAGGTGTCCAACTACTGTAATATTGACTGTAGTCATAGGTTTTAGAAAACACTGCATTTCCTTGTGTGTCACGAATAACCACTTCCACATAGAACGTATCTGGTGTGTTTCTGCCATTACCACTGTCTTTGTATTCAGCATCGTTGTTCTTTATGCTCCACGAATAGTTGTAGCCTGTTGCTTCAATACCAGCCTGCTCCAGTGCGATGTTTATTGCGGCGAGGTTTGTTAGTGTGCGTTCTACATAACCAAAGTTAATCTGTCCATCCGCCGCACCAACGTATTGATCATTAATAGTAGGACATGATCCGCCTGAAGTTCCACCCCATCCTTGATTGACTGTATAACAACCATCCCAATACTGAGAAGTGTCGCCTATCAAGTCACCTGTCTGTCCCACAATGTATTCCTGTGTGGCCCAGTCTATCTCGTCGATCTGTATATAACTATAGGTTGAGTCCATTGACCTATTAACGCAGACATCTGAACGACCCACATACACTTTGTTGACATCGTCTCTTATGCAGATGTGTTCATTGCCTAACACGCCGTCCGATCCTGTGGTTGAGTTTTCTGAATAAAGATAACTGTCAATGCTGCCGCCCTGGCCTACCCACCAATCTTTTATTTCGTTGTGGTCAGGTGCTTGGAATGTGTGGTTGTCGTGAGGACCCGCTTTAGAAAGCGGCGCCACCAGTAGCATACATGAGCAGAGCACTGCCGAGTATGCCCCAGCCAATGCCCTTGAGTGTGTCATTGCGTCTGGTTTCCTCTTCCTGTTCTGTAGGCTTCAGTTCTGGATACTTTGCCCACATTTCTTTGGCTTCTTCACCGATCTTGCCGTTGAACGGACAAGGTGTTCCAGCCATTTCCATTGCTGTAAATACCTTTGGATCCTGGCACATCAAACTCACAGCCGCAACCTTCATGCCCATGTTGTATAACTGTTTAGAATTCTTTAGGCGTTCACAGTTTAGATCACGAACATGGCCGCCACCTGCAATGCCCAGTACCTGACTCTGCACTGCGGCACTGTAACTCACAGTACAAGTATCATTACCGCCTGCATTCACAGTAGGAGCAATGGCACTGGGCGGCGGTGACTTGATGGTTTGTGTCACATCGCTCTTGTTGTTGTTATTGTTGGTGTTGGTGTTATTGCTGGTGCTAGTGTTAACATTGGTATTGTTGTTTGTGTTTGTGTTTGTGTTAGTGCTGTTAACAGTTTGATCAACAGTTTGATCGATAGTGCTGTCAGTGGTTTGATTGATAGTGCTGTCGGTTGTCTGATCAATGGTTGAGTTGGTTGTATTATTAATCGTGCTGTTACTGGTATTGTTGGTTGTTTGATTAATAGTACTGTTGTTGGTATTGGTGTTGATATTGGTGTTTTTGTTGTCAGTACCACCACTTAGTATATTATTATTGGTGTTGATGTTTGTGTTGGTATTGTTAGTACCACCACTCAACACATTGTTATTGGTATTAGTACTGGTGCTAGTACTATTCACCGTATTATTATTGGTGTTGGTATTGGTGTTTGTACTGTTAACGGTACTGTTGGTCGTTGTGGTACTTTCTGTGACCACAAGACTGCTGCTGTCTGCTTCACCGTCGGCATCTTCCAATGCCCATCCCGAAGACGACGCAAGCAGAATAACCGCTGCTATCGGCCATATATTGTTTGAAATTTTCACTGTCATAGCTCCCCAACCTGACATTTGTATTTACCAGGATCAGGGAATAGAAAAGTGCTGGGTTTTAGCTGTTATTGATATGCAATAGATATTGCCAATGACTAGGCAGGGTGCGAGACATCCATTGTCCTACAGTATCTCGATATTGATACTGAATCAGTGCCCGTTCTAGAAAACGAGAGTCAACTGGATGAGTAGGAACGTCATGATAGGCACACTGGCTAGTAAGCATCTGTGCCCAATCAAATTTGTTATATCGTGTGTGATCGAAATCTTTTTCTCGACGATGTATGTCGACGTTGTCAAGGTACCATCTGTATGCCAATTGCAAGGCCTGTTCGCGATGCTGTCCTACATGGCGCCAGAATTCTGTGTCTTTTCGTTGTGTTAACGCATAGTGTAACCAAATGAAATCAGTAGTATAGTCAATTTCTCGTCGCATCAGTCGCGAGAGTGTTTCGCTGTCACGATGCCCCCAGTGTCCGTTGTGTTTTTGTATCAGCTGCACTATTAATTCGTTGGCAAGAGTGGTAAAGCTGATGCTGGTTGCTTCCAATGGTTCTAAAAAATTACTAGCAAGACCAACTGCAACAACGTTTCTGTGAGCACTGCGATCTAATATACCGTTGTCGTATTTTATACGCACTTTAATGTCAATTTCTTTGCCTCTGCTTTTCCAGAGATCGATCAGCTCTTGTTCGGCATCATCTGGATCTATAAACCGTGAGTCAAACACACAGCCTGATCCAGTGTCGTCTCGTAGAGGTACTCGCCAACTCCACCCTGCACTCATTGCTGTGGTGTGTAACACAGGATCACAAGCAGTTTCTTGGTCGTCGTTGTATTGCACTCGGCCGCCGATGGCGTTTTGACATCCTAACCGATCACTGAAACTAATCCATTTTGAATGCTCTCCAATAAGCAACCTACGGAATCCTGTGCAATCTATGTACAAATCAGCAGTGTGCTTTTGTCCATTGCTGTCTATGAGATAGTCCACACTTTGATCTTCTGCGTAAACAACTTGATCGATGTGTGCAACTTTATGCACAACTCCATTTGGCATTGCCACTAGATCTTTTATTGCTTGCCCTACTTTGAACGCATTGATGTTGTATGCATACCCTGGACACCGACTTGCAACCTGTGTGCCATCCATTAGAGCGTGTGCTCGGCTGTGTTTTATTAGATAGTAGGCTTCGCTGTTGAACCAGTTCAACTGAGATCCTGATATTTTGTTTTGCTGTAATAATTTAAACCAGTAGTCGCAGTCAATTGCATGGTCTGTTTCCTTGGATGCACTGGCCTTGTTGATTTCGCCAGTGCTTTTCAGAATACTTTTCTCTCCTAGGAAATCACCGAACCCATGCCACCTGCTGTCCGATCCTGTGCGCCAGCCATCAAATCGTGCGCCATATTTAAATGTACTGCCGCTGGCTTTCATCCATTGACTTTCTTGTAAACCCATCTTTTCGAGATGTGTACGAAACTGTGGCACAGTGGTTTCGCCTACACCAACAATTTTTGTCTTGTCACTTTCAATAACGGTTATGGTGACATCGGGCAGTTGACTGCTGATATAGCCTGCCGCAAGCCAACCAGCAGTGCCGCCACCTAGTACTACTATATTTTTTACTGGTTTTCTATACATCGATTATGTTCTGCGCAATTACCATCATACTCAACCAAATCCACAGGGTGTTGAATCCTACAAGAGTTGGTAACAACTTTTTGTTGCTTGCCCAAATCAGTGTCATGCTGGTAGCCAGTGCAACAAAGTAAAATTGCCAAATTTGTATTCCAAAAATCAATCCAGGAATAATAATTATGGCTTTGGCAATCCAGCTTGCAGCCTCTATAATGTTATAGTCAGTCCAGTATTCACGAGTAAACCACATACGATAACAGTCAGCAACACGTTGCCAACCTGTGATAGTGTATATAATGCTGGTTAAAACCAGCCAGGAGAATAGTGCAAAAAGCAGTTGAGTTTCAGTCATCTTGTTCCAAAAAAATAAAATCTAATAAAATTTGAAACAATATTTAACTAGAATTTGTCAACGTCTCTGGTTTTCTCTAAAGTTGCCTTTGACACGCCTTGAATTGTGCCTTGCCATAGTCTAAATTTACTTCTCATATAGGATTCATACTGCTGTTGAGTAAGAGGCTGCGCACGAGCTGATCCTGGCAATAAAACCCAGTAGACTTTTTCCATAACTGTATTTACAAAAAAGCCCCTGCAGTGAGGGGCTTTTGTGGCATTGTAGTGATTTAATTTTTATGCGTTTTCTTCGTTGTATGCATCAAGTGTCTTCTTGAACTTGTTAGCATGTGAACGCTCTGCTTTGGCCAGTGTTTCAAACCAATCAGCAATCTCATCAAAGCCTTCGTCACGTGCAGTCTTTGCCATGCCTGGGTACATGTCGGTGTACTCATGCGTTTCACCTGCAATAGCACTTTCTAATGCTTCTACCACATTGCCTGCTGGAAGATCTGTTTCTGGATCACCTGCACCGCCTGTGATTAGATACTCCATGTGGCCGTGTGCGTGACCAGTCTCGCCTTCTGCTGTATTACGGAATACATTGGCTACTTCTGGAGCACCTTCAATGTCTGCCATGTTTGCAAAATACAAATAGCGACGGTTTGCTTTTGATTCGCCTGCAAAAGCATCTTTCAATGCCTGTTCTGTTTTAGTGCCTTTAACGCTCATAGTTTTCTCCTTATGTTAACTCAGCTATTGTTTCTTCGAAAAGATATTCTAATACCGACTCGGGCGAACTTTTGCCATATGGATCGGGATTGTCTGCTGTTGAATCTGGTTCAACAAACATCTTCTCTATGGTGCCATCCTTGACAATCATGGCATACCGACGACTGCGGTTGCCAAAGCCCACTGCTGTCATGCAATTAAGCATGCCCATGCCTTCTGTAAATTCACCATTGCCATCTGGAATGAACTTGATGTTTTTCACACCCTGATCAATCATCCAACGACGCATAACAAATGTGTCATTTACACTTAATACGTAGATATCATCTACACCGTGATTTACAAAATCAGCATATTTTTCTTCAAATCCTGGCACTTGATATGTACTACAGGTTGGTGTGTATGCCCCTGGCAGCGAAAATACTACAACTGTTTTTCCGCCGAAGATGTCTGCTGTTGAAATGTCTTTGAACTCAAATGGATTGTCGCCACCATTGGTCTCATCAACATATGTGATGGGTTTGCCGTCTGTGCGAACACGATACTTAAAGGTTACCTCTGGCACCTTTTGTCCTTCTTTCATTGTTACTCCTTGATTAAAAAGTATATGTGTACTATATATTAACGTAGACTATGTTGTCAACGCAAATATAGCGGTTTTTGCAATGGTATTTTTTTATGGATGTTATTGACTGTGTTTATGTAATACACACACTGCTTGATAGTTGATGATTGGTCTCCCAATGGATTCCACAACCTGCTCACGTGCTTGAAAACATTCTTGCATGGTGGTAAATGTGCCAAGAGTTTCTACTTCAGCTGTAGAGTTGAGTACGCCTATTAACACCAATACATAAATCATGCACATATTTAGCAGGTGCACAAAAATCAAGGTTCTTTCTGTTGCCAAGCATCCCTTGTTTCTCCGCTGTCCTAGTTAGGCAGCAAGTGCAAAGTTTTCATCGTTTGCGTTTACTTTAGTTTGCTTCTTCGACCGGGAACCCCCAATCCTAACGTCTTCTGCCTTGACGATTCTCCACGAAGCCTTTCAGTCGCCGTCGAATCCATAATCTGCCCCATCAAAGATACACCACGTTCGTCTCCTACTATTTCACCTTTCGGTCTACTCTCTCGGAGTTGTAGATGTATCTTTGGTGGAGCAGCCGGGGGTCGAACCCGGGTCCGTCAACCTATTACTTCGTCTCAACGAATACTGTTATTTATAAACTTTTATGCTATGTATCAGCGACCATGGTTGCTAACAAAAATGCAATACCTAAACAAAATAGTACAAACCCTGTGTCTTCCACTATTCATCCTCCCAGATTTTTCCACTTTGTGTTTCATTGCGTGTAATAAACTCCTGCCAAAATATTTCTCGAGCAGGTTCCCCAGCTAGTTCAACTGCCGCACGTTCTGCACTTTCGATTAATGCTCTGACAGCATCTCGAAACGCTGAGTAATCTATAGCACTATTATTGCTGAGTTGTCCGTGTCCAGGAGCCACGGATGCAACATGTTGATTGGCTTCTAACCAATAAGGCGGCAATATCACATACCCGTCGTCCTCGTTCACTGCTTTTACAGCGGCAATGGCACTGTCATGAGCAATGCCGGCTGTACCTGGATAGTTAATTTTTTTCACGCTCCGCCCCCGTTGAAATGTCAATGCCAGGCACTGGCTGATTAGGAACTTCTACTAACCAGCACTGGACCTGTCTGCCATCTTGTGATTGCTCACACTTTATCTGCCGAGTGTAGCCTAAATCGTTTTCTGAAGCATATGCATACTGTCCAATTAATGAAAACAATAAAGCAATCACAGTAACAATAGTGCTCCAAACTAATACCAACTTAGCATCACGATAAAAGTTATCACTTTCTTTTGTCATTGTGGGTGTCCTCTATGTCTGAGTATCCCGTGTCCCAATCCCAGTGACGTTTGCTGTCAACTATATGTGGATGTTGGACACGGCGTTTACGATCTCGCAGTTTTTCTTCATCTGTTTTGAATAGGTCTGCAAGTAGGTTGCGAAACTTGCTCATCCCTCTCGCTCTAAATCCCATTGAACCTTATTAGGCGGTGCAGGCTCTGACGTTTTGCGTTCTGCGGTGAACACAAAGAATGTGAAGAACACACAGGTGATAAGAGCGATGTGCCCGATGATGTTGTAGCCAATGAACAACAACTCTGCTGTGTAGATACCAAATCCAATACACCACATAGCCGCCAGCAGATTGCTGACCAGATACTTGTATTCCATGGGTGCAGTTTTCAGTGCGTTTTTCGTGCCATCCAATAGCCCATAGGCAAACGTGCCCAAGTTAATCCAACCAGTCATAATGTTCTCCTCGGTGATAGACTCTTTTATGTTCTACTATTGTACTAGACAAAAGAGCATGTGTCAAGAGATCTCTGGAAGTTTGAACCTTGACTTTCTTGGTCCCATAAATTCAACCTGTTCAGTGATCTGTTCAATATATTCACTTTGATAAGGCTCTTGACGATATGGCATCCATGGCTCGTCAAGCACAGTTTCATAGTCGTACTGAATTCGATATGCAAGTCGTCCTTTCACATCGCCCAGTCTTCGATGCAGTGTTATTGAATTGTCAAACAACAACAGGTCATCGTCGTGCTGGTACCAATGGTCGTAGATATTTTCTTCAGTAAAGATACCCTTGCCAATGATATCAAATATTTTATCGCTTTCTTCTTTGGTCATTCCTTTGATACGGTCCATTGTGTTTACACTGTAGTGCAACCCAGTGAATCCACCTGGACTGTTCATTACCATTGGAATTTCAGTATCGTCTGCTACACACATGGCTCGCATGAGAACATCTTGTTCTTCTCTCAGGCCTGGATTCACTTTGCCCGGAGTAAACTTGTGAAGCACAATCATTTCATCCAGCTCGCTGCGGAAACTATCTGACTGCGATTCATACCAATCAACTGTGGTTACAAACCCAGTGGATGACCCAATCATGTTTTCCTGGCCTAATAGACTCACACCCGGCGTAAAGGTTAAGTTACCAGACTCATTACTGTGCCACAACAGCTCGCCCTCAGCAAACATGCCAATTGGATTTCCGTCTTCGTCCAGTTTGCCAGAAACACGTAAAAGAGCAGGACGATGACTTAGTCTGTAAAGATGTTTCCCCCACTCTCGGTGCTTTTGGTCAATAGTGGGATCTTCGGCAAAGCATCTTTCGTAAAACTCTTTTCCGCTGTTAATACCATATTTTTTGTATACATTAAAGTTTTCTACGCCTCGGGGAGTGCCCCACTTTAACATCAATTCATTGTAGCGATCGGGATCCAGCTTTGTGTTCCGAATTATGGTTACCAGACTGTCTAAATGGATCTTGCCGATTTCCATCCATTCTTCATCTGTGATATTTTTAAAATCGACGTCGTCGATGAATACACCAAATCTACCCAGCCCTGGGATTTTTGATATTTTCATTTGTTGTTTTTCCTATGTAAAATACACTGTGTACAGTGTTAGTGCTAATCCTGTTGTACTCATTACAGCATTAGTTAGTATAAGTGCCCAGTCACGCCAACGAATTGCAACTATTAGCCATACATATCCACCTGTTGCTAGAATATACGGCCCGAGTGGGTAATACCCAAGGGCGTTAAATATAGTGCCTATTACCAGTATCCCAGTAGCCAGCCATTTTAATAAATTAGTCAGTTGCAATTAGTTTGTCCTTTATCTGTGATCTACAGTTGGTTTCGCAAATTGGATGCAGGTTAGTACTTTGGAGATGAGTTTCTAGATTATATTTATAAAATTTACTATTCAGTATAGTACCGACGGTGTGTTTTGTCAAAAGTAAATCATTGGGATTGTGCATGAGTTCAACAGTCTGTTTTACCAGATCTTTGTCTACGTCATTGAGCACATGATGCATCATACAGCATGGCATGAGATAGCCTTGAAACGTAATGTTCATTTTACCTTGACTCATCCAAACACAATGTTTGTCTATCTCATGTCTAGGAATAAATTCTTTTTCTTGGTTAAACCATTTAAAATACAACAGTTGTTCTCTTGGTATATTGCTAGGTTCAATTTCTCCAACTGGGTTTCCTTTATCGTAAACAACAAAACTTTTGTTGCCAAGAAATCTATAGTCGTCGGCCTTTCTAACTTGAATTGCAGCAAAGCCCATGGTTTGTGCAAGAGTGGTAATTGTATCAAGCTGATGTTCGTTGTGCTTAAAGACCAAAAACTTCCAAATAGCTTGCCCGCCCGCATTTATGAATGCACGGGCATTTCTCATGATTTTATTGTAGTCGGTGTTTATACGGTAGATATGATTTGTATCTTCCAACCCGTCAATGCTAAAAATCACATCAAAGTTATTTTCATTACTGAGTTCACCTAGATTGTGCCACCAATCTTCTGTTTGAATACTGCCATTTGTAACCAATCTTACCAGTGGCTTACTAGGAGCTTGCACAAAGAATTTTACAATATCGTAACAATCTGGATGCATCACAGGATCGCCTTTGTCGCCTTCTATCCTTACCAAGTTTAGACCGGTTAGTTGATCAAGATCTATGTTTGCTAAAATATCACGGTGATTCCAGTGCTGCAATGTCAAGCCAGGATAAAGATTACCATATTGATCAAAACGAGGGCACTGCGGACATCTTGCATTACAGTAGGATGTAATTTCACATTGTAAGCTTTGTATATCAGATAATTGCATTATAAATGTAAACTTTAAAAAATTTTATTAAAATTGTGTTCAACATAAAGAATATATCTCTAAGTGGAGCGGGTGATGAGATTCGAACTCACGACAGCTTCGTTGGCAACGAAGGGCTCTACCACTGAGCTACACCCGCAAATGTATGGTGCCGCTGGAGGGAGTCGAACCCCCAACCTTCTGGACCTAAACCAGACGCCTCTGCCAATTGGGCTACAGCGGCATATATGTAAAATTGGCCGAGAAGGAGGGATTCGAACCCTCGATAGGGCTACAAACCCTATACTCCCTTAGCAGGGGAGCGCCTTCAGCCACTCGGCCACTTCTCGATTATGATTAACTATAACAGTTTTTTTATGTATGGTCAATGACAAATAATGGTTATTTTTTTGAAATCTTTTGTAAAATGTAAGGCAACAATGTTTCTGCAATCTTCTGATGACCTAGTTTGTTAGGGTGTTTACATCCAGCAAGATATTCGGTCTCTACATCAAACGTAGCATGATTTTTTTTGTAATCATTGTGTTCAACATCACTGAGCCACCTTTTTGCGCAGATGTCAAAAAGTGTGTTATTAGGCGCTGGATATTCTATCCAGTTAGGAATCATTATGGTTTTGTCGTGTGTGTATTTTTTTAAGTCATCAAATGCTTGAGTCATCAAGTATGGAATATTGTTATGCTGTAAGAAATTTGCTACAAGTGCAATATCTCTAAGAGTTTCATAAATTCTGCTGTGATTTGTATATTCTGCAATTTGCGCATTACAAGGCACATAAGTTTTCCCGTTCCACCGATGTCTTCTCAAAGGAGTGGTCCAACAAATAAGAAAAAAACAGTTACTGGTATTGTTTTCTAGAGTATATTGGTACACATCATGGGCAATGCAACCGTTGCTATTTCCCGATTTGCCATTGTTTATACATTCAGAAAACACATTAGATTGGTCAACAATCTGTTGCGCAAAGCTTTGTGCGTTACTTTCCTCGTTTAACATGCGATAAGGTTCTTTATTAATCCCATGAGCAAAACTGTCGCCGAATACAACAAGATTCATAAGTTATATCCATGATTTCTTTCCAAGATAATTTTAACCGAATCATATACTTCCGTGTAGTTAGTAGGTTTTTTACGCTTTATATAGTCACCGGTAATTGGTTTTAAATCTTCGTATACCAAATGTTTGTCAAAGTTGGTATATCTTGTAAAACTATCAATAAGTTGATTGCTTTGCAAAATTTGATTTATATATAACTTAAACCATTTATGGTCAATTTCAATGGTATAATCTGACATTTGCATAGTTTTGTATTGATGCCATATGTAGCCCATTTGACTTATAACCCAGCTTGTACATTGTGCTGCTAAATCTCGTCTTGTTAATTTTATAGTGTAGCAGTCTCGGAATGCATTGTTAATTTGGGCGGTATACTTCCCTCCAGTTTGATCGCCCATGATTTTGAATACACAACGCTTAGGATAATATTTTAAAAATTCATCTCTTCTGTCAGGGTAACAGTTATGAAATGCTTCGTCAAAATTAGGGACATTTAATTGTTTAGCAATTTGGTCACAGAGAGCAGTGCTACCACTTCGAAAATATGCAAAAATTAAAACGCTTTTATTTTTTGGTATGTTGCTCATTTAAATACAGGAATTGGATTCATCTTGTGCAGGTTTGGTTTGCGAATCTCGTTGTACTTGTCTAGCAGTCGTTTTTCATGCGCTTCTAGAGGAGCACCTGCTCGCACTGCATCTGCTAGGCGCATGGCTTCTTCTAATTGTGAATAGGTCAATCCGCCTAATTGATCCTGGTCGTTTCGACCATCGTCCCATAATCCGTCGGTGGGCTTGGCATCAATGATGCGTTGATCGACGCCGATTGTTTTTCCCATTTCCCAAACTTGAGTTTTTGTTAGGTCTGCAATGGGCGAAATGTCAACACCGCCATCGCCATACTTGGTGTAAAACCCAACGCCAAAGTCTTCAACCTTGTTGCCAGTGCCCACCACAAGTCCGCGAGTGCTTCCTGCAATTTGGTACAGTGTGATCATTCTCAGTCTACTGCGGCTGTTGGCAAATGCTAATTCACTGTTGTATTGCGTGTTTGCAAACAGTGTTTCTAGTTGTTCAAACGCTTCAGTGAGATTCACAGTGTCCCAGTGAACATTTGGAAATCTTTCAAGCAATGCCAAACAATGATCAACACTGAGTTCATGTTGCTCGTCCTTTTGTCTAATAGGCATGCTCACTACCACTGTGTTCATGCCAGTCATTGCACACAGTGTGCTCACTACAGCACTGTCAATGCCGCCACTTACACCTACCACTAGAGTTTCGAGTCCAGCATCTTCAGCGTAGGTTTTTATCCAATTGCTTATGTTTTCTGGAGTTTTATGCATCTATACCTTCTGGTTTTATATTTCTTAACATGTATTGTAATCTTTCTTTATCAACGCAGGCTATTGTGTCCCAGTTTGTTCTACCCGTAGCATTGTACATGCCCTGTAACACTGAACTTTGGTTGTTAACGCCATGATCTGCGCACTGTTCCATGGTTTCAAATGTTGGATCAGTTACAATAAAATACTCTTCGGCTCCATTGACCGATCCGCTTAATAGTACTATGATAAAAAAGTTCATGATTTTTTCCTATTTTTGTACTTAGCGGCAAGAGGAATAATTGGCCTCGCAGGCAGGATTCGAACCTGCGACCCTCGGATTAGAAGTCCGATGCTCTATCCTGCTGAGCTACTGCGAGATAACGTTGCATTATTTTAAATAATATAACATAGAACACTGTCGCAGTCAAGCTGGTCGCATAAAATGGTATGGCAGCCACATAACAAGTAATCAACCCTTCAAGGGTCATAGGATACCATCCGCTCAACCATACTGCAAAATTACTAGACACAAAAAATACTGTAGGTCCAATCAGTGTGCTTGCAAGTAAACTCATATACCTTGAGGTCACGAACACAAGTACCAGGCTGGCGTATACCCACAGCATACCAGCATGTAATCCTAAAAACAAATCACTCACAAACATTGCCAGTAGCACCACAGCCATGGTTTCCCAAAAACGCTGTCCTGCACACGCGGCAAACACAGTTGCCGCGATAACAGGTGTAAAGTTTGGAGGATGCGGCACAATTCTAAATAAAAACAGTGCCCCTGCTAAAAATAAAAAAAGTCGTATATTAGAATTCATAATCTGCCTTTAATGTGATAGTGCGTCCGTATTGTTGATACCCATCTGGACGTTGATACTGTTGATCAGTGATATTATTTACCGTCACAGTGAACCATTTTTTCTTGTAAGACAAATTCTGTAACAGCACATCATTCATGTTCACTGTAGTAAACGTGTTGCTGTCAGTGTCCAGGTGCGATCCTATATACTGTGCACTATATGTTACACTGCCATATAAAAGAGCAAGGTTGTGCATGTGAGCTGGCTGTCTCAGCTTGTCTGCATCACTCCAGGTATAGGTATAGTTGTAATTCACAGTAACATCGTCCACAGTTTTGGTAAGAGATGTTTCAACTCCGTGTGTACGAACAGTGTCTTTGATGTTGTTTGTGTACTGTCCTACATAGGTCTCTGGATCAGTGATGTATGTGATCCTGTCTGTTTCTTGGTTGAAAAACAAAGCAGTATCAACCCAGCTGTTTCTATATCCCAATTCATATGCAGTGATATATTCTGCTTGCAGGCCTGTGTTTTCTTCTACATACAAATCATCACCGTAGACTTCATAGAGGCTGGGGGTTCTAAATCCGTTGGCGACGCTGGCTCGCAAACCACTGTGAGAAACGCCCAGTCTCCAGCTGGCAAATGACCCTAGCTCAGTGTCATCGGATCGCAATTCGGCACTTAGCCACTGATCATTATAAGCAACAGCTGCCCCTTGCTCAGTTCGACTGTTGCTGTCGTACTCATGATTGCTGTGCTCTAGGCTCACTGTCCATTGATTCCAGGTTTTTTCAGTCAACAGTCTAGCGTCAGAGCTGAGATACACACTGGAAGTATCATAGATGCGTTTATGATTTGCTTGATTGTAGACGATCCGAGCACTTTGTGTTTCGTAGCCAAGTTGTGTGTTATCAAACTGCCAGTTACTGGTTTCGTTCCATCCATCTAGGTCACTGCTATTGTCTGACTGGATATAGTTCAAGTACAAGTCGCCTTGATCCAGCATCCAACTGCCATACAGGTTTATGTTTTTCTTGGTGTAGCTGTCCTGATCACCGTTGTCCTGAACATCAATGCCATTGGCACGTTCTGTTTCAACAGCAATGCTACCAGCAAAGGAATCCTTTGCAAAACGTTTACTGCCATACAGATTTTTATAACCATAGGTACCAGTTGATGCTGATACACTGTCGCCTGTGCCGCGACTGATAAAGTCAACAGCACCTCCTACAGCATTGGGCCCATAGGCGCTACCGGCTGGACCTCGTATAAACAACAGTTGATCAATACCAGCCAAACTGTGTTGTCCAATGTCATCACTGCCAGATATAGTGCTATGATCTTTGATAGGCATGCCGTTGATAGCAAGCAGTGTATGGTCACTTTCTGTGCCTCGTGCAAACATGCTGGTATTTTGTCCACGCGGTCCGCTCTGCACAATATTAATACCCGGAGACTGTTCCAGTTGTTCTAAAGAGTCCGCTCTAGTATAACTCCTGGTGTCAATGCTTTGTTCAACTGGTGTTCGAGTAACATAAATTGTTATGTCAGTGGTTTCTGCTGACGTAGAAAGAGACACGGCCAATAGGCCAATGGAGAGAATAGATTTTTTCATTGTGTACCTTTTTGTAAGTTGTCAGAGCAGTACCTTGTGCTCTGCGGTACCAGAATATTGAGGACGGCATTCGGACTCGCGACCCAGTGTCGCTCTACCGTTGCAAGGCCAGTGCAGATTTACTGCTTCCCCGATTACCCATGAATCTCTATGTTCACGGTGACCTCAACTGTACCTAGTTTTAGTTATGCACTACGAGTTGCAGCTATGAATAAGTTGGTGGACCCACCTGGACTCGAACCAGGGGCCAATGAATTATGAGTTCACTGCTCTAACCAACTGAGCTATAGGTCCAACTTGTTTATAGTTTACACTAAACAACTTGTTTGTCAACCAATTAAGGCTGTATTTTTTCTAATTGAGTAGTTAACATAGATTTATAGTCGCTGGTTAACAGCACATTGTAATTGTGTTCGACAATATCATCGAACACTGATATGTCACTAATATCACAAAATTGATTAAGTGAATCGAGCATTGCCAATGTACGTTGATGAATACTGTCGTGTTCATCGTAGCTTTCATCTACATGATCCGAAAATGTTTCATAGCCAAGATCTTGCATGGTTTTTATTAAATGTTTTTCGCCATGAATTAAAAACGGCATTCTGCTTAACACAGCGAAAAAAGTTTTTTCAGTGAGAAATCCTGTAGGGTGTGGTAAGTCCCCTTGCCAATTCCACCCGGATTCCGGCGAAATATAAACCTTTGTGGATCTCATATAAGGATACAATTGATCTAACAACCACTGATGACTCCATGCCTTGTCTTGACTCATACCCGAGTCATCGATTGTCAATTGATATTGCGGAGTAAAATTGTTTTCTTCCAATGGCAAAAACAGAGTCATGGTTTCCGCAATTTGCTCTAGCTCGCTGGCTGGTAAGTATTTGCTGGAATACTGTTTTAAAACCTCCAATGTGGAATACTTATTTCTCCCAAAGCTTACGTATCCTTTATCTAAAAAATTATTTTTATAAAGATAATGCAGTAGATATTGCCTTGCTGGTCTCGCATGCCATATTGGACAAATAAAAGATTTTTGAGCAGACTTGAGTTGTTTGCTTGTTGGAGCAGTTAATCTTGATATACGATAAGCAAAGTAAGGAAAATACAAAACATTGTCGCTAGCTAGGTTAGCCGATTCAACTGGTGTTTTATCTCCGCTAACGTAAAAAACATTGTGTTTTGGATAACCTAGCTTTTTTACAATTTCATTTAAAATATGTCCGCCGGATATCCAATCAAACTGCTCCTCGGGGTACCAAATCAGCACCGGACCTGACCAAGAATGATCTGTGAAATATTTTTTTATGCCTTCGACCCAGTGGTCGTTGCCTCGAATTTGTATTTCATTTAGCGGCACAATTAAAAGAATACTGTCAGATTCTGGCCTATTGGTTACAGTATACTCAATGTTCAAATACTCAAGTGTATCTAAAAAATTAAATTGTGGCACAATGGATTGCCGAAGTAGTTTGCCATTGGGTATAAAAAATTTAAAACTCATATTCCATTTGCAAATAGTCATGTTTTGTGCCAGGCATATAAAAATAATCTTTATGATTTTTTTCACCGACACGTAATTGTGCGACCAAGGTTTTGTTAACATACAATTCAGAACCAGTGTAAGAAATAATAAAAGGCTCGTAAAATTCTGTTAATCGGCTGTGAGATTCTACCACTTGTATTCCTACAAGATTACTATATCGCACACTTAATCCGTGGTACGTACTAAAATCAAATAGTTCAACTATTTCTTGTGCAGTGCACTCAGCAAGATTAACACAGTTAGTGCACTGTGCTTTTGCATGTTCTAAAATCTGTTTATTTTTTACAAAATCCGTAATCAACAATTGCACACCTGTATTGTCTGGCATTGCCATCATTGACATGTAGCGTGTGTTACCTGGGTGTCTTAACAGTGTGTTATTGTCGCCATAACTATAAGCAATCGGTACACGGAACTTGTCGATAGGATTTTCTAAAAAATATGCAAACTTTGTAGCATTGTAAAATCTAACACTTTCGTCGAACTCTTGTGCACCCATTACATAATCTGCCGGGTATTCATATTGCCTGGGAGTATAGTTGTTTCCTAGGATAAAATCATTAATGTAATTATTATACACCTGTGCTACGCCGCACCGTTCTTGTGCCTGCGAATATTCAAGTAAATTTTTCACAGTGAAATCACATAACCATACATTGACATTGTAGTCGCGCATTGCCTTTTGGATAAGCATTGCAATCAATTTACTGTCGTCATGTCCGCAATCATTTAACACCGTGCCAACACTGTATCCGTACAGATCATCTATGCCGTTTTTTTCACGAATGTACACGCACTCTCCTTGCAACGTAAATTGCCACAACAACCAAAGATGCTGTTGCGATAGCCAACAGTGTGGCGCTGATAGGTCTTTCCACAAATACCATCCAATCACCTTTGCTGATGGTCATGGCCCTGCGTAGATGTTCTTCCATGGCTGCTCCTACTATGAATCCCATCATCAATGGCGCGGGTTCACATTCCCATTTTTTAAACAGATAACCCAGCACTGCAAAAGGAACGGTCATTAATACATGAACAACATTGCTGGTGACCACATACACGCCCAGGCATGCAAATATCAGTATAATTGGGTACAGTATATTATAACTTATATTTAACATGCGTATCCAAATACCAATCAACGGCAGATTCAAAACCAGCAACAGCAGATTGCCTATCCACATACTGGCAATCAATCCCCAAAAAACTTCGGGATTGGTGCTGACTATCTGAGGACCAGGCACTACATGGTGTATTAAGAGTGCGGCTATCATCAGTGCCATGATAGGAGTAGTAGGTATACCCAATACCAGCATGGGAATGAAGCTGGTTTGACTGCCAGCATTGTTTGCACTTTCGGGAGCTGCTACACCTTCGATTGCGCCTTTACCAAATTCACTGTGATGTTTTTTGTTGGTTCTTTTTTCTAATGCATAGGCAGCAAAGCTAGCAATGATTCCTCCACTGCCTGGCAACAGTCCAAGAAAGCTACCGACCACAGTGCCTTTAACTGTTGCCGGAGCGGCTCGCCTGAGTTCTTTGTTAGATAACCTAAGAGTGGGCTGTTGATTATTCAGTGATTGTCGCACATGTGGATTTTCAAGGTTGTACATGATTTCAGCAAAACCAAACAGTCCCATTGCAATTACCACAAATGGAATGCCATCGAACAGTTCTGGTACACCCCAATCAAATCGTGCAACGCCTGTGGTAACGTCTGTGCCAATAAGACCGATCAGTACACCAAATATCACCATTGCTAGACTTTTTAGCACACTGCCTGTGCTCAATGCCACTGCCAGTATAAGTCCCAGAAACATGAGACTGAAATAGTCAGGCGGACCGAACGCAAATGCTACCTCGGCTAGAGCAGGTGCACCAACAGCAATAAACAGTGTAGCAACAGTGCCAGCAAAAAAACTGCTCAGTGCCGCTGTTACCAGTGCAGTGCCAGCTCTACCCTGTTTGGTCATTTGATAACCGTCTACCACAGTGACCACTGCACTGCTTTCGCCGGGAATGTTTGCTAGAATTGCGGCAGTGCTTCCTCCATACTGACACCCATAGTAGATGCCAGCAAGCATGATAATAGCACTGCTTGGATCATTGAAACTGTATGTAAGTGGCAACAGCATGGTTATTGCAGCCAGCGGTCCGAGGCCAGGCAAAACACCCACAGCGGTGCCTAAAAACACACCCACAAAACAGTAGAAAATATTTTCAACACTGAGTGCAGTTGCAAATCCTAGATATAAGTTGTCAATTAATTCCATAAAAAAGCAGGCCACATGGGCAGATACACATCAAGAAACTTTACAAAAACTCCCCAACCTAGGCCAACTAGAAAAATGCCTGTGCCCAGTGTGAGTGGTAGGTTTCTGTTTTCTTTGCTCACAGCAGTAAGCAGAGTTACCAACATTGTGGTTATTGCAAAACCGAGAAATTCAAGATTGACTGCAAATACCAAAATAGCACCAATGGGCACTCCTGCGGAGAAAACGTCCCATTCAAATCTGGCTGGTGCATGATCGTTTTCAAACAGCCATATGCACACAGCCACAGCAAACAAACTTACACTGGTCATAATAGGAAAATAGGCAGGGCCCATTCTACTGGCACTGCCTAGTTGATATTGAAAGCTGTAAACAAAAAAGTAAACTGCTATAGCTGCAAAAAGTGCCGCTACAGTTCTGTTACGAGTCATCTTCATGCAGATACTTATCGGCTACCCGAATACCTGCAATAACTTCTTCAATTTCGTCTGCTATAGCATACAAACTGTTGCGAACACGCACTGCTCGTTCCAGCGAGATGTGATCGCTCAGTGTCCACTCTACCTTGCGTTCTGCATCAGATCGCAACTGTTCGCAGTAGTCTTCAAGAACTGACAAATTATACATGCTACTTCTCCTCGTAGATGGCTTGTCTCATTTTGTATACCAAACTAACAGCACCCAGCCCCCAGAAAGCAAATGCACACAGTGTGAGTAATACATTATGTCCTATAAAAAATTGCAGCGCAGCTAACACAACTGCAACTAACCAAAAAACTGGTGCTAACATCATGCATACCCCTTGTCTATTGCAAATAAAACACACTCACGCACTGCTGTATCACCTGCTTCACCAAACATGTCGCTGTTTGACAATAGACGCAACTTGCGAAACACAAAGTCATACGCTTCGGACTTGGTAAAGTCACCGTTATTGATCATGGTGATTGCTGCATCCGCAATACGTCTTACCAATTGATCTCCTTCCGGAGTAAACATTGCAAAATTTTTCATACGTTCACCATACAGTTCTGTTCTGCGTTGAGTTCTTTCATCATCTGGATTGCCAACTCTTCTTCGGCACGATTATCCCAGTCGACTAGCTCAACACGATTGTCATAATCCATTGACGTTTCAAATGGGATATACCCAATATCGCCTTCACGACCAAACTCGGCACCGTCTTTTTCGATTTGAATTGTGTACCCATCAAACAGCATGTAAGCACCGTCCTCGTTTTTGACTGGTCCTTTGTCAACTACTGTGCCCTGAATATATGCGTCTTTGCGACCCATAAAGTCGTAAGCACGAATTGTGTCACCAACTTTGGCAAGATTTTGATACTTCAACATCATAGTGCATTCACCTTTGCAATTGTTTCAAATTTGCGGTACCGCTTGGAAAAATGCTTCAGCGGTGTTTTATAGATACGAAACGCATCTTTGTCGCCCTCAGGGTAGAAAGCAACAAGACTTGTGCCCTGAACATAGTATACGTTTTGCGGAAGGCCGGGTGTGACCTCTTTTAAAATTTCAATTTTGTCACTCATTGCCTTTCTCCTTAACTCACATTATTAGTATACGGTCGATGCACAGTATGGTCAACCTTTTTTTCTAAAAGATATAGAAAAATTTGTTTTTTCTACGAAAGTTTAGTATTATTGTTGCACTGCAATAAATAGCACTGTCTAAAAGACAACCACAAAGGATTCTACACAATGGAACAAAGCATACAAAGCAGCACAAACGACGTGGCATTTCGTCGTCCTGTTTTTCAAATCAAGTGCCGAAGATTTGCCAAAAGACTTTACCGCCAACTTGAATGGTATGGTCGTTGCAGAGCGGCATCACAACTGGCTCGTCACGGGTATCACGAATATGCAAAAAACCTATTAGAAGGAGCATGGCGATGATTGACTTTTTACAAGGATTGTTTTTTCCAATCGAGCATACACCAAAAAAGAAAAAACTCACAGATCTAGAAAAATATATTCTCAGCCACAAGCCAGACAGCTTGGAACAGGTTGAGTGGTTACAAAAACAATACGCCAACAACAAAGGATATTATGATAACCTATCTCGTTAATTTTTGCAAGAGCATAGCAATTGCACTGGAATGCAAAGAACTAGCAAATCAAGGTGACTACGACGGTGTTCGCGAGCTAATGTCTACCAAGTATAAAGATTTTTATTGAATTGTAAAACGGTTTAAATATTCATTATGCAGTATTTGAACCCTGACATCGACGTCAACATACCATTTGATACACTGTGGGAAATCAACAGTGTATTCACCGAAGAAACTTTGGCCTGGCTAGACACATTTTTTGAACACGGCTATCATTGGCACATGGACCGTCGTCTAGCTAGAATGAGTTATCCTGTGAGCAACGACGAAGATCCTTTTAGAGATCTCGGACTTGAAATGGCAGAACTGTGTAGACAGACCACTGGACTGGATGTTGAATACCGCAAAGCAAAATTGTTTTTGGATTTGCCTGGCAGTGAAGTACCTAGACATCGCGATGCCACTGACATATCAATAATGAGCCAGGTGTATCTGATGAAGAGCAATCATCCTATACCTGGCACTACCTTCATGGAACCAATTACTCATACTGTGAAATATCAACAAAACTGCGGATATTTCAATCTCAATGCAAATCTAAAAACACACCAAAGCGGATTCTTAACAAATGGTTATAGAACCAGCATTGGGTTTCAGTTTGTTTAACTACTTGCCAAGGTAAAACCAAACGCCTCGTTTGACAGTGTTAGGACCGATTGGCAATCGAAATCCCCAATGATATCTCGGCTCTGTGTTTTTCACTACAATAGCACTGTTAGCAACAAATTCATAGCTGTCAGCTGAATAGTTCCCTAATCCCCAGAGATAGTCATCAGGATTATCCAGGCTGTCTGTTAAACAAATCAAGCTATTCATTGGATGATCTTCCAGACTCACATGTACTACTCCAGCAATAGCAGGATGACTTCTGTGTATCGAAAACACACATTCAGGAAGCTCGTAGCCTATAAAGGCCTGTTGAACGTGACTGTGTTCTGTATAAGGTTGTATTTCATCAAGCAGAGATTGAAAGGTATTGATCAACCAGGCTGTGTGGTCTGTTGTGGTCAACAGCCTGTTAGGGTATTCCTGAGAAAAATTCAAGTTGCTCTGTGATATTTCTTGCTTGAAGTTTTCCAAGGTGACGGCGTCTAAAATGTCTTTGTAAACTTGAACAGGCTGGGTCATTGCGATTCCTTTGTTTTGTTTAATAATTACCATAAGTAATACAACACAATGGATTTTCAATGAGAGACTTAATCAATCTAACAGAAGCAGCCAACAGCCAGGTTGCAGAATATTTAAAAAAACAAGGGTACGAAAACCTTAAGATCAAAGGCAACAACATTAGTGTGCTGATACAAATACCAGACGGCCCAGGCAAGGTGCAGTATCGAGAAGACAATCTTCAACGAGTTCTAGGTCTGCTTCAGCGAGACATGCCAAACCTAGGTCCACAAATTTTAAAAGACAAGCCCAGTCTCAGCAGTGTGGGCTATATTGCATTTGAAAATGATCCAACTAGAATCATCGTAAAAGACACAGGTGTCCAGGGTGATAAAAGTGCTGGCATTGCCAACGAAATGGAACTAGCAGGCATGATTCAAAGTGTTGTAGAAAAGTATGGTTCCGCTGATGTAACCTTTAAGGATCAACGCGGTAAAACGCTCAGCATCGACAATGTTACTCAGGTAATGGCCAGCGGTAAAGATGTAGCCGGCGGCAAAAAAGCAGATGTTGTTCTAGCAAGCGATACACAACAGTTACCAGTGAGTATCAAAAAAGTAAATGCTGACACGTGGGAAAGTGCTGACAGTGCGTTTGGCGAAAAGGCACGAGAGATCATTGATCGCTTAGTAGATCGCGGCACCATTGATTTAATTGAATTACCCAGCGGAAGTTTTAAACTCAGTCGAGAAGTTGTAGTTGAGCCCACAGCCGAAGAAGCCATGCGAGCTATCTTTGGCACTGACATCAATCCACAAGGCGGCATTGTAATACAAAGTTTTCAGCCACAACATTTTGTGCAACAGGGCAATAAGATTATTATCGAATGTCATGCAGTTATCAAAGACATCAAAGATATACCCGAAAGTCATGCCATGTATTGGTTGTTGAGAAACAACGAAGGCAGGCTGAGCCGCAGTTTAGGTATCCGTGGTATCAGACCACTGGCAGTGGTTATGACCAGAGCATTTGGTAAACGTGGCACAAAAGATGTTGTTGTGGTAAATCAAGCCGGGGAGGTAATCAAGGAAGATGGTAACCCAGTCGGTCGAGCACTGAGATAAATTCTGGAGCGGCCTTACGCAAGCTATTGCCTCTTCTTTTTTCCAACTCATATGTGCTTCGCAACCATTCTTGCCAATTGGCTTCTTGATCTGGGTCGTCCAGCATCATAAAATTTAACAAACTTTCTACTTCACGTTTGTATCCCAGGTTGTCAATATTATCTCGTAATTTATTATTAATTATTGTTTTCAGCTGGCTAGGCATACTCCGAATACACTGATGCACAGGCATATGAACAATGTTAAGGAAGAAGGCAAGACCATATTCTCTTAGTTTTAAGTATATATTATCTAGATCAAACACATTAGTGTTTGTTACAGTCACGCACAGTGCTACATTAATATTTTTATTTGTTTTTTTTATAGCGGCCCATTTTTGTATATTTTTTTGAACAATCTGCCATTCAGCTCCATAACGTATGTATTCAAATAAGTGATCAGTAGCGTCTATGCTTAGATCCACGGATACTTTTTTATAATGTGATAGGATATTAACATAATCATCCCGCCAGATGGTAGTATTTGTATTAATATGCAAAGTTTGGTTTTTGCTATGCCCTAATTCTACATTCCATTTTAGTATATCCCATAGTCTATCCAACAAAAATGGCTCAGCACCAAAAATATCCAAGTGTTCGGCATTTGGCAAAATGCGCTTTAAATCGTCCCAAAGCTGGTGATTTTCTCGGTCATAACTTTTTTGTATACTAGCCCAGCGTTGTTTGTAGTCACTGTAGATAATATTTGGATCTTCGTATACATGATAATAGTCAGCAAGCCATTTTGAACTTACTTCAGGCCAGCACATGGTACATGCAAGATTACAGGTGTTGCCTAGTTTAAGATCGACTAGTTTTGGTGAGTCAGCCGGCGGCAAATCAAATTGTTCCTTGGCTACAATACGACGACTTTTACGGCCAACACGTTCTTCTTGCCAACATGCATCACAGTTTGGATGCTCAATGCCTTGTGCCAAACTGTCAATTATTTCATGACGTGTTTTGCTGTTCCACGCATCATCAAGAGTGTGACTGTGCCAATAGATCCAATCACCGTTGTCGTCTTCTAAATAGCTACGACTGTGACAACACAGCAGAGCCCTGCCGGTGTTGTGCAATGCTAAACCTTGTTCAGCCCAAGGGCAACTTAGTTTGTTATCCAATCTTGAAACTCTATGTTAAACTGTTCTGCAGCCTCAACAGACTCAAAACAGTAGGTATGCTCATACACATCTGTGTATTCTACTGTGGTCCACTGATGCTTGGGCACGTTTTTATTGCACCAAGTTTTAGCACGATTTTCCAAGTCACTGTGCACAGCTACACAAGTGCCAGGCTTCCATTTCAGTCGATATTCAAATATTTCTTGGGGTGTCATGTGGATTTAATCTTGTTCCATATTTTTTCAGCAGCTGGATATCGAGTCATTGCATCTAATTCTTGTTCTATACTTTCCATCATCACAGTATCTTTGTATACCATGTTTTCACGCCACTGTTGATAGGGCGACTGTTGGTATTCTACATGACGCACCCAAAACTCCTCGCTGTCAATTTTTATACGAGGTTCCCACTGTCCTGTGATTTTGTTAAACCAAAGGGGTTGTTCGCTCATTGCAACTCCGGGCAGTTGTTTTTGCTTACAATGTTGAGTTCAACACTGTGCATGTCTTCTACGTCGTAGGCAGAGATATCCATCTTCATAGTGTTATATAGCGTTTGCTCAGGATACACACGAACCTTTTGCATATCGGCATTAAGCAATACGTCTGCTGTGTCGCCGCCTAGATTTGGAAACCACCAACACTGTTCTGCTACTGGTACACGGTTGCTGTTAAAGATGGTCACCAACAAGTGTGGTTGTTTATAAAATGTGTTCACAACCATTTTACGACCGCGGGTGCTATCAGTTGCGTATCCTTCGTTGCGACAGAATACACAGTCTGTATCCACAAACAGCATGCCTGGATCGTTATCAGCAAGTCTACTGCGAACACCTACTCTACGCAGTGTATCTTTGAGACTGTCTATGTAGCCTTCTTTCCAACTGATATTATAACTGACATTCAGATAAGGTACACGGTTTTCTACAGTGTATTCTAGTCGTGTAGTTTTTATTTCGTAGCTCTTACTCGGAAAATCGTTAAGCACGATTTCCAGCAAACGGTCTCCAGACGCTTGTTCTTTTTCGATACTGGCAAGCGTGTTGCTGATTCGGTTGCCTTCCAGTTTGCTCTTGTCACGGCTGATCGTAGCAATGCGTTCTGCGATGTCGCTTTCTTGTACCCAAACATCTATTACCAGCCGTACACCCTGCGCACTCTGTGTTCTGGACACATACTTGAAGTTGTAGATATAACCACTGCTGTAGTTCAGTAGATCGCGTCTTACAACGTCGTTGACGTCAACTTCGGTTTCACTTACTAACAGTGTGCCCACGGCTTGTTCTACTGCCAGTGCAAATGCCTGTTGTCTTGCTTGCTGTTCAGTGGCACCGACACCTTGTACACGAATTTGATATGCTCGCTGTTGTTCGTTCTCTGCGTTATAGAGATACATCCAGCGTCCTGCATTAACAATAACACTGGCCCACTGCGGGTCAATTGCTACTGCATGGGTTGAGATCAAACTCAACCCTAACAGCATGCCGGCAAACAGCTTTTTCATATCAGTTACCAAACATCTTAGCACGAACTTGATTTGCAACATCTACGTTGTCCTCACTCCATTCATACTTTACCACAAAGTATGTGTCGCCGTTTTTAGCCTTGGTCTCGTAGCTTTTGGTTTTAATAAATCCACGCAGTTTACCGCTGGCAGTGCTTGTTTTCAGTACATTCACTGTGGTATTTTCTACAGTTTCGGCAATCCGGCGACTGGTGTTGTCTTGGCCCGGAGTTGCACCTTGTGCGACTTCGCCTTCTAGCTCTGCGGCACTGTATTCAACAGCGGTACCGTCCATGCGATTTACAGCATTGTCAGTGGCCTTTTCCAACGAACGAGCAACAATGTTCACACGGCGTTCACTGGACACGTCTTCTTCGTACATGAATCGCACCATCTTTTCTTTGGCATCTATTTCTGCCATCACTGGTGCTTGTGCCTTCCAACTTGGTGCACGGCCCAATACTTCAATGCGCTTGAGATTGCCAAACGTGGTGTACACAATTTTAACATCTTCGTCGAATTCAAGACCGACAGTGCGTTCTTTTACAGCAGTCATGTTGCTATCAGGTTGTTGAACAACAGTGTTGTTGCTCAGTGGATTCAAGCTGGAACAACCAGCAAGTACAGTGCTCGCAAGAGCTACAGCTAGGATTGACTTATTCATAATAACTCCTCTTTAAACTACAGTTAACATACTAGCAGGAACCTTGTAGGTTGTGCGACCGAAAGGTGTAGCACCTGCTTGAACTACTTCAACAGTTTTACGATTTACTTTGGTTACAACGCCACGTACAACAGTGCCATTGCGGGCTGTAAATTCAACATCAGAACCTTTTACAATGCTGCGAATATTGTTGCGGCTCAGGCGGGTTTCTTTTTGACGAACTGCTGTATATATGTTACGTAACTCATTAAAGTTTTCAAGTGCGTTGATTGCATCAACTGCGGCTTTAACACGTGAATTCATTGTCTAGTCTCCTTTAACACGTTATATTATTATAATAAAGGAGACTGACAACATTGTCAACCTTTTATTTGTAAAGGTTAGATGGAAATTGACTTTACAGCCAAACGATAGTTGCTGATAGCAGTGCGTACAGTTGAATACTGTGCTTCAGTGACTGCTTCAAAAAAGCTTTTGGCTTTGTTGTCGGTGATGTATCCGGCAAATGCATTGCTAGATGCTTCCATCTGGTCAATGGCAGTATCTACCGCTGTGTTAACTGTTTTTGTGTATTGATCTACATTCATCATTTCACGGGCTTTTTCAAAATCAAACATGTGGTTCTCCTTTAATGTTTAAGTTGCAAGTATATATGATATTTTTGTGCATTGCAACATTTTTCTTATCTTTTTGCACTAAAAAATATCAAGGTAAATATCCCATAACAGAAGGAACAACAAAATGTTTGGATGGCTAAAAAAATTATTTACTAGTACCGATGATGGCTTGTATACGCAACCCGAAAAAACTGCGCCTACTACAACTCCAGAGCCGTTACTCGGCCATGTTGCTGACATTCACGGTGTAAACAACACGCAAAAGCCTAAAGCGGATTTAGACAAAATGACCAAAGCCGAATTAGAAACCTACGCAAAAGAAAATTTTGATGTAGACATTGACCGACGTAAAAAGAAAGCCGATCTAGTAGCCCAGGTAAAAAGTCTAGCAAAATGATGTCCGATTCTCAATGGTATTGCCCGATGCCGTTCCGCAGTGTTTACAGCGAGCACGATGGGGTAAAACCTTGCTGTAGCTACGCAAAACGATTTACTGGCAGTATCGACGAATGGTTGGCTAGCGATGAACTAGAGCAATTACAACAAAAGTTTTTGCGTGGCGAGGTTGATAACGACTGCAGATTTTGCAAAAAACAGGAAGAAAATGGGTTTTCTAGTACAAGACAAAAAGGTCTAGAGGACCATCCTGACTTTTATACAGAAACTAATATTACTGAGTTTGATTATCGCAGTAACAATCTTTGTAATTTCAAGTGTCGTAGTTGCTATGCAGGTGCAAGCAGTGCCTGGTTAGCTGATTTAAAACAAAGCGACTATATAAAAAATCTACAGCCTCCTGTAAACAGCAAGTTGGTATTCAATAATAGCAAAAATCAAACCTGGATTGCTGACAACATTGAACAACTGCAAATTGTAACACTTGCCGGTGGAGAACCCACCTTGATAGACGAGGTAAAAAACCTTGTGTATCAACTGTCCAACGCCAAAGAAAAGGATCGCCGTATAGTTATGATCACAAACGGCAGTGTGTTTGACGACTTTTGGCAGGAAATGTCAGAAAAGCTAGGATATTATCTAGCGTGGGCAATCAGTTTGGATGCTGTAGGCGAACAAGCCGAAATAATAAGACACGGCACTAACTGGACAGAAGTTGATAAAAATATCAAGAAGATTGTTCAAGTAGGAAAAAGTGTGGTATTTAATACCACTGTCAGTAATCTCAACCTATTGCATCTAGGTCCTTTACAAAAATACATATCAGACATACGCCATGAAAAACATGCCCGAGGACATATATGTAAGCAAACTGCAAAATCTGTGTGGATGCCCGAGTTTATGAATCCAGTTAATTGGCCCGACGATCTTAAACCCATGGTACTAGAAAATTTAGATCAAACTATTGCTGTTGAAAGCTTTGAGGATAGCCGTGTATGGCTTGAACAGCTTCGGAAGCAGATTGCACAGCACAAGTTTGACCCTGCGCTGTGGCAAACACAGGTTAACTATAACAAAGAGCTAGATCGGATTCGCGACGAAGACTTTCGCACGTTGATTCCGCTGTCATCACATAGTCTTTAGCAAACGGGTGACTGGCTAGATTTTTCATCTTGCTTTCGCACTGAATATCAAAGTATTCACTGAACGTAGCAGCCCATTCGCTCACAGCATGATTCCAATAGAAATCACTGTGCGCTCTCAGTTTTTGTTTTTTGTATCCAGCAGCAAGCAGTGCAGCCATATCCGGCCGGACCGTGCTTGAATGCCCATCCAAGTAGTCTTCCCTTGACACGCTGTAATGACATGCAGGGCGTACACCACGCCAGCTGTCAATAACACGCTTAACCCTATCGTCATCCACATCAATATATTCGCCTTCTCTTACCCAATGATGATGTATGTCTAGTACGAGCGCCAAATCTTTAGCCAATTCGAGGCTGGCATCCAATCCCCATCCGCATTCATCGTTTTCGATTGTGATGCAGTTTCGTGCTTCGGTGCTGAGTCTTGGGAGAGCCTCTTTGATGCCTTGTGGACCTTTTCGACCCGATATGTGTACGTTGATTTTAAAGTCCTGGAAGGAACGACCGTAACCCATCCACCTGGCCATATCGGCATGATATTCAAACTCCTCTATACTGCGTTCTACAATACTATCACTATCGCTAGCAAGCACACAAAACTGCCCAGGATGAAAGCTGATCCTAACATTCTGTCTACGAGCGGCGTCACCGACACGAGCAAATGCTTTTTCGCAATACTCACGTACACTAGGTAACTGCCAAAAATAGCGCCAGCTAGGCTCAGTGTACATAGGCAACTGATTACTACCCAGTCGAACCATTCGAAGCTCATTTGGTAATCCTCCTACATAGTTTACCAGATTCAAACATGCCTGTGTGTTATGAACCATGAGATCCCAAAGACGCTGTTCTGCATCTTCGCGAGTTTGACGATTAAGCCAGGCCACAGTTGTACACCGTTCAGTTAATGGGCGCTGAATTTCTTCTAACAGCTTTTTAGATTGAGTTTGATCTGGATGCAAATACTTGCAACAGAACCCTACACGTGGGTGCATATACCTATCCTTAGTCGTCGTTGTCTAACAACAACTCTAACACATTTTTGTAGGTATCGCAAGTGAAATTATCAAGTTCTAGTAAACTTTCATCTACATCATCACCGACGTCGATTGCAACAAACTGTGTTTCTGGATATGATTCTATTGCGTGTTTAAGTTCTCTGATATACATTTTTTCATTGCGATCGTGCAGTTTATCTCCTGTGATGTCAGGTGCAACTTTGAAATGCATGAGCAACAAGATGTCGTGAAAGTCAGCTATCAGCATCATACAACACAGTTGATCTTGATGTATAAAAGTTTCTTTGTAGTCGTGTTCGAACAGCCTAACACCGCCAGGGCGATCAAGGCCAGCATTTTGATCTTTGGGTACATGAAGATTGGTGTTGCTGTGCATTTTTCTTGCTATCAACTGTTTGTTAGTGGGCAAATCCATGCTAACAATGTTGTCAGTGTACCATTCTTGAAAAGTAGCCGGTCCTCCCCACAATGGGCCCACTGCTCGCATGTCATCAAAATCATAGCTCTTACGCTTGATGCTGTTGTCGTCTAGTATCCATGCTGAACGAGTGATCATTCGCCAAATCCTTGCCATCTGTATGCGCCAAGACAGATCCAGATAAATGATTGTCCGTTTCCTGGATTACTGTTAAACATAATATCACCTTTGGTACCGCTCCAATTTGGCACAGTGTCAGTGTGTCCAATTTGATTTTTGCCGACAACTAACTTGGGCACACTAACAGTGCCGTCTTGTTTAACAATCAACTGTCCTTTGTTGTTTGTGCCAATTTGTAGCTCCTGATCTCTGTTGGTACCAACGAAGGCAGTATTAGTCTTGTGCTTGCCAACAACAACACTTACTTCTTCGTCCCACACACTGAGACTGCGTTCTGGACTGTTTGTGCCAATGCCAAGACGAGTTTTTGTTATTGTAACATTGTTAATATTTGCAGTGCCGTTTACTTCAAGCTTTCTTAGAGGCGCAGTTTCAACCACAGTGTCATGCAATCGTCCATTGTTTATCAACGGCTGACCGTCTATGATTGCACTATTGATGTTAATGCCTGTTTTAGCAATCTGTGCTGTAACTTTGTCAGTTACAGTGTCTTGCCACTGATCTTGTACTCTTGTTTTTACTGCGGCTGTAATCTGCTCAGTGATTCCGTCCCAGGCCACGCCTTGAACATTCAAATTGTCTACCACTGTTAAACTGTTCACAGTAGCGGTCTTAGCAGATAGATCACCCACTACTTCTATGTTTTTACTTACAAAGTCATTTTCATTAACAACCACACCTGGCATCAGAGTTAAACTGACTTCTTCACTTTGATCTTCGATGCCCGGATACATCTTGTTTAATTGACTCTTGTTCAGTGTCATTGTGCGTGTGACTGCTTGATTTACCAATTTCGGTACATCTGCAGATTTAATTGTGCGTTCAATGTTCTGGTTGAGAATTTGGGGTAGCAGTGCATCCACTTTAGCATCAACCGCGTCACCGGCTAAAAAGGCTGGAAGCTCTTGCTCAACTACATCGCGAATGGTTGCACTGAACTCCAGTTGTCCTTTCTCCAGCACACGTTGATTGATTTTTTCTTTTACTTCGGTACTGATACTGTCTAGGATTTTTTTATCTAAGCCGGCTGTGAGACTGCGAGTTATTTCTTCAATCAGTGCACGATTGTCACCGCGATTAACAAAAGCATTGCCATTGAACAGGATATTGCCAGCAATTTCTAAATCCTGTACTTTAGCATGTTCTATTATTTCTAGATTTTTGGCTACCAAACTGTTTTCTGCAACAACAGTGTCAGGTAACAGTGTAAGCTCTACACTGTCAGCATTGTCATCAATACCTGGGAATGAAGTTTTAAGAGATTCTCGATTTATGCGAACTGCACGGTCGACATTTTGCTTTACTAGGTTAGCAATATCAGTGGATTCCACCGTACGGTTAACCAGCTGATTTATAATTTGGTTGCTCAGTGTATCAATTTTCTGCTCAACTTCCGCAGTATTGAGCAACAAAGGTATTTCTTGTTCGACTATATCTTTTACTGTTTTATTGTATTCCAGTCTGGCTTTGGTTATTACTTCGTTTGTTATACTGTTTTTTACTGAGTCAGTTATACCAGATACAACTGTTTGATCTATGCCGGCAGTGATCGATTTTGTAATATAATCCAGCAGTTTGCTATTGTTCCCGGTGCTGACCAATGAATCGCCGTTGAACTTTAATTCTCCGTTTACTTCTAGATTTTCAAGTTTAGCTGTTTCCATTGATTCAATATTTTTTGCAATCAATGTAGATTCAACAACAACATTGTCTGGCAAGATGGTTAGTTCTGGTTTAGTGCTGCTATCCTGTATACCAGGAAAACTATCCAGTACAGTATCTTTGTTAAAACGTATTCTTTTTGCCAAGTGTCTATCAACAGCAGTATCAATGTCTGTTTGCGACAGCGAAGTGCTCACGTGCTGATTTACAATCTGATTGATTGCAATACGAATCTGTTGTTGTACTTCTTCAGAATCTAATAGTTTTTTTAATGCTTCTTGGTCAGACATGTCGCCTCTTTAGGTCCAGGGTTACACAATGGAACCCTCCGCCTAGTGTTCTACTGTGTCTCAGCTCATGGGGGATCACTGTGAAATTATTTCTTTCTAATGTATTTATTAAGCGATCTTGTTTGCGATCCACCACAACTGTACCTGGGTCAACGCTTAACACATTCATAGCAATCCATTTGCTGGCATAAGGGTATTCATAAAAGTCTTGTGCTACAACATCATCGACCCATATGATATTCCAATCAGACAGTGCTTCGGGTAACTGATCGAGCTTTACACGCTGTGAGTTAACCAACACTGTGCTATCGCTAATAGCACAAATAGTACTGTCGATGTGCACACCAGCATAAAAGTTTACTTTTTCAATGTTTTTTTCTGGAAACTGCTCGCATAACCATTGATATGCAGCTTGATTGCCACTGTTGCTTTCAAGGAACAACCAGGTGTCGCCTAACCGACAAACGTTTGCTGCATCCAACACCATGCCTGAATCTCTTGGCATTTTAATCACTGGCACATCTTCAAGAACATGACTTAATGTTTCTATTTCTTGATCTCTACTAGGGTACATCATGGCACAGTCTACAACTGTTGCATCGGCTACTAACAGTCGGTCTCTAGGACAATAATTGTACATGCCATTGGTTTTTTCAAAGTCCCGGTGTTGCGGCCTATGCACTGTTACGCCTTGCTTTTCCAGTATATCAGCAAGAGCATCGAGGTCTTCTTCACTTTCTTCAATCACATGAGGTGCAACTGGGCCGCTGGGCAAGGGTGATTTTTTCCACAGGGTGCGATCTTTTTCCAACTGAAACACAGGATCTTGATCGGGCCAACAAGCACCCAGTGCACTGCCTACCACAATGCTTTCCAGCGGTGCCCATTCGTTAGCTGAGTACACCTTAGGCAGTTTCATTTCGCACACCTGTAAGCTGAAGAGTGTATCTAGGAGTCATGCCAACGTTAGCAGCTAGATGAAGTGTGTCCCCTGTCCAGGTAACAATTTGTCCTTTATACCAATTTACCAATGGCTGACTGTCAATTTCAAAATAGTGCCCGCTTTGCCAGTCGTCCAAAAACACTACACTGCGTACAATGCGGTTTAAATCTTCTATGCCATGTAGATTTCGGAAACGTTTGTAGGTGTCACCGTGACATGGTAAAGTGGTGCCGGGTCCCATTTTATACAGGCTCCAACTAAAATGATCGTAGGGAAAATAGTCTTTGAATCCGTCTATCCACAACGGTTTTGGATTCCGCATGTCATACATGTCACCGGTAAACTTGGTTTGTGTATATCCTAGCTTTCTCCAACGTGCAAGACTCTCTGCATCATTGAAAGGTTCATTGATGTAATCCAAGGACTCTAGGTCTGCTAGAGTCCACCAAGGATCAATAATTTGGTCGTGTGTTACCATAATGGATCACTTCATAGTTGCTGTTAAAGTCTAACGGAGTTTTTCTCCAAGGATCCACAATAATACTACCAGCTGGAATGTCGAAGTAGAAAGGATCTTCGTCTTCTGTGCCAGTATACCCATAGGTAATACCTCTGTTGTGTGCTAGTAATACCACACAAGGCTCGTTCACGCTGTCAACAACATTTTCTGTGTCGTCGGCCAGAGGATCAACATACACAACATCAACACCAGCTTGCTCTACATAATAACCTATCAATGTGCTGTAGCTACCGATGCAGTATTCTACATCTGGTTTATACGCCTTGCCATGGATAACAATAGGCATGTCGCCTTTACGCATGTCAATGAGATATTCAGCTAGGTTCTTTGCCTGTATCTCGCGAGCATGCATAATTGTGTCAAATAAATCGTAACCAATGTCATATTTTTCTGCTAACCAACGCAGGGCAATATTGTCACGAGGATGACAAGCACCAGCATCGCCCATGCCTGCTGTCATGTACTTTGGTCCCATGATACGCATGGTACTGTTAGCGAGTGCGTCAGTTACTACGTCAACATCAATATTGCCAATGCGTAATGCAAAGTCCTGAATCATGTTAGCAAGTCCGACTTTGGCACTAATAAACGTGTTATAGAAAATTTTAATTGCTTCGCACTCGTCCCAGGTGCCTGTTACATAACGAGGATCGTTTGTCATCATTTTTTTGTAGATTTCAATCAATGAGTGCATTGCTGGATCATCGCCTGATTCGCTGCCAATCATTACCATTTCTGGATTGGTCATGTCCCATTTCACACTGCCCATTGCAATCAAGTAGGGATTATACAAGAATGTGTGATCACTGTTTAATCGGCTAGCAAATTTGCGTCTCGTGGTTCCTGGCAACACTGTACTGATAAGCACGATGTTTTTTGCACTGTTTGCATGCTTGTTAACTGCATCAATAGCACTGATTACAGCATCATGTCCAAAGTCTTTTGGTTCCATGTGCGAGCTGGGCACACTGCCGTCGTAACCTTCTTCGTGGGGAGTTGGAACAGCGATAAATATCCAGTCACTTTTATTGACTACTTCGTCAATCTCGCATACAATAACTGTATCGCTTGTACGTGGTGCGATATCATATCCACGTGTTTCGTAGTGTTGTGCAAACACTTCTGCGCAATCTAGGCCTAGTTTACCGAGACCAATAAAACCAATATTCACAATGACAATTCCTCTTGACAGTTTGTATCATTACATAGACGACCAATTCGACGGTAATGCTTTAATTTATCGTTTTTATCCGCATGGGTCCAAAAATCAAAGCAATTTATGGCCTTTGCGTGATTTGCAACCCTATGATACAATTATAAAGCCAATTGTGATTTGTCACGACCAGGAACCTCTCCAATTTGACTGGTATAGTGCAGATGCACAGCAAGATTACCTACATGAAAATTTTGACCCTGCCTTGCATGTTTATTTGCAAGAATGTAATTTGGATTTTGATACCTGGGCAAACATTTACAAAAAGAAAATACTATTGCACAGTGAAATAAACAGTGACCAAGTAGAACAGTATCGCAAAAGATTCAGCACTGCATATTGGTGGAGTCATGCTGTGATTGCTCGAGATTGGTATCGATATGCTGAAGTAGATCCATCCGTGGTTAAACAGCCGAGAAGAATAAAATATTTGTTCAATGTGTATTGCAGAGCTTGGACCGGATCCAGACAGTATAGACTGAAGTTTTTAGAACTGTTAAACAACAGTGCTGTGTGTTCTAGCACTAGAACAAGGTTTAATCCATATGACAGCGACACTCACTATAGCAAGTATAGTTCTGCAGAATTTGCGTTTGAACCGAACACAGCAGAATCTGCTGGCAGTGCCACATACTGTGCTAGTGATGTTAGATCCAGTTTGTTTGATGTTGTGCTAGAAACTGTAGCCGATCAAAAGCGAATAATGCTTACAGAAAAAATACTAAGACCAATTGCGTGTTGTCAGCCGTTTATTCTCATGGCCGGGCCCGGCAGTTTGCAAGTTCTCAGAGACTATGGGTTTCAAACATTTGGACGATGGATTGACGAAGGCTATGATGAAATTGAAGATCCAGTGATGAGAATGAGTGCAATTGTAAACGCCATGGAGCAGGCAAAGAACAGCAACATTATGCGTCACAGCGACAACATCTTTGCTGTAGCTGAATACAACAAAAGACGTTTTTTCAGCACTGAATTTTTAGAAACTGTAACCAATGAGCTGAATCAAAATTTGCGAGCTGCTAGTCATTCAGCTTGGTCTAAAAGACAACTACCTTGCTTTGACAAAAGCCAGCTAAATTTGAGCGTAAGCAATCATGATCCTGTGCCACTGTCAACAGCAGCGGATCTGTGTAAAAATTACATTCCGACAAATCCACTGCTGTGGTATCAATAGTTGTTGATAACTCCGTCCCAGTTTGCGTCTGGTTCGTTGTCTATGTAGTTGCGTACACGATTTAAAAAATGTTGATAAAAGCTGTCCAACTCTCCGCCGAACCTGCCTTTTAGATTTTCTGCTGCGTCTTCGCAGAACTTCCATTCTCGACGGTAATAGTTTTGCATCATGTTTTCGTGCAATTCAATTAAACGAGGCAAATGAGGAGCTTCTTCCATAGTGCTGGTATTATCTCCACTTAATAAACACCAACTTTGAATAACTTCTCCCTGGTCACTGTACCGTACACGGTCTAGCGGCACTATACTGTACTGTGTTTTGAGTGTTTCAATATCAACATCACTTTCTTCGAGTTGATCCTTTTCTTTTCCAAATATTACGTGCATGTAATCTCCTTGTAAATAGTTCTATGCCATATCAATTTGACATTATAAGCGATACATTCATCGAGTCTTGGCCTGACTTAGATTTATCTATGATAGCAACCAGTCCCTACTGTATTTTTGCAGGCGGAGCCGGTCACGATCGAAATACTGTAGTAGACTTTTTAGTAGACCTACAACAGTGCTACGATACTGTTTTTTACATCGACGGCGACGATGAACACATTGTGGAACTGCCGCACAGTATTGACGACAGTTACGAAGATTTGTTATCTTCCCTAGGAGAGAGCGATGATCTTGTGTATTTGCAAAATCATGTTGTGATTGCAAATCAAATTGCCATTGTTGGAACAAATGGTTGGTGGGACTTTGCATTTGATCCTTATGTAGATCCACAGCAGGCAAAACAGTGGTGGTGTGCAGAAAACCATCTTGGCCCTGAACATGCATCTGAAGTTCGCGAACTGGCACTTGCCGATGCAACATATCTAATCAACACTCTCGAACGCTTGCACTCAATGGACCAAGTTGAAAAAATAATTGTTGTTACACATACAGTACCGCTTTATGAATTGATAGAGCATGATCCAGATGTCACTGAAAGCATGAATTCATCTATCATGGGCAACAGTGTTTTTAAAAGTTTAATTAAACAAGCACCTGTGGAAAAAGTGGATACATGGATATTCGGCCAGTACGGCGGAGACATTGACACTGTTAAACATGGTATTCGATTTGTTAACAATTGCCGAAACCAACGCACAAGCCGACATGCCAAGTCTGTGTACCACCCTAAACGTATTGTAGTTACGCTATAACTTCGTCTGGTTCCAGTTTAATTTGCAGAGGATATCCTGCGCCTCTAGCCTGTATAGTGACTTCTACACCTTTTTGCTCTGCTAGTTCGTATGGCATTACTGCAACAGTGGCACTGCCGCTGTTGTGAATCTCGTCAGTTAATGCAAATGCTGTATCGTTGCTGTATCCAAAGTGATCCATTAAACTGTCAATCACAAAATCTACAGTGGTTGCATTGTCATTCAAGTATATCACTTGATACAACGGTGGCATCTTGAGTTTACTTTTTAATTGATTTTCTGTTTCTGATGCTGGCATTTTTTTGATTCCTCAAAGTGTAGCGGCCATGTGACCGCTACATGTATTTAACAAAAAGTTACGACTTGTGAACAATCTCAATCTTTTTAGGTTGTAGACGTTCTGGCAGAAGTCGTACTAACGACACAGTAAGAATACCGTTTTCCATGGTCGCTGACTTGACTTCAATGTATTCAGCCAATTGAAATGTGCGAACAAACTTTCGACCGCTGATACCTTTATGCAGGTATTCTGCTGCAGATTCTTCATCAGTTTTGTTCCCTTCAATGACCACTTGTCCGTCCTTGAAACTGATATCAACTTCTCCTTCGGCAAACCCTGCTACAGCAACTTCAATACTGTACTCATCTTCACTGTGCTTGATAACATTGTAGGGCGGATAGTTAGTCGAGCCTTCGCTGACTCGGTTTAGGTGATCTAGTCTATCAAACAAACTGTCGATACCGATCGCATTACGATAAAATGGGGCTAGATCTGTGCTTGTAAGTGTACGTGTCATAATTTTCTCCTTTGTTTAGCAAGAATGACTTTGTAACCCGACTTTCGGCGTTACACTACTATTTATAATGCTTCTTGAGTGATTATTCAAGAAAAAAGGTTTAATAGGTTTGATTTTTTTGTTTAGCGAGTTGTTTGAGATGTCTTGAACGTGCTTTCTGCTTTGCAATTTTTCTTTTATGACTGGGTTTTTCGTACTGCTCACGCTGACGTACTTCCCAAAGACGACCGTCGTTGCTGACTTTCTTTTTTAATTTTCTAATTGCTTTTTCTACGTTATCGTCGTGAACTCTAACGGTGCGTCCTTTTATCAAAATTTATTTTTCTCCTTTGTCTGTTAAATATTTTTCTACAATGTCTCGCTCGTGGTCACTTAGCATGTCTGGCTCATAGGTACCGTCGGCTAGTTTGTCAATTAATAACTCTATATATGAGTCATCGTTTAGAATACTAGTATTTTGATCTTTGTCTACTTCTATCCACTTTGCACCGTTGTACTTGTACAATTTAGTAGGAAGATGATCTACACGTAGAAACAAATCGCCTTTTGTGGGCTGCTCTGGGAAGCGTGTGCCAAAGTCTACATTTGTATCTATATCTATGTCTGGTCGTGCAACAATGTCCTTGAAGCTGACACTAAATGCTTCTTTGGCGTATACTTTGCCATTGTACTGCACATATCCGTTGCCAAGATCGCTATAGTTTGGATCGTCCTCGAATCGTGCTTCTTGAATTGCATCTTCGAGATCCGGCAGTATTGCAAACTTGGCTTTGTCTGCGTTGGGCTCGTTGTTGTCCACAACTGTTTCTTCGTAAACCATAACAACATGCGGCTCATCATCAAGATCGTCAATTTCAACTGAGTTTAACTCTTCTGGTTCCGGGTAAACGATAATCGGCTGAGTATGCACTTGGTCTGATAAGCTGTGCGTGTCCTCAACTTCTGTATCTCTCTCTCCAGTATCGGTATCTGTGTCTGATAATACAAGCTCGGGTTCTGTTTCTTCATTGTTTCCATGATATTCACCGGAATGTGACTGGCTGGCTCCAGACTCTCCAGTCTCTTCTGAATCTTGTGGTGTAATTTCCTCACGGATGGATGCACGATCTTGTCTAGTCCAATTAAATGTATACTGACTTGCAATAAGCAGTAGCACAGCTAGCGGGTCAAATACAAATATAATAACAATTATAACCCAGCGAACTGCTTCTTCCAGCATGTTTTTGTTTGCTTCGTCGCCGTAGATAAACTCTGCAATGTATTTAATCGGACCGACTTCTGCTTCTAGTTTGCGATACTCTGCTTCAAGCTGGAATTTTTCTTCCACCAGTTGATCCATTTCTGAGTTTGCTTGACTGATGCGTTGATTTTGCTCTTGTATCACAGCACCAATGTCTTCGCCAGTGGTTTGTCCTAGCTGAGACCTTAGTCGTGCAATTAATGCATTACTGTCGTCAATTTCGCTTTCTGCTCTACCACGAAGTCTTGCAATTTCTTCCTGAGCCGAGGCTTTCAGCTCCTCTACTTTTGCAAATATGCTGTCACGATCTGCTTGTAAACCTTCGCGATAATCTCTAACTGCTCTTGCAGTGCCTCCACCGTATGCACCATCTGGTCTGGCGCCTACTAGTGCTTGCAGTCGTTTAACTGCTTCTTCGTCAGTGGTGTCTATATTGCTCATGTCATCCAGTCGAGCAAGTTTTTCGTCCAGTTCAGGTAATTGTCCAAGGAAAAATTCTTTGTCTGATTCTAACTGCTGGTTGGTTGAATCAATTGCAGGTTGTATTCGATCATATGCTGTGTCAATGCGAGCTTGTTCTCGGTCAATCTGTGCCTGGATATTCACATCTGCACCAGTGCCTGACGTTTGCACATCTTGTATTTTTATTTCTGCTCGCTCGATGACAGCTCGCTGTCTGGCAATCTCTTCGTCAATGCGCTCAATTTGTGCTACACCTTCGCCGGCTGTAGCAGTTTGTTCGATGTGTGCCTTTGACAAGAAACCAAAAATACCCATGCTAGTGATAAACATCAATATAATCACTGACAGGCCAAGATAGGTACGAAGCCACCAGTTGGCTCTGTTCCAGTATTTGTGTAACCACACTGCTGTAACAAGCTTGCCAACTTCCAGTGCGCCGCCCATGATAATAATAGGCACTGCTGCCGCGGCAAATATAGCCACCAAGCCTGCTACTGAATAATAGATTGCCACAGCACTGATAGTAAGTGCAGTAACAAGAGTGAGTACAGCTAAGAACATAAGTTTATTTATCGCTTAATCCGCTACACCAGAACTGACAGGTTGACGTACTAGCAATTACATTGTTGTCAATCTGCAATTTTGCAAACAGTTCTGTGGTATTTTTAAAATTAATGCTGTCTGCTAGATAACAGCATGCGCTGATTCGACCTTGTGCATCTAAATACACACTCGGTATAGAAAGATGCATACAATCCTGTGCTTCTGCAGGCTTGTTAGAATTCCACATATCCAGAAAAAAATCACTGGGCTCTAACATGTACTCTTCGCCGGTGCGGAAATCTCTTGCATGACTTTTGTGATACCTAAAGGTTTTCACGACCTTGAAATCACGGAACCCTAACTGTTGGCTGAGCCTGTAGCATTCCATGAATTGATGCTGGTTATGCTTGAATGGTATAAATTGCCAAACAGCAGTGCCTTTGTTGTTGATAAACTCGCTGGCATTGGCTATAATTTTATTCCAATCAGTGTTTTGTCTATATATCCTATGAGTGTCTTTTAGTCCATCTATGCCAAAATAGATTTCATGTCGGCGATACTCCAGAGATTGTGCAAGCTGTTTCCACCAAGCTCGGTTACGTAAACTGCCATTGGTGTGTATCTGTACAAAAACATCGTCTGGGATTAAATCAATTAAATCGATAAAATTTCTATGTGCTATCGGGTCACCGTCGTTGCCGCAGAACTGCACAGCTTCAAGGTTAGGCAATGCATTTAATGTTTCTACAAATGAGTCTATATCAAGATCAGTTTCCACAAGTCCAGGGCGTAGTCCAAATCCATTGACGTTTCTCGGGCATGCGGGACACCATGCATTACACCTACTGCTAGCTTCTACATGTAACCATTTAACAGCATCAACGTTCATGCTTTGTTGGTATTTCCCACTCAGTGTTTTTCAGTACTGCATTTAACATATTTGTTGTAAGTCCTTGTCCAAGCTTTTTGAGCAGTACTTCACGACAAATCTGATTCCACACACGACTGTCAAAGTTAGAACTAGTATCAAGGATTGCAATCTGTATATTTTTTCCTACAATGCTTCTAGTGTGTAATGCTTCGCACAGTGCCCAAAATTTTACAAAAGGATTCGGTTGATGCGATAGATTTGCGGTTGTAGGCACTTGTCTAATATAGTACACATAATTTGGATTGTAACTGAGATAACAATTGTATAAAAAACACTGAGCACTAGCACTTCCTAATCTGCTAGCAATCAGTGCTTTTTCAATTACATCTATTTTTTCTGAACGTGTTCTAGCTCGTTCTACGTCATTGACCCAGTCTAATGCCACTCACTTTTTCCGAAACTGTGTCCACTTTGTCGGGCAAAGTATCTACAATCTCCCTTCCTTCAGATGCATACTTTTCTAAAGTATCAGCAGTTCCTGCTGGGTCTAAATACAAAAATGTGCCTAGAATGCCTAACAAAATGCCTATTACAAGTTTCATAACAACACCTTTTTCTCACTGTATTGTTATAATATACGTATATTATTTATCTGTCAAGTGTTATTTGAGTCTGGCGGTGTGCCAAGATTTTGAAGGCTGTTGATAGTGCGCTGTTCGCGCAGTGCCGCTACAACGGTCTGCCCGCTGATATCATCAATGTTGGCAATCTTGGTAATAAATTCACTTGCGCCACCTGTTTGTGTGTCCAGTGCATAACTTGCAACACCATCGGCCCAGGATATAGATAGACTTTTAGCTTGCCCTTGTAGATTTGCAAAATCAACACCTGTACTGGTTAAGATTGTCTTTTCTAGTGCAATTCGATTGCCCAAAGTGGACCAGTAGCCATTTGCAGTTTGTACTGCATTAGCAACATCAGTGCCTGCCAGGCTTGCCGAGAGATTGCTTACTACACCATTGATTTGTGTTTGTGCATCTGGAGCTAAACTAATACATGCACTGTCTATAGTGCCATACCCGTTTCCTGAACTAGTAATCCAACTCGGGAGTGTATTTCCTAACCCTCCGTAGATATCTGGATTAGACCCGTATACTCCATTTATAACATCGGTTATCAACGGAAATACACTTTCGCTGTTGCTAAACAAAATATCTGCAAACCCTTCGCTGGACACGTACTCAATGTTGGCCACAGTCAATGGTAACAGTGGATCGAAATCATAACCAGCTACACTACCAATGGCATCCGCAACAACATAAGTGCCATCGGCACCACTGCCCTGTGCAAGTGCATCAATGTCAATTTGTGCATCCGTTGGAATTGGCTGTGATAACGAATTTATATCTGGCAAATCTGTACTAACTTCGATGCTTTGAACAGTTGCTGCAATGGCTCCGGTACTCTTGCCTGAGATGTTTTTGATCTGCTTTAGACTTTTTGCAAGTGCTTTTGCACTTCCAGCAAGTTCAGGTGTAGTAGCTGTGCCACCTAGCTCGACTCCTAGATCAGAAAACACACTGTTTAACCCACTGCCCGAGTATATGTTGTAACTATTGCCTTCGGCATCTGGCGCTAGCAGTGTTGTAAAACTATTCGGCAATAGTATCTTGAGATCCAATAATTGGTCCAGAGATGTCACTGATACAGAACAGGACAGTATATCTAGGATATTTTGTAGATCTGTATCAGTAACAGTTTTCATAGCTTGATATATTTGACTTTCAGCCAATAAGCCAGGACTGCCCGACGTTAAACTTATTGTGTCAATAACACTGGCTTTTACACCTTGTGCAATCATTTGCGATCTGAATCCACTGAATCCTTTGGCAGACTTTTTGATTGTAGCAACTGTTAAACTGGGTTCTCCTAGTCTGTCTAGATATGCAAGGTTTATAGCATTGCCGGCATTTGCTAGGTCACTGCCGAACGCAGGTAAATCCGTGCTTACTTGACTGAATCCTCCTGTGACTAGATCATCCATGCTGGTAAAGGTGCTGCCCAGCTTTTCGTTGATAGCTGAACTACTTTCTATTAAACTGTTGTTTTGTATAATACCTGCACCAGCAATGCCATACACCTGTGTAAAAATAGTTAGATCACTGGGCAAAATTAAATTAATGTGAGATTCCACAATATCTGTAAACTTGTTGGTACTGTCGCTTGGATCTGTATCCAATAATGGGTATAGGCTATCACTTTTTAATTGGCGCAATGTAGCTGCCGCGCTTGCTCCTAGGTTAGAATCTCCGGCTGCGATCATTGTGCGATAACTGCTCACTGGCTCTACTGCACGATATGCAGCTATGTTTCCTACTGTTACTGGGTCAATACGTAACCCTCGATCTTTGCTGAGATAGGATCCTAGACTGGTCTGAAGAGGAGTTTTATTGGGCATGTCAAGGTCCTACAATGCTGTTAGGACTGCCCTGAGCTCTTGAATGGCCACAACTGTCTGGACATCCAATATACTGAATTGGGATTCCGCCGGCTATTGCTCTAGACGATCCTAGAGTTGTCACTGCTGAGCAGTGTGCGGCACATCCGGGCTGTCCGCAACAAGGATGAGGAGTAACACTGTCGCCGTTTACGCTGATTGGGCGACCATTTACAATCACACGAGGAACACCGCCGGTAGCTACACCACCGGCACCGTTCGCATCTCCTATCCTTACAATACTAGGCATGTTAACCTGTTATGATTTGTTTTTGAACTGGTTTTACTCCAGTGGTTGCTTCAATGTAACTGTTTTCCAACTCCTGTCTTGTTTCAGCAATCATGCTCACTGAATTGCGCAGCAGTTCCATTTGTCGATCTGGTTTTGCAGTAAACACACTGGCAATCAATTGCATGCCTTCCTGTGCCATTGCCACGCTTAATGGATTAGTAATGGTGTACACACTGTCTCCTTGCTTGATAAACTTTGCAACCACTTCTTCGCCGCTGGTTAGTTTAAAGGTATAGACTTCGTTTGGATTTAGTTTCATATATTAGCTTGCCTGTTCTGTAATAATATTTACTCGTTGATAGATGTCTTGATCATTTAATGATCGAAGACCTTGCCATCCGCCTTCAACTAATAACTCATCGTCGACAAATATTTGTGGCACTGTGCGAAAACCCTGCTCGACTAGATATTGTCTAGCAGACGGATCTCCTTCGATATTTACTTCTTCGAAAGCAATGTTTAAATCATTTAGTTTTGCTTTCGCATTTGCACAATGCGGGCAATATGCCTTTGAGTATAGTTTTACGGTCATAGACTTAGTCCTGTTAATGTATCTTGGGTGATATCCTGCTTGGTACCACCGATCACGTAACTCGTGATTTCCGTTTCCTGCGGAGCTACCTGTACATCGCCACCGGCAATCCACTTGGCAGTCCAAGGTAACGGATTCGAACCACCGCGATAAGGACTGTCTAGCCCTATCGCAGTCATGCGCTTGTTGGCAATCCACTCAATGTAATCACCTAACAATTGCTCGTTCAGACCAATCATACTGCCTTGTTTAAACAAATATGATGCCCATTGTTTTTCTTGATTCACAGCTTCCACAAACATGTCAATCATTTCCTGTTTGGTTTCTTCTTGGATTCGTGCAAAATCAGGATCGTCAGTTGGCAACAGCTTTAACATCTGTTGAGTACTAGCAAGATGCACGTTTTCATCTCTTGCAATCAACTTGATAATCTTGGCATTGCCTTCCATTTTCTTTAATTCTGCAAATGCCCATGAGCATGCAAACGATACATAAAAACGAATACCTTCAAGCACATTCACACTAGCTAAACATAACCACAGTTTCTTTTTAAGATCATATAAATCCACAGTAATAGTTTTGCCGTTTACGGTATGCGTACCTTCGCCTAGCAGTTGATACCATTGGCTAGTTTCGATAAGATCGTCGTAGTATTTGGATATGTCGCGACCGCATGCAGATATTTCTTCAATATCAGTCATTTCGTCAAACACTCGACTAGGGTCGCTGTAGACATTGCGAATGATATGAGTATAACTTCTACTGTGAATTGTTTCTGAAAATGCCCAGGTTTCAATCCAGGTTTCCATTTCTGGAATACTAACCAATGGCAATAGTGCAAGATTAGGACTACGACCTTGTACACTGTCTAGCACAATCTGACGCTTGAGATTTGACGTAAAAATATGCTGTTCGTAATCTGTAAGGTCGCGAAAATCCTTTGCATCACGCAGTACGTCTACTTCTTCTGGTCGCCAAAAAAATCCCAGCTGTTTGTCTGTGAGTTTGTCAAATGCACGATACTTTAATGTATCATAGCGTTGTACTCCTACTCCGCCAGTAGGATCAAGAAAGATCTTGCTTTCTGTGTGATTTCTTTTTGTTTTTAAGTCTAGTACACTGTTTTTCATTTAAGGTCCTTAAATTACACAAGCATCGCAGGCATCGTCGTCATCGGCACCTGGTTCAAGTGGAGTATCGTTTAGCTTGTCAAGATCGATTTCGCCACTGCCATCAAAAGTATTAAAGTAGTAAAGTTGTTTTCCGCCATACTTGTAAAACATCACAAGATGCTTGAGCATTTCACTCATTGGAATTTTTTCTTCTTCGTAGTTTTGTGGATTGTAAGACGTGTTAACACTGATACCTTGATCCACATATTTTTGTAGGATAGCCATGATTTTTAGATACCCTTCTGGGCTTGACTGATCCCATAACAAGTCATATTTATTTTTCAACTTGCGGTATTCCGGTACTACCTGCTTGAGTACACCATCCTTGCTTTGCTTGGTGCTGATGTAGCTTCTCGGGGGCTCTACTCCGTTGGTACTGTTAGAAATTTGTGCACTGGTTTCTGCTGGCATCAGTGCCATCAATGTGCTATTTCGAATACCCGACTGCTTTAGTTGCTCACGTAGACCAGTCCAGTCTACTGCATCTTCATGCGCTACCAACTCATCAACATCTTTTTTATAGGTATCTACAGGCAGTTCACCTGTGTGATAGCGTGTTTCGTTGCTTTTCGGACAAGCTCCAAATTCTTCGGCTAGTTTGGCACTGGCTTTTATCAAATAATAGCTCCAATGTTGTGCCCAGCGATCAACTTCTTTGAGTGCCTCTGGGTCACTGTACCGATAACCTTGTTTGGCTAACCAGTATGCAAAATTAATTATGCCAACTCCAAGCGGACGCCGGTTCATAGTGCTGTTTTCGGCAGCTTTGATTGGGTAGTTTTGATAGGTCAAAAGTGCGTCTAGTCCACGAACAGCCAGCTCGCAGGCTTTTTCCATGTCGCTGGGTTGTTTAAAACTTCCCCAGTTGATTGCACTCAGTGTGCACAGTGCAATTTCGCCTTCTTCGTCGTTGACACTGTCCAGTGGCTTTGTAGGCAGATTAATCTCACAACAGAGATTGCTCTGTTTTACAGGTGCATGTTGAGGCAAAAAACTTCCGTGTGTGTTGGCATGATCCACATTCATTAGATAAATGCGACCAGTGTCCTTGCGTTCCTGCAAGAAAGAGCTAAACAGATCAATTGCCGGTACACGTTTTTTGCGAATGTGTGTGTTTCTTTCTGCTCGTTCATAGAGCTCACGAAAACGATCAACATCCGAGAAAAATGCATCATACATTTCAGGAACATCGTGCGGAGAAAACAGTGTGATGTCTTCACCGTTGAGCAGTCTTTCATACATGACCTTGTTAAACTGTACACCATAGTCCATGTGACGCACACGATTGTCTTCTGTGCCTTTGTTGTTTTTAAGCACAAGAAGATCTTCTACTTCTAGGTGCCAAATTGGATAGTACAGCGTAGCGGCACCATTTCGTACACCGCCTTGACTACAACTACGAGTGGCGCTTTGAAAAAGTTTGTAAAACGGAACCACGCCCGTGTGATAAGCATCACCTTTGCGAATTGGACTGCCCAGTGCTCTAATTCTTCCGGCATTTATACCAATCCCAGCTTTCTGGCTCACATACTTTACAATACTGCTAGCAGTAGCATTGATGCTGTCGAGACTGTCATCACTTTCTATCAACACACAGCTGCTGAACTGTCTTTGTGGGGTGCGCACTCCTGCCATTACTGGTGTAGGCAAACTGATTTGATGTGTGCTAATAGCATCATAGTAGTCTTTTACATACTGTAATCTAACACCTGGGTCATAATCGCTGAACAGTGTAGCTGCAATCAGCACATAGGCAACTTGTGGTGTTTCGTAAATCTCTTTTGTAACACGATTCTGCACCAAATACTTGCCACGAAACTGTTCCATGGCGACATAGGTCAGGTCTTCATCTCTGTGATGCTTGATAAAACTGTTTATGCGATCCCATTCTTGTTCTGTATAGGTGCTTAATAGTTCTGGATCGTAGAAGCCCATTTTGGTATTTCTTTTCACAAGATCAAGAACATGCCACGGTGTAAAATCATTGTATACCTGCTTACGCAAATGATAACAGATCAATCTACCTGCCACGTGCTGATAGTTCGGAGTTTCTTCTGTGATTAGATCTGCTGCACTTTTAATCAGCGTCTCTTGAATGTCGCCGGTTTTAATACCATTATAAAATTGCACATTGCTGGCAATTTCTACTTGACTAGCACTTACACCGTTGATGTTTTCTGTAGCCCAGAACACAACTTTATGCAGTTTTTCAAGGTCAAGAAGTTCTCGATTTCCTTTTCTTTTCGTTACGTAGATCTGTGTCATTTATTTTGCTTCTTTAGGTTAGAATTTGTAGATAGGCATGAATACATCATGCTCTTATTTACAGAGATGTTTTTTACATTTTCAACATATATATCTTGAATACCTCAAGGGGTACTTCTTTGTGTTACGGTTTTGTAACACTATGCAGACGGTATACCAGCCGCAGTCATGTACTGAATGCTAAAACGAATTGTAGCATCTTCACCGGTGTTGGTACTAGTGTATTGGACTGATACATCTTCACCTGTTTGATCAACTGACAGTGTAATTCCTGTGTCAGAGTTTTCGTGATAATCATCCTCAAATGTAAGTGTGCTGCTGCTTTCATCACTGACACTGCCTACAACAGTTAACAGACCAGTTCGCACAGACGTTCCTCTATAGATTGTGTAGGTCATTTTAAATGCTCTTAACACACTCTGTTCAGGATCGCCCACTGTAGGGTAAGCGTCTTTGGTAATGATAGTGGTTGCCGCAGATGTATTATTGTTTAGTGTTTCGGTGTGTCCTACATCTCTATTGTAGCTGCCAAGACTGATACGCTCCGCCATTTCAATTGCTAGACTTTCAGCATCTCCTATGTCGATTCTAGGAGCCTCTAGAGCGTCGGCGTCTGTGCGCAAAAACACATCACCAATGCTGAGATTGTTTCGATCAGTTATAACCACAATAGATTGTTTATAGTCAGGAATATTACCGGCATTCCCTACATTTTCAAAGATGTTATAGCCACTGATATTTCTTTCACTTTCGTCAAAGATCAATCCATTGCTGTAGATGTTATCAAATCTATTTTGCACTGCACGGAATCCAGTAGGACCAATTGTGCCTGCAGCTTTGTTCAGGTGAACACCCTGAAACAGTGTTTCAAATGTGCTGTTTTGTACTGTGATGCCTTCGACATCATCCTGCGCATACACACCTCGACTTTGTCCAGAAAATAAACAGCTATCCAGGATGATACCTCTAGTGACCAGTGTACTGCTGTCGCCACGCAAAGGTGAAGTGATTTGAAACCCATAGGTCTCCGGAAACAGTTCGTCAATTGCTGGCGCCGCTTCTGTTTCAGAAATTATACCAAGTTCACTGGTACTGGTAGCTGGTCCACGGAAGGCACAGTTTCTAAAGGTACAATCACGTGCACTGCCTACCAATGCAATTGTCACTGGAAAATCGTTGCTCAAGGGTTGATTGCTTTGAAATGTCATGCCGTCAATGATATTATAGCGACTGCTTGTTCTTCCAAAAATGCCGTTGTTTGCACCAACTTCTTGATCATTGTCAGAAGTTCTCACAACATACCCATCAACAGATTTCCAGTAATTTGTGTTGTCAACTGCTGTGCCTGCTGGCACGTCTTGTATGGCTTCGTAACGACCTTGATTGGCTAGTGTACTTTTAATAACACCTTGTCCTGCAGTGTAAGACTCAGTTTCGCTCCATTCTGTTGGTGCATACTTGATTGTGGTACTGTCAATGCCTTCGCCGCATACTCTGGCATACGGGGGGATTAATATTGTACTAGAAACCAGATACTCACCTGCTGGAAAAAACAAACTTCTACGTGAAAGTTCAGTGGCACTGCGACAGAACAGTTGAAAAAATGCTCTGTTAATGGCAGCTGTATCGTCAGTTTGTCCGTCACCTACAGCACCAAAGTCTCTTACACTTGCATGATCGTCTAGCTTGTTCTGTAAACTGCGTTCTACTGCATTGTTTGCGCTAGCGCCAGTTTGTACAGTGTACCCTGCTTCTTGGCCTTTGTAGGTATAGTTGCCAATGATATCAAAAATGTCACTGTGCTCAGTGAGAATTTCTGTATTACCTACAGCTGGAGCACCGTCGCCTGCAGGCGGTTCTTCAGTGGTGCCGTTGCCAATAAACAGTCGCTGACTGTCGGTGCTCCAACCTAATTCACCGCCGTCTAGTTGCGGTAGATTCTCTTGGAGACCTTTTCTGTGGGTAATGCGGGATATCTGTACTATTGCCATAATGATATTTATCTATGTTTTACATAGTACTCTTCAACTCTGCGCCACCAAAGATCTCGGTATTTCTCCCAGTCTTGACCTTCTAGCACCCACTCTTGATACTCGCAGTCTTTGCTGCACATCAATATAACTCCGCGAGTGATGTCTGTACCATAAACTTCGTTGTGTGCTTCCCCGTATGCACACAATTGTAAAAAGTAATCTTCAATCCACTCGGTTTTTTTAGGCTTGTTGGTTTGTTTAAAGTCCATTATTGCAGACTTACCTTCGTAAAGACCCACGCAGTCTGTGGTTCCGGCATACACTTCAGGAAAGTACAACGGAACTTCTACGCCCCAGTATTCATCTACTTTGTCTAGCCCTTCGTTGATTACTATCTGCGCCATGTCATGACTTTGCCAACTGTAAGGGTTACTGGTTTTTTCTTCGTGAACACCATTGAGAATATAGCGTTCTAGATAGGTATGCATGCGTGTACCGCGATTTGCAGCCTCGGTGGTTATTTGTTGAGCCTTTTCGTGCCCTACTCGTTTACGCCAGTTTGCAAGTGCTTCAATTTTTTCTTTGGGTTTGGTTTTGTCAAGGATGGTAGTTACACTGGGCAGTTTAAGGCCATCAGGAGTAGCGTACAATCGTTTGCCGTTTACGCTTTCGCGCTTGAGAGTATGATATTCGAATTTAGATATAAGCATTGTGCTATTATACAACGCTTGTTAAGAATTATAAACCTTTTTTTGCAGCTCGTTTAGCCATTTTGTCAACTGCATCTTGTGCGTCGTCGACACTCATGGTTTCAGGATCTGCTGGGTTGTCTGTGCCGCCAAACCGCACACGGTCTTGGTCAACACTGGTGATTAGATTACTAAGAGGTGGCTTTTCCACTAGATCACGAAGGCTGCGTTCAGAAACTGCAACCCCCATGTCTCTAGCCAGTTTAATAAAAGAATCTACACTGATACTAGCTTCGCTGTCTGTGTCCTGCATTCTGCCTTTGAGGAACTGCACCAATGCAATCAATCGATCGTTGCTTTGTTCCTCAAATTCACGAATTAACATTATCGCTCGGCTCTGCCTACTGACGCTGCGTCATCATCTGTGTCAACATCAATCTCAGGCATTTCGTCTGTGTTTGTTTCGATGTCCACAGCAAAGTCATCATCTGTGTCACTGATAGCATCAATGTCTGTGTCAACTTCTGCACTGTCCGTGGGCACAGACATGCCTTCACCTGTGAGTGCGCCCATTGCTTGATCCATTTCCTGTTTGGCTTGTTGAGTTGCCATCAATAGATCCTGCAACGCTTTAGTAGCTGCTTGACTGAATTGATCAGCTTGCTCTGTGCCTACTTCGCTTTTGGCGCTTTCGACCACTGCCGGCAGATCTTTGAATTGCATTTCGCTTACATCTTGCAACATTTTTTGTAGCCGATCGCCCATGTCTTTGGCAGCCAGTACCACTTGTGCTGTTTGTATTTCAGTGCCTTCGTTGATATCTTGCGTTTGCATCGACTTGCGCATGCCTTTTTTGGCGAGATGTTTAGGTACATTTTTCTTTTTGATTTTGTTTCCATACTTGTCCGTATCAATGGATGATTCATCGGGCTCAAATGGAGGTTTTCTGTCTTGGTCTTTGCCTTCTGCTTGCATTGCTGCAAGTTTGTTGGCCATTTTTTGTTCGTCCGGAGAAAGATTTTGATTTCTTTTGATCTTGTCCATAACACCACGAACCTTTGGATCTTTCATGTCCACTGGCAAGGTGTCGTCTTCTTCAATTGTGCTTTCCAGGATCTTGTTTATAAGCACCAGTTTCATATATTCACTGTTGTTTTCTCTTACAAACCCAGTGCTGGTGTTTTGTTGCGCTTCGAGCATGTTTTGCACACGGCTGTGCATTTCACGAGCTTTAGTGGGTGTTAAACGATCAAAGTCGATCGTTTGACCATAGCGTGATTCCAACATACGCTGTGCAGCATACTTAGAATCAATAAAGTCTAATTCATTGAGTTTCATAATTTTGTAGATTCCTTTGACTGTATTTAGCCTACAGAGTTGATGAATCCTATGAAGAGATAAGAGATGATACCAACCAGTGAACCAATTACAGCAATACCCCAACCGATGATTTGACTGTTTCTTCTGCGATCTAGCTGTTGCACAAGATCGTGTACTTCTCTTACAATTGTTTTTAATTCATCAGTGTTTTTTTCAAGATATTCCAGTTTATCTTCAAGATACTTGTAGCGTTGAGCACACAATTCAACGTGTGTTTCTAATTGATGTTTTTCCAGCTCACTTGGGTTCATGTAACTATTTATTCTCTTGTAAAATTTTTAATTGGAGATTTGGATTATCTCCAGTGGTTGTGATATACGGCAACAGATCTTCAGTTTCATCCAGATCAAGTATAATTGGCACTGAATGAAAATCTTCCATTATGATTTTTAATGCTTGGTCAGGTTTGCTGTGAATTTTTTGTAAATCGATGCTAAATTCAAACTGCCAGAGATTTTCCGTTTTTTTTGGTTCAGTGGTGGATTCAACCTGTGTTCTCAGATCGAGCAATTGCTGCACTGTGTCCCAGTTTCTCTGTTGATTAACAACATGATACCATTGTTTTTTATCCACTACAGTTTGTCCATTTTTAGTAGTACCTGGAAGTTCTATTGGTCTATAACTGTAGGCACCTGTTGGCGTAATATCAAAAGTGCATGTTGCTTGAATTTTATGCATCGAGATATTTAAGCCAATAAAAAGCCCCGGCTATCAAAACCGAGGCTTGACGTGTAGTAACCTAGCTCTATTAAGAGTCGGCTAGCTTGAAGCCCACGTCTTGTGCACTATCTAACTGGAAAGTAGCGTTGGTTACGTTTGCAGTTGATAGCAATGTAGCTGTAGTGTAAGCACCAGCTGGGTATACGCCCAATGAAATGTTAGTGCCGTCTACTTGATACATAGCCACTGTTGCTTTTTGCTGAACAGCATTGATAACGTCTGTAAGGTAGCCGCTTGTGTTACCAGCAGTGTTAACTGATGCATTAGCAGTCAGTGTAAAGAAGTCTAGCTTAGGACCCTGTAGGTTTACAGGTGCGCCTGCAAGACTTGTTGCACCGGCGATAGCACCGTCTGCAGTATCTGTTGCAAAAACTGGTTGCAATGTACCATTTGTTTTAGTAAAAGTTGCCATTATATTTTTCTCCTAAATGGTGAGCTGTAGCTCTCGTTGTATTTACCACAGATATAAAATTATATGTTTTGCGCAAAGTTTGCTTTGCTAAATCGTGCTCGATCCACATACTTGTATCCGTGCCCTACATATCCTTCATGCCCAGGCTCGTTGTCTATGCTGGCCTTAACACCAGGCCCGCTGGCATCTAGTTTTTTTACAAGATCCGTTTTGATAGCACTGATTGCCATGAACACGCCGATAGCAGCTTTGAAACCTGTTTGATATTGCTGAGCCCACTGCTGTATTCTTTGTACTTTTGCAGCAGTTTCTTTTGTAGCTACCCACTCTAGAAACCCTTGTGCTAGATTGTCAAAACTGCCTTGACGTACTCGCACATTGATAAACTGTTTTAACAACGCAGGCAAGTTTGTGATTTTTTGCGCTCGCAATTCGTTGGGATTTAAAAATTGATCAATATCTCTAGAATATCGACCTAACAACTGTTCTGCTTTTTTTACAGCAGCAGTGTTTAACTCTACTGCTTGTGTAATACCAGTGCTACTGCCTAATGCAAGTACATCTGGATTATCTGCTAGCACATCCGGACTGATAGGCTTTGCATCACTCTGCGGATTTTCTATATAGCTATGCACAGCTAGTCCTAGCTTGCTGTTGGCAATTCCTTGTCCAAGGTCACTGTCGACTGGCACTGAATAGGTTACTATGTTTGGCGTAAACACAAACTCTCCATTTCGTTCGCTGGGTGTTCCTACATACAGCAAGTCAGCTTGCACAAATCCTTTTAAGTTGCGCGGTGTAATGCTTTGAATCAATGGCCAAATATTTCTGTACTGTTGAATAAGTTCACTTCTGTCATCGCCTTTGCGTTGAGCCAGCAAGTCGGCTAGATCGTCTGGACTGCGAGCGAGACCTGTTCCACCAGTTTTTAAGAATCCGCCTTTGTCAGTGAGAATGAAATTGCCTTGGGCATCTCTGCCAAACACAATAGCAGGTTTACCGTCCCACTTGATAGTCGTAGAACTTGGCTTGGCTGCCGCAGTTTTTAATGCGTTTAGTGCGGCTCTAGCACCGGCACTGCCTTTTTCAAATACGTCATCTTCTGGATGCTGTATTCTAGCTTCTGCTTCAACAATAATGTCCATACCTTGATTGACAATTCTATCTCTTAGTCTGGCCATTATGCCCACAGCGTCATCGACATCTACCTCTTCAAACTGTATGTTTTGCTTTTCAGCAAAGCCACGAAAATCTGCTAGTTTAGCATCTCGGTCTGGGTCATTTGCCAATGTTTGCAGTATAGCTTCAACACTGAATAGATTTTTTGCACTGGCATTTTTGTTTAAAAGCAATTGAGCTACCTGATCTGGATCTTTGGTTATGGTATTGCCGCTTTGGCGATCCAACAATCCTTGGTCCAAGCTCAACTTGTATCCACTGGCTTTTGCAACACTGTTCATCAGCACATTGCGAATCATGCCTTTGTACTCGCTGGCTGGGTCTTGTGTCATCATAAATTGTGCAAAACGCATGTCTGGCACAAACATGAGATCAGCCTGCACAAAGCCCAGCTCAGGATTTCCGCGAATTGGAGTTTTAAAATGTACACTTATGCCAGTGCGAGCTACATATTCGTTGGGATCAAGATCGTTGTTTTTTGCCCAGGTAACTAGACGATTGTACACTGCGTCTTTTTGAACAGTGTTTGCATCAATTCCCAGGTCAATGTCTCCGGATGAAGGCTTTTTACCGGTACTGCCTAGCATTGTGTCCATGAGAGGCAGGCCAGTTACTTTCTCTAGCCAACTAACCGTGGGAGGAATGTCGCGTTGATTGATACGCTGTGTAGTAGGTTTGCCAGAGGCGTCTTTAAAGACATTACCACCTTCCAGTAGATGCTCATTCGTTGTCATCTGCTACTCTTCTAATTGCTCTTACAAATTTTTTGCTGTCGCCGGTTTTCATGGCATTGTAGAATTTTCTTTCTAGATATTCAGCGTCTTCGGCAGTGTAACTTTCAGTTAACCCTTCTAAAAATCTATTAACATTGGTTAATACATTAACAGCACGAGATTCAAGAGCATAGTGTTTGTCTTTTTCTGCAAAACGATTGTTATGCAGATCTTCGAGTTCTTCTAGTATACTTTTTGTTTGTTTTTGCATCGGTGGTGTTCTCAAGTTAAAGTATTTATTTTATGATAATAGAATGATTAAATAGACGCATGGATGTTTTTTGCGTTATTCCTTTTCACTGTTATGAAACCGACGGACAGACCTTCGACAATATTGGATGCTGTAGATGGCCTCGTGGCACAAGTCGAGCAAGTGTACAGGATAGCATAAAAAATGGAGCACGTCATCCTGCATGTGCCACCTGTTGGCGAGCAGAAGATCGTGGTGCTGTCAGTGAAAGACAAACACACAACAGCACAATGGATTGGTTGTTAGACAAAGATATAGAAAAAATAGCAGAAGATGCTGTGGATGGCAACACAACTACCTACATGTTAAAACTGTATACCAGTAATCTCTGCAACGGTCTTTGCGTAACATGTGGACCAGAAGCAAGCACAGCCTGGCAGTTCACGGAAGGATTGCCAGTAAAGTACATGACGCAGGATATCAATGATGTAGGAATAGACTGGGACAATATAGCATACCTCAGCATGGTAGGCGGAGAACCAATGCTGGAAAAACAAAACTGGCGAGTGTTGCACAAACTGACACAATCCGGACGTACTGATCTATTTGTTACTATGGTTACGAATGCCTCGGTTAAGCTTAACCAAGACCAAGAAAACCTGCTGAAACAATTTACTAACTTGAATCTTTGCATCAGCATGGATGGTATTGGCCCGGTATATGAATACATGCGATATCCAGTAAAATGGGCAGACTTTTCAGACAATGTTGCCTACTATAAACAAATAACATCTAATCTCAGTGCCAGTGTAATGATCAGCAATCTCAACATTCGCTACATTGATCAAACTCTTGATTGGCTCGATAACAATGATATTCCTTATCTAGCAAAAAGCATCGAAGAACCCGATTACTATCGACCAGGAGTAATGACCACAGATATGTATGCAGAAGTGTTAAACACAAACCCAGTGCATGCAATACACTATCTCGATCACAGCGTAGACAGCATACCACACTATAGCATACTAGAGCATGCAAAGCAGGATATTGCAAGACAAGATCAATTAAAAGGCATAAGAATAGAAGACTATCTAACAGGCTGGGCTGACTATTTTAAATAATCGCTGTAATGCTCAACCACTTCAGGAAACACTGTTTTCCAATCGTGTTTTCTACGACGATCATGAACATTGATCATACCAATCATTGAATGTATTTTTGCAATGTTTTCAAAATGATTGTCGGGAATTAAACTGCCGTACTGAGTTTCACGCATGGCAGTCACATATTGATTGCTCATGTTTTCTAAACTGTACAACCCATTGGCTAGATGTCTTGTGTGGTCGGTGACATCCCCTTCTCGATTGGTGGAGAAGTTGTTTTTTATCCAGGTTTTTAATCTAGGCAAATTCACGTAGTTAAAAATGCTCACTGTTTCCTCGACAAGAAACATTACGTTAGCAGGTGCAGTATCTCTAATTTCGGACATGTTATCAGTTACCTGTGTCCAGCTAGCCGGCCATCTTAGATATTCAAACTGTTCTTCCACAGCGTCTAAACTGAAATGCAGTTTCACAAGATCAAACTTGTTACACAATTCATAATACCGGCTTGATATTGGTTGTGTGCCATTGGTTTGAAAGCTCAGGGTGATCCTCGACGGGTCAGCTAGTTCAGTTAACAGCTCGGCTACCTGCCAGTGTGCACCGCCTAACAGTGTTTCGCCGCCGCAGAATACCACTTGTTGTAAACAGCTAAGATCTATGTTTTTTAAAGTGTCTGACACTTCTTGATAGCGGTTTATTGGATCAACAGGCTGTGTTCTGTCACCGTGTTCCAGTTGATACTTTTGCCAAGTGGTACTGGCATCAGGTCCACATGTTTGACACGCAAGATTACAACTGGTATCAAACATTAGGTCAAGTCGTTGAGGACCCGGTAGGTCAGTGCGCTTGCCGAATTTGCGAAGCATGCCAGTGCGAAAGCTTTCTAGTCCACTGCGTTCAAGATTGCGGCAATTTGCACAGCCTTGGTCCCAGTGTTCTTTAAGATTTATAGCTCGTAGATTGCACAGTCTAGAATCATTCCAAACTGCATCGCCGGCAGTGATAGGAAAAAGATCACCACGTAAACAACAGTGATTTGCCAGTGCACTGGCGTTGTCTGTATTTTTAAAATACAGTTGCAACCCACCGTGTATAATAGGACAGTGCACCGAATCCGTCATTGATTAACTTGAATCTTTAATAGTGTTAAGCAGCTTCCTAAGTTTAGTTGATTCGACTTCGCCAGACGCTTTACCAGTATCTGCTGATTCTTCGTTGTCGTTATCACTGGAATGATCAACATAGCTTTTGCTTTTGATACTGTTCATTATATTGCTCGACGGACTGCTGGATTCTTGTGCATCTTCGCCAAGATCTCGGATACGCAAACTGTCCATATCAAACTCAAGATCCACTTTATTACCAACACCACTGGAACTACGTGTTTTCATTGCCTGTATCTGATATCTACCACGCTCTCGCATTGCACGACTTGTGAAAATACCAAACACGTTGTCTGCTGTATTGATCTTAGAGATACCGCCTGCGATATGGCTGTGATCAAATTCAATTTCTTCTACTGCGGCTCTGTTCAACTGCGACGCTGTTACAAACAGTATGTTTAATTCTTTTGCCAGATTACGCAGTTCTTCTGAAACATACTTGTCTTTTACAAACTGATCGTTCGGCGATACTTTGGCACTAACTGGCATAAGCAGGTCTAGGTAGTCTACACACATAAAGTCAACCTGCTTTTCGGTTTTTACCTGGAGTTCTTTGATAAACGCCCGAATGTCATTAACGTTGCTCTGTGCGGGCAAATACTTAATCTGTAGATGTCCACTTTTCTTTGACATCATCTTCACTTTCATTTCCACAGTGTCGATGTCTTTGAATAGCTGTTTACTAGCAGTATTGGTTAACATACTGTCTATGCGCATGGCTGTCAACCCTTCACTGAGTTCCAGTGTAATGTATACACCATTGAGTCCTGCTTCTATCCAATTGCATGCTAGATTCTGCATAAACAAACTCTTGCCTGAACCTGATCCACCTGCAAAGATCTGTAGTTCTCCTCGGTTGAATCCACCGTATAACATTTTGTCCAGTGCAGGCCAACCTGTTGAATTCTGTCCGTTGTTGTCTTTTAATGCTGCCAAGCGACCTTTAGGATCTTCGAAATAGTTTAAGCCAAGATCCTTGGTGAGAGAGATTTGCACAGCATCTTTGATCAATTTTTCCACTGGGTCAAATGTGCCTTTCTCTAACAAGTCGGCACTTTTGAGAATAGCACGTTCCAATTCTTGACGTTTGGTAAACTTTTCAAACTCGCCCAAAAACCAATCCAAGTGCCCTTCGTTGAGATCAGTGATCTCTGGAAAACGTAAGCCGGTCACGGCTCCAATTTGATTACGCTCTGGCATAGTTTGATGATTGTTTACATGATCTTGTATAAACTCAGCCGCTGGTTGTAAACTTTTGTCAAAGTTGTCTGGATTCCAGATGTTCTGGACACGCACATAGCTGGGTGCGTCATGTAACACAATGTCAATAAAAAGTTTTTGTATTTCAGTACTGTAGTCTTGGTTCAAGTGTTGCTACCTACGGTTGTTATTGGGCCTTGTAAACTTGTCCGCCAATCACATTGACGTTGTTCGTCCAGTTTATCTAGATACTGTATCCATTCTGTACTTGGTGTAGTACTTATATCTTGTAACAAACTATGTGCTCCTGGAACAGATTCTACGCTTAGTATAGTTGATCTAGCCGAGTCTGCCAACTCAGTTGGTAAATTTTTCAAACTTAACACTCGCCCTCCATAACTGCTGGGCTCAATACTGCGCACAAACACTTGACTAGGGTCACCTTGATTACCAGTTTGACAGTGATCCAGCCACCACTGATAGAATTCTGCCATGTTCCAAAGATTGTGTATTCCTACAATTGCATCTACTTCTAGCAGTATACAAGGGCCCGAGATACTTCTAAACTTTTCTATGTTGGTGCGCACAGTGTGCCAATCAGCAGGCCAGCGTGTGTATTCAAACGTGCTGCCAACACCGTCGAGACTGATAAACAATCTTGTCCATTTTGCCTTGGACCACAGTTCAAGCAATGCGGAATCTGGCATCACTGTGCCATTGGTACAGTAACTGATAGCAGTGTTTTCAAGTTGCCCAATGCTGTCTAGATGTTGTAAAATCTTAATATTGTCAGGATTCAGCAATGGCTCGCCACCGGTGAAGTGCACATGTTCAACTTCAGTTAGATCAAGATGTTGCCACACAGACTCTGGTTGTTGTTTTAGTTCGATGAGATCTGCATCAGGAACAAATTCTCTGTACCATTGGTTCCAACGACTGCTGTACAGTGTACTACAACTGATACAGGCTAGATTACATATCAAGCTCTGCTCAAGATGCAGTTTTTTAATCTTAACACCAGTGCTCCACCAAGGATCTTGTTGACACCGTTCCCGTTCATTTGCTACATGCCCTGGTTCACTGCAATAAGGACTACACTGCGATGGCATGTCTAGGTTTCTCATCTCTATCAAGTGCGGATGTTGCATGCTCACAGGTTCATGGATTACTTGCTTTTGCTGCCAACAGCACATGGCAATCTGTGTTCTGCCCGTGGGCGTACTGCCTATGTACAATCCTTGGTCAGCATAGTTACAGTTCATGCTATCTGCTTTGCCATGTGTTTTTTTGCCATTTCAATTTTGATCCGATTGTACATTGCGTTCTTTACAATACCCAAAATAGTGGCTGTAGCACCTTGTGCACACACTGCATCGTTTATGTCTTTGCATCCTTCGGGCCATTGCGGAATGCTTACACCAAAGCCGTGTTCGACAGCACTGTCTATCATGTTTAAGCCAGCACTGTCGCGATCAGGGACCACAATAACTCGACGATGCTGTTGTTTGATCAATGCTGCCTGATCCTTGCCAATTTTGTTGTGCAGTGTTGCTACACCGCTGATGCTGATAGCATCAAACACACCTTCTGTGACAATCATATACTGCCAGTCTGGCATTTGTAGATCCAGCCCAAACACATACCCAGTTTGTTGTTCACTGATATACTTAGGAGTTTTATCATCGAGAAATCTACTGGTATAGCCCACTATGCGATGATTCAATGTAAATGGTATTAACACTCGATGACTGCTTCTGCCAGGATCATTGGGAGTTACCAAAAACGGATAGCTGTCAATGTCAATGTGTCTTGCTTGTAAGTATTGATACTGTTCCAAATGCAACTCTGGATCCAGTGCCACTGCTGACTGGGGCAATGCACGATCGTCGAACTCTGGCAATCGTGGTCCACTAAGTGGTTGTGCCAGGTCAGTGATGCTCCGGTGGCGCAGGCTTTCCAAGCTCAGAAGTTCAATATCTTTGCTGTCTACACCCAGCCAACCTAGCAGTTTTCTAGCTCTGTAGCTTACACTGCGTCCTAGTACAAAACTGGCTTTGAATCCACAGTTGAAACAATGATAGGTCCAATTTTCCCCATCAGTTTTTACACCGCCGCGACCGCGTTTGTCAACATTTTCGCCATTGTGTTGACAGCACACCGCGTTGAAACTGATCCAACCACTGGTGGTCTGTCGTCGCTTGCCAGGGAGATATTGAACTATATCCATAAACTATATGTTACATTAATTTATAACAGTTGTCTATCGATAAAGTATTTGTGAAATGTTACCAGAGTCTGTGTTTACTGCTAACCGTATATAAGGATGATAACCAGTTATGTTTATGCCCACAGTGGTATTGCTGTTGTTGAATGCTATGGCATTACCGATGTCATACCATAGGTCGTCTGTGTCGTTGGTTGCACCTTGCGGTTGTACGTTGCCGGTAAAATCACTGGGTGTTATGCTGAGTGTGAGAACATCTGTTTCAGTTTGAAACGAGCTGGTGTACGCAGGAGAGTTGCCTGCTTGATCAGGTATAGTAATACTGGTGCTAGCAACAAAATCTGGATATACACTGTCTACTATGTTGCAATAGCCTCTTGCACTAGCATCATCGTCGACATAGGTAGGTTCACTGAGTATGCCACTGGTTCTTTCAACACTGTAGTTTGCAACCTGTGCATCAATGAGATCCAACTGTTGTTCACTGACAGTAATTTTAGCCAGACCTTGTGCGGCATTTAGCGTAACCATGTCTTGCGCTAGTAGCACACGACTGCCGTCCTGTGAAATCAATCTAAAAGTCAATGTGCTTCCAGATATGTTTACTGGTTTTTGATCTTGATTTAAAAACTCAAACAAAATTACATTGTCTGTGCCACGACTTAGAGATAGTTTTTTTGAGTACACCTTTCTATACCTTCTTGTTACAGACGCAATGGTGGTGTCAAGTATAATTACCCGACTGCGTTGATGATATAAATACGCCTGTGTTGAATACATGTTTAATACGCTTCCAATTTATTTATGAATAGTACTTATTACGACAAGCTCGGACAAAAATATCCATTTCTAACAGTGTTGAGATACGCCGGAAACGAATACGTGGGTATTGTCAGCAATCACGATACAACACATACCACTTTTTATGATTACGGTGCTATTCCCGATCAGGAAATCCGTGTGCTGTATCTAGAGCTGGCCATGCAGTGGTGGTGGGAAAGCAATCGGATGATTCCAATAAACATTTTCCTAAAACGAGATTGGGAGTATTTCAGGCCCTACGTCAAAACTGTTGCAAACAAAGATCTCGAAATACTGCACGGTCCAGTGTGCAGACTCAGTGACTTGCATAAAAAACGCACCAAACGCAAAAGCATAACCTTGGTTAAAAAATTAACTTAGCTTGTTTGGTGCAGTTGGACCGCGTCCAGCTTTGTCAATATGCGCCACCAATGTGTTAGACAATGTTTGCTGTGAATTTGGTGCTTTCTCAATGCCGAATAACTTTTTCAAGAACTTGTACATAGCTTCTCCTTTAATAGATTAATATGCAATGCTACTAATTTTGCGTAGCCAATGGCATGACTTTTCTTAAAAGTGTAACCACGACTTTCATCTCCGTCCCACACACTAGCAAACACTTCGGCCCAGCTCTTGCCTTGCAAATGTGCCTTACCGGGTCTTATTATACTGATAAATGCAGCCATTCTAGGAATACTATTCACTGGCTCTGGCATGCGTTGTAGCGTATTCCAGTGATTACCAATATGCACAACCTGCTGAGTGAATTCTAAATTGTCAAGCAGTGCCCAGTCTGGCTCTTGACTGACCAGTTGTGCATAGTGCCCAGGATCGCGAACCATTTCGTACACACTCATGTTTAACAGATCCAGTTTTATGTAACCGCGATCTTCTGCTTCGTGATAGTCTATGCTAGCACAGTCGTTAAAAGCATCATAAGGCACATCAGTAACATACACACCACTGCGATGCTTTACTCCTTGATCGGTTTTTTCTTGACGGGCTGATACATGCCAAATTAAATCCAACAATTTTTGTCTATCAGGTAGATCAATGTCAATATCTGCATTAAACATACGTATATACTACACTACCAAATTACGGTTGTAAAGACTTTCAACTGTTTTTTCTAGTCGACTAAATTCTGCAATGCTTCGTTTGCCTGATGCAATAGCATTATGAAAGTTGTGCATGGCAATTTCTCGTATTTTATCGTTGTTTTTTTGCCAATCAAATGTTTCCAGACTTTTTGCAACAGTGATACACTTATCTAGTCTTTTATGAAAATCAGGCTCGTTGTCATAGCTTTCGTCCCACAGTTCTCCCCATGTGCGAAAGCCAGCAGCATGAATGTCTCGTAACAACCCTGGGGCACCAAGCACTACAAACGGTTGTTGGTTCATAAAGCTCTGTATCACATGACCAGATATAAATCCTTTATTGTCCTGTGCTAACGGAAGAGTATCTACAAACAAACCAAAAAAACATCTTTTTGCTACAGCGTAACTTATTCTGAACAAAGGTATTCTTGTAAGTCCTGGTAAAGAACTAGCTTTAGCAAATGTTGCTTCGTACGGTTGTCTTAGATATGTGTTGCTGAACGTATCATTTAATAATTCACCGTCGTATTTCAAAATATATTGATCATTCTTGAAAGTGCTGACAACTTTTTTAATAAATGCATCTCTATCTGGTCTTTTTTGTCCAATAATGCTATAAAAGAGTATGTTCTTATCAGGCGTTAACCAATCAGATTGATCGTGATAACAATATCCAGTAATTATTGTATCGTTGGCAATCAATTCCAGCTGATACAGAATATATTGTACATGTATAACATCATAACTGTATGCCATTGGATAATCGGTTTGTGAAAAATTGCTAGAGTTAAAAAACACATAGTGCTTGTCAGCAGGGTATCTATCTAGAGTTTGCTTTGTAAGAGCTTGTTCAAATATATTATACCCTTCAAATAAACTGTCTATGAAAATTACTTTACTTGAAGATTCTGATATCGAATCAACATCCCACCAGTTTATTACAGGATAACCGTCAGGGTGATTTTCTATTACTGGGTGACAAGCATGATTGTCGTAGTCGTCTCGTTGAGCTTTGCACCAGGTTACATATCGATGATAAAAATGATCGGCATGTGCACCATTGTCAAAATTTATTTTCAATGTCACCAGCCTGCTTCCTTTAATAACTGTTTAACATACTCTTGATCAGTAGAGTACTTGCCGAAGGTTTGTTGCCAACGGTCGCTATCAATATAAGGCCAAACCATTTGAATCTGTTCAACTGTGAGATCTTCCAAAAACTCAATGCCGCTGGCACAGTTGTACAATACCCAGGCGCTGAGTCTGCCTGAGGCTACTTTATAACACAAGCCGTTGCGATTTGCATGCCGAAGATAATCTCTATCTGGATATCCTGTGTCTTCGTGCCAGTCAACAGCCAATTCAAGTGCTCGTGTAAGTGCCACTGTTGCGTTTTCCTGATACACATAGGTTTCAAGATATTCGCTGTACTGTTTATCCTTCGCCCATACATCAATTTTTTTGTTATGTTCCAGCAGCCAGTGTAGGTAACCTTCAGGATTAATCACCCGGGTGTTGACACAATACCAGCCCCATTTTACAAATGCTCTATAATACGGACTGGTTGCAAAACTGTCATAGGTTTTATTTTGTGCACTACCCTGCGACTTGCGATAAAATTCTAAAAATCCATGATATCCCAACTGGACTCCGCGTTCATTCTGCTGATCATGTCTTTTCTTTTGTTCACACACATGCGCATTCACTGTGCTTTCACGAGCAAACTCTCTGCTGCAATACTCACACTTGAACATTGGTTATTCTTCCCCGTGTTCTTGTAACAGTTTTTTGTAATCTTTTTTGTCCATGATTTTCAGCAATGTGTCAATTTCATCACTCTTGGCATTTGGGTACACTCGTTCCAACAGCTTGCGATTTTTACTGTCGTTGCCTGTTTTCTTTTTGTAGCCAATCCACTTGTGACGATGTGCACCTAGCCCTGGGCTTATAGTTGTGCACAACAACCAATGCAGTTTAGGATGACCTTTGATATCAAAATAGTGTTTGTTTAATCTTTCATTGGTTGCAATTACATAAAACTCCTGCAAGTCCCGACTGCCTTCGACACTGCTACCCCAACGAATCATAAGGTACAGGCCAAATTTTTTGCGTTCTTCGTCTGTGAGCTCGTCATAGAAGTTTCGATTCTTGAGATCGAATTCACGCATTTCGTTTGATATATGAAGTTTATCCATTTAACAGGCTTGGTTAATATCCACTATTTCACAATGACGGCTGATGTCTTTTACAAAATATACACACTCTGGTGAGTTGTCACTGCTGAGTGGAACTGCAAGTATCTGTCCATTTTTTAACTTGGGTGCATACCAACTTACGTCATTGTACACGTCGATGATTTCTACATCTGCGTACTCCGGTCTATAACTACTTCTTGGATTGTACACAAACGTTTTAAATCCACGATCATTTAAACTGGTTAACGGAATTACTTCCATTTCGCCGCAATCAGGTTCGGCAATTAGAATTTTCCAATCCATGGGCATTTTAACAGTGTGTTCTCCAATTTTTAGTACCAGAGCAGGACTGGTAAATCCTTCTAGATAGATCAGCGGCAGAAAGAAATAATCTACCGCAGTAGGATCGCTGTTATCCAATACCGCAAATTGTACATCGTCCACCTGTTCAGGCAAAACATCTAATTCGTATACTGTATCTTCAACTGTTAATATTTTCATTAATTTATTTCTTCTAGTAGTGTTTTTGCAAATAGTTTGTAATCGTACTCTGTGATTTCATGTGGTTGTTTTTCCAAGAGATCAATCTTCATTGTGTGTGATTTTAAAATGTGTAGATTTCTTGCTAACATGTGGTTATGCGGAATTTGTATGTTATTAGCTAACATGTTTATGGTATATGCCGTAGGTGCAAGAGATCTAGCAACTTTGAGTACACTTTCTACCACAGCAATTTCTTTCAAGCTCATGTTTGCCCAGTCTACGCGATTATTAAATGGGGCTTTATACGTGTCCCAATCATCATCTGGAAAAAACTGAAAACAGTCTTTTGGATCCATTGGCACAAAGGAGATATAGATAGCATGAGGCATTCCCCATTCTCTAGCTTGATCGTTTTTTAACTTTTCCAGAATGTCTATATTATTAATGTTTTCTTGTGTTAAGTCAAGCACTCTGTACTGATTGGGCAACCAATGTTTCCAATGTGTTTCTGGATTAATAGCATAATCTGGATCATGGTATTCATTGCCAATCACCCAAATAAGTTTTTCTTTGCTCATGATTATTTCCACTCCAATTTTTCAATCTGAAAAGGATAGTTGGCTTCTTTATAAAACTGCTTGCGTTTAGTCAAATGCCGTTTAGCAAATCTACATGTACTGGTTATGTCGTAGATTTCTACATGGTCTTTGTCTTCGGCCTTGCGAATGCCTCGGCCAATGCTTTGAATTACTCTAACAAAACTCTTACCAGGCTCGACAAGAACAAGATTGAATATCCTAGGAATATTAATCCCAACAGCCGCAACTCCATAGGTTGCAATAATGATTTTGTTTGTCGCTTCTTGTACTTCGTCATAGTGGTCTTGTCTGTCTACAGCTTTGGTTGATCCAGAAATAAACACACTGTCAGGCAAGCGTTCTTGTAATGCAGTGCCAGCACTTATACGGTCAACCAATATCAGTGTGTTGCCTGAGTCATTCACTGATTGTGCTAGATTGGCAATAGTATCCAATCTGCCCGGTTCTTCTAATAGATATTTAAGCTCACTTTGATAATTTTGGTGCTCAGCGTGATCTACCAGTTGTACAATATTAACATTGCAACGAGCCAACACCCCTCTATCCTGTAGTTCACTAGCAGCCACTTGATTGATCACAGGACCTAGACCGACATGAATTGCCTGCCATTCAAACTGTTCTTTAGGAATAGTACCAGTTAGTCCCCAGCGCATTGGCACACGACTCATAACACCAGTGAGTAGAGTTTTAAGCGCATCTGCTTTAGCTTGATGCACTTCGTCTACAATTACACACACAACATCTTCAAGAAATTCGCCAATTGTGATATCTACACTGCCGCGCTTGGTATTCTTTAACAACACGTTGAGACTTTGCCATGTGCAAATTGTGTGTTTGTGTCCAAACTCTTTTCTATCACCATAGAACACACCTACGTCCAGTTGCATGTTGCGATAGTCTTTTTCTGTTTGCGTTACAAGACTCTTGTTAGGCACAATTACAATACTACGGCCGTACTGCTCTACACGTTCGCTGAGTGCGGCAGTCATAATGGTCTTGCCTGCACCAGTTGCAATTTCCTGTATACTCTGCGGGTTTTCTAAAAAGCTATTGATAATGCTGACTTGATAATCACGCAGTTCAATGCTTTTACCAGCCGCTGGGTGTCCTTTTGGCCAAAGTATGTCACTGTAGGTGTTTTCGTAAACTGGTTCAAACCCAAAAGACGTTGGGTATTCTCGAAGATCTTCCAGTTCAATATCCCAATCGTGATTTTCTAGATCTTCTAATATCTCAGGCAATAGGTTGATATAGGTACTGCCGCCCAGTTGAAAGAATCCCACTTTGCCGTCCCATCGTCCTAGTTTAACCGCTGGAAGATATCTAGCATAGGGCACTTCATACTTGAACTTGTTAGTGAGCCTTTTACGAGTGTCAAGGTCTAGTCCTTCGATCTTGGCATTGACTTCGTCTTTGATGATTAGTTTACATTCACGCATGGATTAATTGTACTTGCTTTACTCTATTATGCCTACCAATATGGTAAATGAGATCTTCTCTGGGCATTTCTTCAATTAACTGTGCCACAGGATATCGCAAGGGCAACAGTTGCGGATCTTCGAACTGATCAAAGCCTCTGGCTTCAAACCAGTCTCGATGCCATTCAAACACATAGCGCATTTGATTTAGTTTTTTAACAGTGTCTTCTTCTTCGTAGAATCGAGCAACAAAGTCAGCACTGTAGTGTTTCCAAGGTCTAAATCCTAGATCACTGGGTGCTTCGTTATCATGCACTAGATCTTCCAAGGTCTTTCCAATTTCAACATAGCTTAACACCAGGCTACCCCACGGTGGAGAAACAACACCGTACTGACTCATCCATTGTTTTTCTAATAGATGTGTTTTGGGCAAGCCCCAGCGTGTTACCACAAAGCGTGGATTTGACTTCTCAGACACGGCAGTTTCTACAGCATGCACATACACATTAACATTGGCTAGCGCACGTTGCACTTCTGCAGGTGCAGTTTGAAAAAATTCTGTGTCCTGCTGGTCAAGTCCGCCGTGCACATCTTCGAACACAGTGTGCACACTGTTTAACCAGTCTTGGTCTGTGGCTGACACTGGGTCTGAGAATATCTTTTTGTGACTATTCACAGTGTTAACAGCATGTAACAATTGCCCAGTGGCATTGTCTAATTCGTGTTCTTTGCTGTTCCACCCATAAAATCTTTCTGGATGGTCAATTGGATAGCTCATGCCGGCTGTTAGTCTTTCTGTCCATGCACGAGCCAGTGGTGTATCATGCACCTGGTATTGTAAAACCAGTTCGCTGTCCTGTGAGTTGTGTCCTAAATATATTTTTACAATCATAATAGAAAAAATGGGCACCCCCGAAAGGGTGCCCTAATTGATCAGGTTATCGAGGAGCTAGACAGTGAGTGATAACCTGAACTCTTTAAACCCGACGCATACAAGTGCTTTCGGCAAGCTCTCGCCAGTTGTCGGATGAAACACGAGTGAGATCAGCAATTTTAAGTGCCATTCGCAAACTCATCTCGCGCAACCTGTTTTGATTCTTATCCATAAAGTCAAGAATCTCTTCGCCCACTTCTGGAGTGAACTTGTAATCTCGAAACAGCTCACCTTTACGGAAGATCTGTTTAATACGCAAGAAACAATCTCGCATGGTATCCATTGTTAAGTCAAGATAGTGACAGCGACTCTGCAATGCATCTAGGTGATCTTTAAGTTTTTTGCTCTTGATATGTTCGAACTTTAGGTTCGTAATAAAAATCACACTGCCGTGGAAGTCAAAACTGTTAGGAATACCTTCTCCGCGCAGTTTGCTTGAATCTGCATTCCAGTAGATTCTACGCTTCTTGCCTGAATCCAGTGCGGCTTTGAGAATGTTCAAACTCAAATCGTCTAGCAGGATTGAGTCACAGTCATCAAACACCAGCACATGATTTTTGTCTGAATGCTTGTACAGTGTGGCATACAAACCTACAGGTGTCATTGCGCCTTTAATCACTTCGTACTTGGTGTTGTTGCCGCCGATGCGATCAAAGATACTGCTTTTTTCAAGCTCATATTCTACACCAAAGCTCTTACCTACACCTGGAGGACCTGTAACAATCATAGCACGGACATCGCCGTTGATAGCAGCTCGCGTCATGTCGTGCAAAATATCAAAACGTTTGCCAATACGCTCCATGACTTCTTCGTCACTTTCGGTTTTGGTTTTCTTAAATTCTACAACTCCGTTTTTCACAGCGCCTCCAGCAAACTCTACACTGTTGTGATTATCAATACTTACTCGAATATTATCCGGACCGTCAAAAGAACCGTCGTTCCGCACTGTGATGTAGGTGCCTTTTTTACCGCGTGTAACTGGGCGTACCAGCTCAAACACCTGGTTTTCGATTTCGGTGTTGCGATACACACCTTGTTTAATTAGTACAGTATTCATATGTCTAGCTCTCTTTTGTTTACTGTTCTATTATAATACTAGGCTGCCAATAGTTTGTCAAGAACATTTGCATTTTCAGTGTAACCGAAATACAATGCACGTTCCAATCCGTAGGCTTCTACTTCCCACGGAAAAGCATAATACTCAGCAAGCGACACAGGTTGCTCTAGGCTGTATTCTGTGCCTTTGTATTCAAAGCTATTGGCTGTTGCTCGGAGCTCACCGGTCATGTACTGCTTGATATGAACCATTTCATGACACAGTGTTTTCAGCAGTGTCTCCATATCGCCTTCTACCAGCGTCCGGTCCAGTGTGATTGCAAACAAGCAAGGCGCAACATCGTCCCACTCATCGTCATGCACACCTGCTTCTGCATCGTAACCAAAGTCTCGTTCTACGTTGATGTCTAGCACCAATGCATTGTAAAGATCTTTGTCCAACAGTTGACTGGCACAATACTCCAGCACCCCTTGCACTTGATTCTTTTGCACAGCGTACTGACTGAGATTGTTGAAATAAATTTTCATAATGCCAACGCCCTTTCACGTAAACGCTTGAGTTTGGTTGAACTTTCTTTTGCTTCGCATAGGCGTTTCATGTATGGTAATACATTTTGCATGTTGCGTTCAGCAGTTTCAAAATCGTGTAACATGGATTCCAAATCAATCTGCGTTTTGTCAGTCCATACGCCACACTCGGTGCCTTGTGCTAGCAATTCGCTAAACACTGTCTTTACTGTTTTCATGCATATACTCCTACTGCAAGTGGAAGTTCTTCAATACTGGCATTGCCTTTGATAGGCTTGATGTATTCCTGTGGTGTTGTGTAAACTTCTTCAGGTGAATAACGATCACTAAAGTAAACAACACCGTTGTCGTCAATGCGATCAACAACACCATACACTGTTGGAATCATTGCACCGTACTGCCCGTAAATCTTTTGCCCAACTTCAACTTTCATTGTTCTCTCCTCACTGTCTATATTATTAGTATAGCCGATCTAGTCAGAAAGGTCAACCTTTTTATACAAAAGATAACTAATGTAATGAGAACTCTTCCGATAGATCCATCCTGTCCCACTTACGATTATTTTTATGATGCATTTGACAATCAAAAATGGCACACTCATATTTTATTAATAGCTCCAAATGGCAGTGCACGACTGAAACATGCACTGCAAATTCTACTTAATCATCCGCAATGTGTGCCAAATATTAACAGTAACTGGAATAATGATATCAATGATACGGTTAATAACTGGGCATACTTTGGTTTACCAAACAATGCTTTCAATGATACGTTAACAGCTGACTATGGGACACGCAATTATAATCCTAATGCAGAAAAATTTATAGCATCAAAATTTGGACATCTTGCACAGGCAAAAAAAATTATCAAAAGTTTCAATGCAACTGACATTTTTAAAATGCTTGTATTCAAACCACAGTTCGATATTGATTCAATCACAGATTTTTTGTATGACTCTTTTTGTCATTTACCACAAAAATTTGCAAACTATTCTTTCACTAAGTTAGAGCAAACTCGTGATCTACAGGATTTTTATGACTGCTCTGTTTTTCAATCTCTGTCTATAGACTACAATGTCTTAGCTGAACCCAGCGGTGCCGAACAGATACTCGACGTTTTAAATTTAGACAATGACGATCAGCTAATAGCTAACTGGATAAACTTTGTAACAAATTTCAATCAACAAACATTTAATAACAACATTACAAAAGATCAAATCAAACAGGTAGTTGAAAAATTAATGACCGATTACTAGGTGATCATACATTTCGAAATGATCTAGCAGTGTCATAGCACTGGATATTTCAACTCCATCGTGTGTAACAAACACTCCATCTACAGGAAAACAGTTGGTGTATCTTGTCCAGAAATTGAAAATGTCCGGTGTCCGACTAGTCCAGCCTGCTTCGCGTAACAGGACATCCTTGTCGCGACTTAATCGACAGGTTGGCATATTACATGCTTGCTCTGGTGTAATAACATCATGTAACAGCATGTCTCTCACAAGTCTGTTAGGAACAATGTGCTCAAATATGCCATTGTCCTCACAGTGCTGATCAATGTAGTGCGCACCAATGTTTTGTTTAATACAATACTCATGATATCTGCGTAATGCATTGTCAACATCGTCACGAATCAACCTAGCGGTTTGTTGATCATTGCGTGTGGCATCATACTCGTCGCAAAGTTCATTGAGTCTGCGTACAACGTATTTGGCAGTAGCGGCATAAGTTTCAGGGCTACGACGAGTACGCACATACACAGGCTGACGGAAATTTTCAATGCTTTCTTGTAAAGTCATGTCATACTACCTTTGTTGGAAATAAGCCAGGAGCAGGGTTGATTGCCACATCCATCATAGCACCTACACCGTGATACGGAAGCGGAATACTGCCGCCTTCCATGATGTACAGTTCTCGCAGGAAGTTTGCCATTGCACTAGGAGCACTCCAGCTAGCACCAGGAAACACATGAGCATGCTGAAGCTTGGCTTTACTGTGCAAAGTCGATGAACTGTCAAAATATTTTGCTACACTGTATAGCACTCGCTGCATCCACATCGGTGGCAGTTCTTGCCGACTGTCCAGTCGTGCCAGTTCATACAAGCCAATGAACACACCCTGGTCAATTTCGTCGTTTCTCGGAAACACTGACCGAATTGCTTCTAGAATCTGAAACAGTGTTTTTCCCGACTCGTCTAGATGAATGCCCTTGTAGGCATACTTAAAGTGCGAAAAGTAGTATGAATTATTTCCGCGAAGATTTGGACTCTTGCGTGTTCCTTTGTCTTCAAGATCAATGCCTGCATTATCAAATTGATCCTGCAGTGTACGAGCAAGAATATTTCTTCGCTCTTGTGACCCTAATCGAAAACGTGTAAGAGCATTTCGGTGCAAGTCTGCAGGCATAAGTTTCTTTACACCAGTTTCGTTGAGCATTTCAAATGCATAACTAGGAAATGCCGGGTCATCAGTGACCACAACGTTGCAAGGTCCAGCTGTAAACCCTAACAAAGCTGTTGCAATACTACGTTGTTGTCCATCATATATGGTTGTGTAATCTTCACCAGCAACTTGGCATGCACTGGCTGGACCACACAAACGAGGATCGTAATTCTTCATAATGTTGAGAATGTGATCCGGAATAGCTGCACGTTGAACTTCGTAATCTAACCATTGATCTGCAAATGGCACCATGTTGGAACCTTCAGGAAACTGGTGTCCATTGCCGTCTACTCTATCACGAAATTTATCAAGATCGGCCTGGGTGATGCCTTTGCTTGCTTGCATCTCAAGACGTACTTCATTTACTACGTCGGTGAATTTTTTAACTAGTCGTGTCATGCCATGTACTCCTCATTGCACATATCTTCAAAACTAGCACACTCAAATTGATACCAATTTACAGCGCAGGCGTTTTCGCGCTTGGGAGTGCCATCTAAATAAAAGGGAATTTCAATGTTGCTGGTCTTTGGAATATGACAGTAAGCAACACGTGGGATACGGAAATAGTAGAATTTGTTTTGCTTGCGCTCGTAGCATTGGACCAGCAAGTCGCCAGTTTTGGTATAAACACCTGTTACAGGAGCTCCATAGCTTTTGCCGTAGCGGTATGTACGCACAGTTGTTAGTTTAGCGTCAGCACCACAGCTTAGATCTGCTTCGTCTGTGCTGGTTACTTCAGTGCCGCAATAGTTTGCTAGTGCATGTTCAAACAGTGTGCTGATCTGCAGTGCACCCATTTCAAGTAAGGTTTTTACACTGTCTACACACAGAGTTTCATTTTTGGGGATGTATTTGCGAAATGCTTGGAAATGTGCTATTTCCAATGGAAGGTTTTCTAATTTAGTAGCCATTTAGCTATTCTCCATTTTGCTATAAAACTGCGATACGGTGCAATACCTCTCGCTACATTATTAAGTATAGGCTAGTTCAGGTGCTGTGTCAACCTATTAGTCATCGCGCCAAAAAATATGGTCGTCGACTACCATCACTGGTGTCATGTTTCTGTTCCAACGCGGGTTAACAGCTTTTGTATGATAAAACAAACTACCATCAGTTAGGTCGAACCCGTTCTTGTGCAACAAGTATGCTTGTCTTGCTAGTGATTGTGCATGCTTCCAGGCAGCAGGTTCTTTTGGCCAATCACTGAGTCCATCGCAATACCAAGAAAACTGACACTTGTGACGAATCAATTGACCAACACTGTTTCGTTTTGCCTGTGTTACAACATCACAGATGTTGTCAGGATAGCGATTGCTGTTTACCCTGTTTAATACCACATGGCTCACAGCAATACCACCTGCGTCACTTTGATTACGTGCTTCAAAGTATACGTTTTTTGCCAAGCAATCGGCTTGAACAGGATCCAGTGACATGGTTAGCGCCAGTAACATTTCATTGATCATTGTCTAGCCTCAATCTAACCGGCTGCCGGCGTAAACATTGTCGTATCCAAGTTCTGCTCGGAATACATCAGCGTAAGCTCGAGCACCAGCTTCTGCGGCATCGACGCTCTGACCAAAGTACCAACCGTCGCGTCCGTTCCACAGTTGAAGACCGCCGGTGTAGCTCTTTCGAAATCCAACACTTGCGAGTGCTTTTCCTAGTCGGCTGTTGGATCGAACCTTGTAAACATCTATCCAGGCAAAGCCACATGCTCCGCCGTCGCCACCATTGAAGTGTTGATTGGCAAACGCTTGTGCGGCCTGTCTTGCAGCACTTAATGCTTTGACATGAGCCGATTCTACCATGAGATATTCAATTTCACGAGTTGCTACTGTCATAGTGTTCTCCTTAAAGATAAGCTGGGCCAGTCCACTGAATACGATAATTACCGTCTAAGATGTTACCGCGTGGCTTGTTGCGAGCAGGAGCGTTAAAGCCCGCTGCCATTAAGATATCGCCTCGGCGAAATTTTGGATCATTGTCTACTGCAACAACAAATCCCCATGTACTTCCATCACGAATGATTTTGATGTATTTTTTACCTTCTTTAACTTCAAGATTATCATCAAAATTTTCAAGTGTTTCTTTGAAATAGTTGCTGAGTGGCTTGCCTTTGCTAGCAGCTGTGGTCCAGTCGACGTAGTCTTGCTTGATATCTGCAAGTAATTGTTCAATTTGCTTTTGCATATCCTGCTCCATTTCCTTAACTCACATTATTAGTATAAGGTCTATGCACAGTATGGTCAACCTTTTTATAAAAAAGATTTCACTATTTCTTGAATTTCAGATCTATGCCATGTTTCGCCGTAAGCTTCTATACTGTCAGGCGAGTCTGCCAATGACAATCTTTTACTATATTGTTCTACGTGCTCGGGGTACACTGGCAGATCCAGTAACTCTAACAATGTTTCAGCACCTGCGGGGGAAATTACTTGTTTGTAATCTATTTCTAATACAGTACTGTGATAGGTATAGTTTCTAAGATACCATTCTGGCAACATTATATCTTGCAAAAATTCAAAATACTGCGATTTAAAATTGTTATAATCAACAGAATTGCCGGTGCGAGGCATGTGGGTTTGCTGATAAAATCCTGTTGCATGGACGCTGCTTTTTGTTGTAAATTCCCATACGATTTTTGTCAGTAAGTCAACGTCTGTGTTATCGTAGACGATACGAATCATGTCAACATTGGCATGTTCGCTGAGGTGACAAAATTTACCACCATAATGAGTTTTACTTACAAGGAAACCTGCATTTATATCATAAGTTTGAGATATCTGAAAATCATGTATTACACCAGGTACACCTTGACCGCTGGATCCTTTGAAATCAATGTGCCAATTACTATCTTGGAATTTACACGCATCAGGGTGTTGCAATAAAAACTTTACTAGAAAATCTGGTCTAGTCCCGCCTTCGCCCCATATTAAAATATGCCTACTGTGAGGTTGAGAATAGTATTCGTATATTTCTGGATACTGCTGTTTAGCATCACTTAGTGAATACATAAACACCTTCCCACTTTTCTCGGCCTGCTGTTTTATCATTGCCTACGCCCGGACGAGTGTTCAGCATCATCCGGATTGTTGCCGAGTGCCGGAATCCTATTTTTTCTGCTGTGGCAATCCAGCGATCCACAACAGCATATTCTTTGTTGCCGTAAGACTTGTAGTCAGCAATATTAGTGGCAAACACACCGTCGCTAGCAAGTGAGGAGTAAATGTTTCGTATGGTTGGTTCGGCATATCCGTCGAACCATTCATCCAGTGTTGAGAACTCCACCATACACTGTGTTGGCTCGTCTGAGTATTTTTCGAGATTGAAGTAAGGCGGCGAACTGAATGCACAGTCGATGTTTTCCGGTGTATAATCCTGCGACGGCGAACACACGATTTCATGATTTTTTCCAGTGGCCTCTTCTATAAGTTGATTGAGATAGTTTAAATATTCTACTGTTTCTGTGTTAGGATCTACACCGACATAGCTGTACTGCATGTTCGAAGCAGTAACTCCCAAAAGTCTGCCACCATAGCCGCACGAATAGTCATAAACACGGCCCCACATAACAGGGCAGAGATGCTCAACAATAGCACGAGCATTTGCCGCTTTGAAATTAGTAACATTTTCGCCTGTAACAAGTTCAAGGGCCCTTCGCATAGCCACAGGACCAACCAAATTGCTACCATCACGAAACTCGAAGCAAATGCGAATTGCCCTGCGTAATTTAGTATCATTATAGAATCTATCACGTAAACTGTTGCTTCCTCGACCTTTAGGTTCTGCTGTCATCATGTTAGGAAACAAAAAACGATTGATATTCTGTCCGTGATTGTTGCCCAGTCCTAGCCTGTTGTTGTCTACAGTGTTATATTTAGTGCTTGCAAATTGAGATATAGCCTGCACCAGGCCTGATTCTGTGTAGTAGGTTATCGGAACTAGATTTATGCCGCGATACAGTTCAAACACCTGTTCAATAGTGCTTGTAGGATCTTTTTCATAAACAGCTTTTGTGTAAGAATTGAGTTGATCTTGTATAGACTCATAACCGGTAAACTGGTTACCGGTTATATGATGTGGTTTTATATTCCAAATTTTGTGTAGACTACAAATCATCTAATCAGTATAAACACTAATTAGAGATTTGTCAATCTGTTATTCTGGCGCCCCGGGGCTAGTGTCTCCAGGAATACCAAAATCAAAAGTAATAGTGCTACCCACAGTTGATACTATTTTATGAAATTGTGCAGGTACTGTAAAGTCTTCACCGTTTATCTGCAGATTACCCCTAGGGTCTTGTTCTTTAATAATAGTGTCAACTGAAAACAGCGTACCTTTACCTGGATACCAACTGAATGCGTTAGGATCATTTGATCCCCATTCGTTGCTTTTAGGTGTAGGAACATTCGCACCTTCTGGAATATTGTTGTGATCAAATTTATATTCTTCGGCTTCTGCACTAAGTTCAGCCGACACATATGCATTGTTCCACCAAATTGGTCCAATGTTCATGCTGCCTTCATAAACTTCAATTTCTATGCTATGCTTGCTGTCAATTGCATCGTCAACATCAAAAGTACCTTCGGCAATAAAAGTATGCCCGTCGTAAACAGATTCTGCAGCATCTACTTTATCTGCGACTGTTATACCGTCAATTTTAACGATAAGTTTACCTGGCCAATTGATATCGCCTTGTAATTTCCATTTTCTAGTAGTCATGTGAGTCAACCCTGTCTTGTATGTTCATATTTATCCTTACAACCAATTATCAGTAATAACTGGATCCTTTACTGTTTCTAAACTTGGATATCCGTGAAATGCCAGTACACTGGTTTTATCATTGATCTCAGGATGTTTTATGTCCTTGAACCGGGCATGTTCTCTCTTGCCCACTATGTCTTTGCGATTGCGGATTTCCCATTTATAACTTTGTATCCAGATGTCTGGAAAAAATTGTATCTTTTGTTTAGCACGATCCCATAGATATTCTTGATCTCCGCGATATACTCGTGTGATTTGATCATCGCGTAATAATTCAGTCCATAGATAGTCTTGTGTTTTTGCCTGCCATCGCATCACTGCACTGCCCAGTTTTTGACGAGCTGGATTGAATACCCTGCTAACATCTCTCAAGCCAACAAAGGCTCCGGGCTTGTATGTCACAATGTGATCAATGCTGTTTACAATTACCATATCTAAATCAAAGAACAACACTGTGTCGCTGTGTTCAAAGTGCTCATCGGCAAATAGATAAGGCTTCCACCACCATCCTTGTATGTAAGATGGAAAGTGTGCTGGTAAAGTGTGTATTTTTATACGAGAATCTATATCATTGGAATTCTCAGTGAAGCACCAAAATTCATGTGACACAGTCAGATGACGTTGTATCATGTTGTACAAACGGTTTACATATAGGCTGGAAAATTTTGCACCGTGTTTAACGCAGACAACATGTAGCATTACAGTTTACGCTGATCAATGCCTGCGTCATGAAGTATCTGTTCTACAAACTCTGGCAAGCGATCTACACGGTATCCGTACTTGTTCATAATGCTTACCCAAAGAGGAGCTCTCAATGGCACAACTTTTTCTTCACTGAAGTCTTCACCGAGGTGATGACCTATTTTAGTAGTATCAAATGCTTCAACAAATCCCTGTTTTGGGTCCACGAAAACTCGCTTTGGTCGATCTTTGTAATACTGTAGTGCATCGTTGGCCGTGCTAATCTCAGGAGCATGAGGAAATCTATTGTGCCAATCATTCAGTATACAAGGAATGGTCATGTTGTGTTTTTGTGCTATGTGCAGTCTGCTGCCGCCTGTGGTTCCTTCAAGAAAAAACAACTCTGCTGGATCTTGATCGTGCATGTCGGGTGGTACATATTGCATTTGACGTTTACGGGGAAATCCGCCTGTGATCACAACTGGATTTCGTATACCTTCATTGAGCATGCTGACTTCTAGTTTGTCATAGTGTCCGCATATTGCATTCATGCCTGACTCAAATTCTTGCATGATTTTTTCTCTAGCAATTCGTCCGCTGGTACTCCAGTCTTCCCATATGGTGTTGTATCCACCGCCGCATCGGCCTACCATGCCAAATATTTTTCTTGCTGGTAATTCTACATACCTTATTTTACAAGGAGTCATTGATTTTTCCTTTTGATCATGCCAGTAATCTAACACCCACGGCTGTGCTGAGATTGCTCGCTTGCTGTCTCGATAATTTTTTGTAGCACTTTCTGGTATGCTGGGTTTACCGTGATAGCAAACCACTGCCACCTGCGCCGGTAGCCCATGTTGACAATGTACCTTGTAACTTACCACTCGGTTTGGCAAAATCTTTTGCCAATATCTTCTTTGCCCTGGTTGGTTTGTGCATATTTCTATCCAGCGTTGGTCACCATGAGGATGGCACATTTTTATCACATGCTGTGGATTTGCGATAAAGTTTTTCCATATATCAAATCTACTGCCATGCGTCCAACTCATCAAGCCACTAGCAGCTTGACCTGCTGTTTTAGCAATTCCATGATAAAAATCTTCTAGCATCACAATGTCGCCACATTGTGGTATTTTTACAAAATCATCTATGTTGTCTACTATCAGTGTATCAAGATCAATATACAGTATTACATCATTGATTTTAAAGGGCATTTCACTGCTAAACAACCAAAGTTTGTTCCACCAGGTATCTAATTCCCTCGCATGGGGTAGTCTATGTCTTTTCACAGCAGGATCAATGCCGACAGCATTATCAGTGAAGCACCAAAATTCATGTTCAAGCGTAGTGTTGCGACTTACGGCTGCAAAAAGATTGTTTACATACTCTGGACCGTACTTGGTGCCCCATTTTAAACAGACAATTCTAATCATGCGGTACCTTTGCGTATTAGCTGTCGTATTTTTACTGCATCCCTAATGCGTTTCGCAACAGACTCCCACGAGTTAGGCAAAGCAATTTCTCTACTGGCATTGATATCAATGTTAGTTAAGACAGCAGACCAATCAATACGATCATGATAAGTAACATGCCGGACCGTTGCTAACCGATCCTTGGGAATGTACCCATCAGGAGTAACAGTAAGTGCACCGGCCATGGCAGTTTCTAGCACAACCAATCCTACGCTTTCTGGATGAGTTACAAAAAACACATGTGACTGACTGTGTTCTTTGCACACACTACGATAAGGAACACCGGTGCGATCATAACGATCAATTGTAGACGGCCTAGTTAAATCCACTGAGACAATTTTACCCGAGTCAAATCGCCTAACAATAACACTCTGCCATTGAGATCTCCATACCCCACTGTGATAAAATTCTCGAATTTGTTCAAGAATTTCAGCTGTTCGGTCTACAGGATTTTCACCATAGTTGGTATGATCTACTAACAATCTGAGAATGCCATCTTGTTGTGCAGGCGTGTTTAGTGTACTGTCTGCAGCCCAACCCACGTATTCATTATGAGCACGATGCCTTACATAGCGGTTTGCATCCGCGCCAAATTGATATTTGCTATTAACGTTGTCATTTTTCACTGTAAAGGTAATGTCAACTCCGTCATTGTCTAAACGCGAACCGTCATAGATTTGGCAAAGAAAACCCGGGTATAATCGCCTTTGCAAACTTACTACAATATCTTTTGATACTCGACTAAAATATCTTAGCCCTAACACTAAAACAGCATCATATCCCTCTATATCAACATTGTCAAACCAAACAGCTAGCGCCGAGTCGTTGATCTTACTTGGGATATCTAGATGATCCACAGTAACATGTCGTGCTAGCTCGTTACCTAAATAATATCCCCAGACATCGCTGAAACATTGAATTTGATCAATTGACTCAGGTCGCCGATTAGGATGTAATAATAAAAATTTCATTTCTTAGTTTTTTTCTTGTATTGCATTTTTAATTCAGACGATGATAATCTATGTAAAATAATTGTATTGTTGGGTATTAGATAATTGTCTTTCTTATGTATAAAAAAGTATTCAGGGGGCAATGAAAATAATTTTAATTGTTGTTTAAATCTATTCCAAACACCATTGAATGCCGCATCATCTATGCTAGAGTTAACTAAGTCGATCCAGGTATCCAAAAATGTTAGCGTAAGTTCTGTGTAATTAAACCATATAGAACCCACGTGAATCCTTTCTGGGTTTGTTGCCCATCGGTTACCAGCAAGGTCGTAATTTTTAATGTCCGAGGTCAACAAAAGATCAGGACTTTTTAATAAACTACCATCGGCGTCGATCCATAGAATTGGCGATTTTAATTGATGTAATTTGTTTCTTATGAATTCGGGCTTGATATTGCAATTTTTTACATAGTCGCCACGACTGGGTAAACACTCGATGTGATGTGGCAACCCGATCCTTTCACAATCTTTTTTTAAGTTAGTTGCATAGTCGGGATATTTCCAGTCAGATGTATAAAAGGATATCACAGCAAGAGTCATAACAATTTTTCCTGTAATATATTATCTATTAAACTATTATCATACTTACCGAGCTGAAAAATCGGAGACTCTATTGTTGAAAGTTTTGCCTCAATGCCCATTGAAAGATAATGATCATAAAATTTGCTGTCATCACCTTTTATCTTATTACTAAACTTAACCCAGGCTGCTGGTATTCCGTATGCATGTGCGGCTATAATACCATGTAAGCTACTTGAAATTATACAGTCACAACTGGTTATTTGTTTAATTACATTCTTAGGGTTGTCGTCAACTAGGTTAACTATAAATTCATCAGGATATTTTTGTTTTATTAATTCATAATCAACATAGTGGGGAACAATGCCTATTTTGTACAAAGTGCGCCGAGCGCCGGGCCAAATTTTAGGAAGTAACATGGCAGCATCACCGTATATTTCAGGACAATACCCGCCATTCTTTAACACTAAATTTCGTGTTAGTGGACCTCTTACCCACTTCCACTTAGCATCTGCACATAATTGTTCGCCTTTGCTCATAATACCACTACCCAACACAATTGTGTTTGCGATTGCTAACCTGGCAATAGAACCTACACATATTACGTCAGCTTGCTGTATGTTATTCCAGTGTACGTAATTTACGCGAAAGCCGTAATGATTTAAAATAAACGGAGTAAGAATGTCACCAAAATTTCCTGGAGCAGGGCTTTTTAACCAACATGCTTTTAGTTGCTTAGACATTTTAAATTTTACATCCATTTAATTTTAAAATCATCGTCTCTCAATATCCTCTTCAATACACTCAGTGCCGTATTGAATTTCGATAATTTGCACAGGTTCTTGTGTGTTATTGCGTAGTTGATGCCAGGATCCTACTGGAATATGTAATTCTTGGTGCTGAGAAAAATTGGATGTCACTGTGGTGTTCCATTTAGGATCTCTCTGGTACTCAACTGTTGCAATGCCTGTGCTTACTAGCCAATATTCACTTCTATGAAAATGACGTTGCATGCTGAGACTTTCGCCTGGATCTACTGTGAGTTCTTTGACTTTTACACCGGGTGCTTCATGAAGAACTCTATAATATCCCCATTGTCTTTGAGTTTTAGGGCTTTTCCATTCTTCCAATATCCAACTGCTTGAATTCTTTTTATCCTCGCCGCCGATGCCAAAACAAAAACTCAGTCTAGAGTTTTCCACAGTCATTTCAGGAATATTGATTTTGGTCCTATCTCCGCCATTGGCAAATACTATCTCGTCATCAGGAAAATTAGCCAGGCAATCTTCAATAAATCTACAACAACTGTTGTCTCTATCGTAGTCGTTGTCAAAAGCCACTGCTTGATCTACCACAGATAGAGCATCGACTAAAGCCGTTCTTTCTGAGCTAGGCATGAAACTGCGCCCTTTTTTGCGGGCTAACCAGGCATCGCTGTTGACACCAACAATCAGTCTATCCCCTAGGCTTTTCGCTGATTCAAAATAGGACAAGTGTCCACTATGCAACGGGTCGAACCCTCCGGTGACTAATACTGTGCGCATGTGGTTATTTATTATAGCTTCTTGACTTGGGCTTTGCTTCTGTCGATCCATTCAAGCATGAGATCTTGCTCTCGGGCGTAACCATATTTTTCTATGCCAAGTTCAAGACTGTGAGGGAGCAACCCTGTTTCGGCTAGATCATACCAGCTGGTGTTTCGAGGATGCCGAACTGGTTCGTTTGTGTTGTATACCAATGCTGTAATCCATCCTTCTTCCATGTCAAGCGTGTAATACCCGCCACGACTTTCCCATCCTGCCAAAGACAAGATGTGAATCAGCTGAACGACAGTGAAGTTGTGTATACAATGACTGGTTTGATCATACAGCCTAGTACGCCCAAACAGGCGTATATTTTGTGGCACACTGAGTATAAGTGCACCGCCATCGTCGACAGTGTCTCTCCAGTTGCATAGTGCCCGGTATGGATTTTCTAGATATTGCAGTGTGTTATGACACCATACCAAATCAAACTTCCAGCTGGAATCAAAAGGTTTTTCTATGTCATGCTTGAGATAACGTGCATTTTTATGCTCATGAGCAGCTGCGCAATGGTCATGAATATCAACACCTGTTACACGAATATTCAGAGGCGAAGGTTCTTCGTCTCTAGTGGTTAAGCTGCTCCACCAATCTACGTCATGTCCTTGTTGCCCGCAACCAAAATCAGCCAATGTGTCTATGCTTTCAATAAAACTGTCAAACTCGCGAAATTGATTTTTCAATCTATCGCTGTGCTCCTGACTTTGTTTGTCAGTTATGATCATACTTGGATATCTTCCATACCGGCTGTGCGCAAGCGTACAATGTGTCCCATCTGCCACTGCTTGGTGTCCAAGCCTTTCATTACACCTAGCCAGCGGTTACGAAGCAGTGCCACTTCATTGATAATGGTTTCAAAATCAATCACTTCGTCTTCGCCGTCTACATACTTTTCAGCATCGCGACTGGTAAGTGCACGATTGTAGTTTTCAAGATATTTTTGAAAATGTCGTCTGCGAATTTTTCTCAACTGAATATTAAGAAAATTCAACACGGCTTCAATTTCTTGTAGCTGATTAAATCGATGTTCTGTGATTCCGGGCAGATCTTTGATATTGTTTTCTACATATCCGCTTACACGACACTCTGCTTTTGCACTGTTTAACTCTTGGTTATAGTGCTCAATAAAGTCAGGTATCTGACTGATGTCAGATGTTACCCGGGTATACCACATTATTCGTACTCGTCGTAGTAGTCTTCGTCTTCATCGACTTCTTCATCGTCGACACCTAGACAGCGCATAATATCACGATCATCATCAAATGCCGCAATTATGCTGTCTTCTTTCACTTCGTGGTCTTTTAATATGGTAACAACACTGCTTGCTGCTTCCTCTCTGTCTACTTCTCGGATGTATTCTTTTACTACAGCGTAGATTTCTGCTACTGTGTCGATATCAATCATTCATGGTTTCCTCTGATTCTTCCGGAGCGTCTGGCTCCAGCATGTCAGATTTACTTATATCTTTTTGTGCAAAATCTACCATTACCTGATCCAAACAGCCGTCGGTGTTTGCTTCCCAGGCTTTACGGAATTGCTTGATTTCTTCACCATTGGATGCAGTATAACGCAGTCTATTGCCATCCTTGACCAATAGTCCTTTCTTTTCAGCCATGTCTACCAATCCTGAGTATGGATTCATACCTGACTCGTAGGGGATTTTTACTTGTACACCTTCGAATGGCTTGCTGTAGCGTGTTTTCATTACCTTACAAGCCGCACGAATACCGCGCACATCAGATATTTTGTTGCCATCCTCGTCTTCTTTAAGCTTGAGCTTCTTCATTGCTACTACAATACTTGAAGCGTACACAAAGCCTTGTCCACCTGAGATCTTGTCATCTGGATCAAACATGTCTTGGCTTGCGTATGTATGGTTAGTACACACCATGCCTACGTTGAAGCTACCAAACATGTTTACACAGTTACGAACAAGTGCTGTAAGTGCTTTAGGCTTACGACCTAAATCACCTTTGAGATCGCCTGAATCAAATTGATTGATATCTGTGGGTGTTAATAGCATGCCCAGGCTGTCAATGATAAACAGAACCTTGGGACGATCTTCTGCTTCGAGCTTTTTAAAGTCACTCATGAAAGTCGAAATGGTCTTAGCAACATCATCGATCATTGCCATGCTTAGTTTTAACAACTTGTCTTCACTGGTGTCTACGCCTAATGCTTGTAACCAGCTTTCGTCTAGTGCGTTTTCACTGTCGATCATTACCACGAAAATGCCTTGTTCTTGTGCATGTCGTGCAATATTTCCTGACACAAAATAGCTCTTGCCTGCACCGGATTCACCGGCAAACACTGTGACTTTACCAAGAGGCACGCCACGATTGAAATCACCTGAGATCAAATAGTTCAAAGCATAGTTTCCTGTGCTGATCCAGTCAGTGGGATCATTGAATCCTATACTAAGTCCGTCAATGCTCTTGGTGATGTCTTTTCTAAATTTACTTACATCAAATGGTTTGGCCATGTTGCCTCCTACTTTATCTTAACAAGTGTAACAAACGTTTTATGAGTTGTCAATCTTGAATCCTAATTGTTTCTTCCAATCGTCTATATCTTTGCACACTGTGGTTAGCCATTGAGTGTGTAATTTTTCTACATATTTTATGCCGTCGTTTGTGTATACCAATCCTAGTTGATCTGTTAACTGTTGGAAATGCATTATAAAATCCATGCTTCTCAGGTGCTTCAAAGGAAAAACAACGCTGCTTGGATCTTGAGCAAACTCTTGAGCTTGTAACAGCCAATCAACTACGATGTAACTGTTTTTGTATAGCGCATTCATCAAGCACCATTCCAGTTGGTCCTCAGGATCAATGTATACCACAGTTTGTGTATCAGTTTTTTCTACGAATCCTTGTTCAAGCACAGATCTATCTGGGTGACTGTACCAAACTCTATTTTGTTCGCTGACATCCATGGACCAGTTACGATAAGGAGTCGAGCATGATTCAAACTGTTTCCAATCTCTGGTTTGAAATTCACTGTCGACTACAGTGTTGTAATTTAACAGCTTCCATTTATCCTCTAGCGTCTGCGGTACGCCATGAGTTTTATCTGCAAAACAAACTGTGTCTTCGGCAAATTGCAAACACCTGGATAAGAAATTACCGGCTGCTCCTGGTACAAACATCACCCAAATATAGTTCACTGCCATTTACCAACTACCTCTTTGGCCCAGGCATTCATGCAGTCTGACTCAACATGAAAATTGTCCAACATCAGCCCGTTGTGCTTTACACCATATTCAAATGGAGTAGTATTAATATACCTAGACCAGTCTATGCTGGTATAAAGTTTGTGTTCTGTGTCAAGCCACCCAAATTGTTGTTGATTTTGTTTATCGTGTACATCAGCAATAAACGAAAATCGATAGTCTACGTTCATAGCATCTAACACGTGCTGTACACTGATCATGGATAAAAGTGTTTGTGTACACCAGTGTGCGTTAGCTGATCGGTCGTGTGTTTCTAATGCCAACTGCTCCGCACTGTGTCCAGTGTTAAACATACCACGTACTATGGATTCGTTCTTTTTCATTGCAGGTAACTTTTGCCATTCAGCAAATTTAGACAACTCCGGCCAGTTTGGACCTTTTATTCTTTGATAGTTTTCTGCTGGAAACGGCTTGTAGGGCATGTGCACATATTGACTGTGACATAAAGATGTTGTGTACACTTCTTGGGTATCAACATGCTCCGGTAATGCTAGATCCATCCTGTTCAGCCCAGACCATAGTATAAACACACTGTTAATTTTTTCAGTGAGCACTGTGCTGATCACACTGTCAGCAATGTATCTATTACCGGCGGCTCTGCGTCCAAGATTTGTATATCTATCAAACAACTGAATAGGCCAACTAGCGCCTTCAGTATAACTGCACCCGCTAACTAGATTCATTTTGTTGTTCTGCACTCCTTAAACACTGTTGATGTGCATCCCCACTTAGAAAGTGCTGAATATTATACTCTATATTATCCAGCTCCATTAAGTGTAAATCGTGCCAATCGATTTTGCTCAATGACTCAAATGGCTTTAACATCATTAATAATTTATACAATCTACGCACAGGGTTCGATTCTTTGTCAAACTCGTAGTCAAACACTGAGTTGTATAGTTTATACCCGTACAAGTCACGGAGCACACTGTGCCAACCTGGTTGAGCGTATGCAACAAACAATCCACGTGTAATCACGCTGTACACAAACTTTTCTGTTATAAAAGGCTGATAGCTGTGACTCCAGCTTTCGCTCACTAAATTAACAAAACTGTTGGTAATAACAGGCGCAAGATATTCTATGTTGCTGGCATGTGCAAATCTATCCTGATTCCAGGAAAACATAGAATAGTTTGTGTGAGAAAAATCAGCGTCCTGCGACACCAGAAACTTCCTGTAAAATCGTGTTTCATCGTCACTGAGGTAATCTTTAAGATGCCCGTCAATGCTGATAGGACTGTATTTGAAATTTTTAGTGCAGGTACGATCGTTCCACATGCCAGTTTGTTTAAGCGCACTGGTCAGCATGCGTCTTCCTACATGCCCACTGCCGTTGAAACTGCACAAAAAATTATTATGATCAATTTCTGGGTGTTCAGTGTAGGTTTTCAGTGCTGAATAAAGATATTCTTCACCTAGATCTGGATCCCATACTAAGTCTAATTCTGGGTAGTTTTGCCTTACAGCGGGCAAAAAAGGCATTGCCCAGATCACTCTGGTGCGAGGTCCAGGCAATGCTTGAAAATGATCTAATAATGGATTTCGGAGACTGCTGTCAAACCCATTAATATAGTCACGAAGAACAATCAACCCAGGCCTTGGACCTGGGTGATTCATATAGTAGTCGTATTGATTTACATCAATATCCCACATTAACTGCTTTGACGAGATCTAATCTTTGCCAAGATATCTTGAGCACTCTGTGAACCACCTCCCGACGGTGTTTCAACTGGCTCATCTGCTGCTGTTTCTGTGGTTTCAAATGGTACATCGTCCTTGACTGTGGTTTCTGGAAGAGGTACCGACTTTGGCGCTGCTGTTGCTGCTGGTGCAGAACTCTGCGCCGGTGCTGACATGCCAGCAGGACGATAGTATTGTCCCCAACGCTCCATGTCAAAGCTTTGACCGTCCACACTTGCTTCGAACATTTCTTGCATTACTTTCAGCTCGACGTCTGTTGGCTTTTTAGGCAAGAAATCATTGAGATTGTACAACCCATGTTGTTCAATTGCTGCAAGCTCTTGTTCAGTTAGCGGTGATTCTTTACGAGCCCACTTACTTGTTGAGTAGTCTGCATAGCCGCCTTTTGAGGTCTTGGTAATGCGGAAGTCCAAGCCATTTTCGTAATCTGTTGGCAATTCTTCAAGATCAGGATCCATCAGTGCTGCCTTGATGATCTGAAAGATCTGCGGCCCAATAATAAAACGACGAATTGGATTTTCTGGTGTGTCGTCATCTGCTAGTGCATTTTCACGCACAAACCCTTGGAAAATATAACTACGCTTTTTCCAATAGCGACGACCCATTTCTTCCAATGAGCTGTCTTTGAACCATGTGCGTACCTCTTGCAAGATAGGACATGTTTCATTCCACATTTCAACACAGGGTACTTGTACAAGAACATTTTTACTGTCCATGTCGCCTTTTACACCAGCGAATGGCAGTTTGATCATTGCACGTTCTGCCCAAAAGAATGTGTTTTCTGGATTATCGTCTGGAAGGAAACGCAGTGTAGTGTTACTGCCTTCTGCCATGTTCCAGTGTGGATAGATTGCGTTATCGCCGCCCGAAGTGTTTCCGCCTTGCTTGTTCTCCTGGGCCTGGAGACGTGCACGGATTTCTGCTAAAGATGGTTTTGCCATTGCTTTTTCCTTTTGTTGCCTTTGCTTCTATATTGCCTAATAATATGCCTGTGCATATACTGTTAAGTATACGCAAAGGTATTTAGTCTGTCGAACAAAAAGGTAGAATTTTAGAGAAGTTTTAGGATATCTTCCAGCATAGGATCACGAGCAGCCTTGAGCGTTCGTGTGCCAGTGTCAGTGTCGTTGATTTCTTTGATAGCTATCAAGCCAAGTTCTTCTAATCTGCCTCTCACAGCAGGATCATCAAACACATTGGCTTCTGGATCCTGATCACCTACTTTGGCTACAAGATCGTCCAGTTCTTCATCTTGAATGACAGCGTCAAGCTCGGAGTTTGCTTCTAGTCCATCTACACCTGCACGAAGTCCTTGATCGATTAACTTGCCTAGTTCGCGCTTTTGAATAGTGCTCAATGATTCTGCTACTATCCAATTTTCAAAAACCTGTACAGCATCTTCTATCGGAGCATAGTTGGCTTCAAAAGTTTCCATACGCTCTACTATACTGCCAGTGTCTTCTGGGTTCCAACTTTCGTGATATTTTGCATATCCTCGTTTGCTGTTCAGACTCTTCAGTGTTTTTTTAATGCTGTGCCTGCGTGACTTAGCATCATCTACAAGATTTACCACGTCTTCCTCAAGATTGCGACTGTGTTTACGAACAAAATGTGTTATGCTGTTCATTTCTTTGACCATCGAATGTATATGCTGTCCAAACGAATCATAGGGTGTTCCACCTTCGCTGACGTGTCTTGCCATGGCTTTACCAGCATTGAGATTTTTAAAAGGCAACTTAAAACGTTCGCCGCTCGGTGTTTCTACAAACAGCTCTTCTACAAATCTATAGCGAGGATCACTGTCTTCCAGTTTTTTGCTGTGACGAATTTTCAGTTTAGCACCTTCAGCAGCTTTGTTATAACTGGTGCGTTTACCACCGTAATAGCCTTCAAACACGCTTTCGTTAACACTGTTTATTGTACGCATGCTGTGTTTAAGCTTGGTAAAATCACGTAGATTAAACTGCATCATGTTACGAGCAGCAAAACTTTTCAAGTGCTGTAAAAACTTGTACCAGTCACTGCGATGTTCTTTATCCATGCCCCGGCCTAGGTTGTCGCCGTAGTACACCTCAAATTGATTGTCACCACTGAGTGTAATAACCACCGTGCCATAGTTTTTACCGTCAGACACAAAGTCAAAAGAGAATATTTCTCCTTGGTTAACATCAGTGATAGACTGTCCACGACTGTCCAGTATGTCAGGATCAAAATTACGACTTACCAATAGATCGTAGAGTGTTTTAGAGGTGCTTTCAGAATTTTTCATATGTGTATTTATTAGAACATTGCAATGAACGGCATAGGTTCTATGTCTACGTCATCGTGGTCTTTTACAGTGTCATCTAGTTCTTGATGATAATTTTGCAGCTCTTGCAACATGCGTATTACCAACAGTGTACTCATCACCAGGTCGTCTGTTTCCCCAGGTTTAGCGGCATAACTAGCACCGTGTGCTACAAAGTTTTTTAATTCACTGATCAACGGCTTGCTACTGATGGTCATTCTTTTGCGTTCTACTAGATTTTTAAATTTACTGCAAGCCTGTAGTTTTGGCTTGTTACTGGTGTTAAATCCTTTGCGTTTGCCTTTGGCTTCGCTGAGAAAATATCCCTTGATATTGTTTTCACCGTACTCATTGATGCTGATCAATGCGGCTTCTCCTATGCTGTTGTTTTCCACACTGTAATAGATTGTTGTATCATCTTCTACAATTTCAAAGATTTCTTTTACAATGTCAGTTAACACACGTATTTGTCCTGGTATTGGTGTTTTGTTATCTCGCCATTCGGCAACTTGTTCTAGGGTGTTTGCTTCCCATACCTGTATTGCCGCAGGATCACCTCCGGTGCCAAGACTTGGATCAAGCCCAATGGCATAAATTCGATTTTTCTCAGGTCTTTTATACCATCGAACCTGGCCTGTTTTACGAAGTGGGTCTACACCTTCCATATCAATAAGCGTGGTTGGTGCAATCAGTGTTTCATCATTGATGATAAACTCACAGTCCATTTCTCGTCTAAAACGTTCAACACCTAATGCAGCCCGTTGCTCGTTTGCCCATTGTTCATCTCTGTCCGGATGTTCGTTCCAATAGCTTCTAAACGCTTTGAATCCATTGATTCCTACTTCAGTTTCGTTTCCATTTTCGTCAAAAGTTTTATTGGCGCCTTTCCATATCAGTGCAAACTGATCTTCGTCACTGTTTGGTGTGCTTGTAATAATAGCTTTACCACCAGTGGCTAGTGTAGGCGAAATACTAGTCCAAAATTCTTTGGCAATGGTAGGTCGTACAAATGCAAACTCGTCTGAGTACAACAGCGAGATACTCATACCACGTCCAGTGTTTTCTGTGGTTGCTTGACTGACAATGCGACTTCCGTTGTCAAACTCCACACTGCCTTTATTGTAGCTTACTACTCCTGCTCGAATGTGGTCAGGGCATGCTTCATAGGCATAGCGCAGTCTTTGCATGATTTCTTGTGCTCCACTGTACTTGTGTGCGGCAATAAGAATCGTGCTGTCTGGTTTAAACATAGCATACCAAAGTAGGTATCCAGCGGCTGTGGTTGACTTACCGGTCTGCCTAGGTAACATGCTGATACTGAATCTATAAGTGTGATATGTTGCAATTAGACGTTTTTGGTACTCATAGGGCTGATACTGCATCTGTCCTAGGGTAGGATGCTGAATTTGAAAAAAGTTCTCTAAAAAATATTCAGCACCAGTGTTTGGGTCAGCACATCGTGCAAATTCTTCTAGATCTTTTTCGGTGTAATCATACTTTTTGTGTGGCGATTTTACTAGTACGCCATCAAGACTTTTACTCATTGATTTTCTCTAGTAGTTGTTGTGCAACCAGTTGATGGGCACCTGGACCAGGATGCAGTAGATCTCTGGCAAAATCATCTGGATGAGTGTGTTTAAAATCTGTTACGTCGATTTCGTACAAAGGTATATCAAGTTCAGCGCACAACCAGCGAACACTAGCTAGATTTTTAATTTTGGCCATTTCTCTATTTTCTTCGCACATAATCCAATCTTGATATAACACATTGTTATTTAACTGAGGAGGAGTGCCGCCACCTTCTGCTACCACACCATAGGTTATTGCTTCTTTAAATTCGTTGCCGTATTTTTCATTCATTTTTATCCATTCAAATCTTTGATCAAATGTGCTTTGATAGATCACAAATTTTGGACAAAGCTTGGGCAACCATGTGAACGCAAGTCTTGTGCTAGAACAATTACTACCTCCGCTGTTGCCAAACATAACCGGAACTAGGTCTAGTTGTTTGCCTATTACGCTGGTATATATTTTATCAAATGGCAAGCTATCACCTGCGGTATAGCTGCACCCAAATGCTGCAAAGTAAGATTGATCCTGTGGTATTTCTGGGCTGCGAAAACCTATGCTGTTGAATTTGTAGGTTACACTAGATTCAGTCCAATTATGGTATGTCATTCTTTTGGGCTGAGTTTTCCAATTCCGTTTGAAATTATCTTTGTCATCCTCGCCTTTCCAGGTTAGTGTTTGGTTTTTATACCCTGCTTGTGTCATACTTAGTACATTGTTAAAATTATCGCTCAACATAAATGGCTCAACTCTGGCCAGAGATTAACAAAACTAGTCTGACGGTCTTTGTGAAATAGATGTTCCATTTCGTGTATGTGCTTTTTAAATCGCTCGGTCAGTGGTTCTGCATCCGATGCAATAGTGCTGAGATTTTGCTTTGCTAGTGAAAAGAAACTTTTTTCATGATCAGATAAATCGTAATCTCGACTGTATGCATCTATTTCCTCTATCGCCAGTTCACGTGTTTTTAAATCATGTTTTGTAGGATCAAGGTAGTCTGGCTGATACAGTGTTTGCCACAGTATTTTAGTGCCTATGCTGTCTGCATAGTTGCGTAGTTCTCGCAGTCTTGTACAGTTGTACAGATTATATACAGCGTGAATGCCGTTCCAGTGTCCGCGATCCTTCCAACTGTTTATTAATCTAACATTATGATCAAGCAGATCCCAATTGGCTCCGTAGCGTACATATTCAAATCTATCGCCTACGTTGTCAAAGCTCATGCTCCAGCTGACTTTTTGTCTCTGCATCAGTTTGCTTACAATGGCATTTTTTTCGAACTCTACACTGGTGTTTGTAATCAGTGTTACGATACAATCATCTGGTATTACATCAAGTAGATAATGATTTTCTTTTAGCAACAAGGGTTCGCCGCCCACCAGTGCTACTTCTCTCACGCTGTGTTTTTTCTCTTCAACATATTCACACACCTGTTGAACATATGGTTTAACCCCGTCGTGTTTTTGCTCAATGGTTAGTAATTCTTCTTTGCCTTTTGCTATAGCAGCCCACTTGCTGCTACAGTAAGGTCCACAATAGTTACAGGCTAGGTTACAGGTGATATTCCAGCGTACATCAATGATACTAGGCGAGTGTTCTTCTAAACTCGCTGAGGCTGAATCAAAATCAGGATTGACGTCATTGTGCCAATGTCTTTCACTGCGTCCATAACGCTCCGCACTGATACAGTTATAGCAGTAATCTTCATGCATTTTGCCCTGTTGTAAGGTAGCACGAATTTCTTTCATTGTGTCGCTTTGCAGTATTTCGTCGATGCTTTTGCTGTTTAAATCGCCAAGCATGTTGGGATCACCTGCACAACAGGTTTTTACGTCTCCACGAAAATTGATATGCAGTCCTCGCCATGGAGCTGCGCAGTAGGTTTTTTCCATACTACTACTTACGTTGTTTATGACTGATGTATTGTTTTTATTGTAGTATTATAGGAGTATTTATTAGAGTTCGTACCAGCTAATTCCGCCGCCGACATCGGTATTGTTACTATCGGCAGCTACTGCAATGGTTAAGATATCGCTGGTACCACTGATGGTTCTGCCCAATTGATAAGCGAATAGATCTTCGCCTTCTAGTTTGACTGGCTCGCCTTTGTTTGTGATAAAGCCTTCGCCTAGTTGTGTTCCGCCGGTTATGCTTGCACTGGTTGTACTGCTTTCTACAAATGTGCTAGCATTGCTGAAACTAAGTGCCGTGTTTGCTGTAGCATTCAATAAAAGTTTATAGTGTACATTTTGATTACTATCAGAGATAATGTTTAACCCATTTGGAACAACTATTTTGTTGATGCCTGCTGTGCGTAATTTAATGCTAACAAGATTATAAAATGTAAATGCTGGGGTTAAGGTATAATATGACAATCCTCTTCCAGCAAATTTATTTTGGCTTCGTCCTTGATAACCACCACTGCTGATCACTGTGCTACAAATTTGTTTCATGGTAGCACTTGTACCTGTAGTAGCTGTGTTGGTGATCTCATAACGAATGCTCTGCTCAGCACTGGTCATGTAGGTAGTGTCACTGGTTATATTTGCGTTGTGAAATGTGTGAGCAATGAATATAGTACCATTAATAATGAAGCCGGTACGCACACTACCAACACCAAGCCATTCCATATCAATATAGAAAATATTACTTTTGGTTATATCCAGCGCGATACCACTGCTTCCTGTGCCGTCTAGTTTGTCACCGTTCCACGAGTCTTGAGCTACACGGGTTTCGACTATGCTACCTGTTACAAAACTGCGTAAAACCATATAGATTGTATCGCCATCTTGTTCAAAATAGACACCGTTGTTTGTGGTAAAGTATCCTACTCGTTGACGCAAACCTGTAGCGGCTGTTGCCATTGAAAATGTGTTTAAAATTTCTAATGCTTTGCCAGGCTGATAAGGAAATGTTCTGTAGCTTTGTCTTATTGCTTGATCATTTTCAGTACCGGCTACAGTCATACTTAAACTGCTTTCGTTTACATTATATGTTGTACTTGCTCCGCCAGCTGTAGAAGTGTCAAACTTGCCGTTATCTTCGCCAACCATACTGCTATCAAAAAGTGTAAATGGTTGTGCTACTTGTTGTCTGCCAAATGCGTCGAGACTTGTACTTCCAGATGATACTGTTCGGACGATTGGTTGACCAAAACTGTTATAATCCATAGCCATTGTGAGCTGGGTAGTGTTTGGTTCAAAACTGTGCTCGTAGTTGGTACTGTTTGGATTGTAATTTGCCATTATCTCGGGTAGCCTTTAAATCCTTTAACTGGGCTTTGTGTGTTTACAGCGTCTGGTTCTGAACTGCGTCCTTCCTCGTTTTTTCTGTGCTTGCTACCTAGAGCATTATAGGCTTTTTCTGTCATGGCACGTTCTTCATCGGTGTAAGCTACAATGTATGCATCATTGCCCATCCAGCTTTCTGGATCTGGTGTGTTTTCATTGTTACCGTCCTTGTCCATCCCAGCTATTGCCATGCTTGTTCGATAGAGATCGTAGTAGCCTTTGCCTTGAATGCCTCCTGGGCTGGCTTGACTGTGAGTGTAGTGTTTTTTGCCTTTGGTTAGTTTACTTCTAAACCCTTTGACCTCACTTATAAACTCACGTGCTCGCATTAATTGTGTACACCTGCATTACCGCTAGTCGCTGTGCCAATTTCTAATGTAGTAGCATTGCCACCTACAATAGTAAGTTGGTTGCCTACACCTACCCAAAGTTCTGTAGTGTCGTCTGCTGGACAAACCACTGGCACACTGTTGGCTACATTGCCATCATTGTACAAAAACACACTGGCATTGCTGGTAGGATCTGCAGCTAACCGAACCTGTGCTGTAACACTATTTGACCCAGTTGAAATTCTAACTTTATCTGTGGATATCGTTGTGTTTGCTATAGCACCTGAATACACTGTTGCCATTGGTTATTTTCCTTTGAGTATTTTGCTTACTGGCTTGCTTGTCCACATTCTGCAACTCCAATAGCTGGCTGTGGTGCCATCTTTTTTGAGAGTTTTGTCTGCACATTTGTGTCTAGCTCTAAAACTGCGTCTACGAGCAGGGTCGTCACGCTTGATTTCCATTTCTTTTGAACCAAAGTTGACTTTTTTTACATTCCCTGTTTTTGGATCTCGCACAAAAACCTTGAACTTTTTAACATCGCCTCTCATGGGTTTGTTAAGTTCTACATCGCGACCTTGGTATTCTGCTTCGTCTAAATCACTGTGGTCCATGGACTCAGTTGCTCGCATTGTCACTCCAGCACTTTTAATCTCACGTTCCAGTTCACGCATTGCTTTGGGAGGACCATCTACAACAATTTCATAGTGATTGTCCATTTTTTCTGGCTCTGCGGTTACGCCTTGGGATCGATATTTGTTAATTATATTAACCGCTGTTTTGTATTCGTCGCCTAAGCCAGGTTCTAGTGCAACGGCTGTGGTGAATGCTTCGTTAACTTCTTCTTCAAAACTACACCCACAATGCTCTAGAATATACTGTGCTAGTGCATCCATTTCAACAACAACGCCGTCATCGGTGTGCTCTACTACACCAAGATCAATCGCAAGTTCTTCATTGATGTTGCATTCAACAACATCACCAGTTACTGGAAATACTCGTTGCCTTGCTGATTCTTTTACATAATCTTCTAACGACTTCATTGCTCGCCCTTGTACTGCTTGTAAAGATTATCAAGGCCTTCTTTGATACTGTCTTCGAGATTGATTGCAGTCTTATTAAGACTTTTCATAGCCAGTGGATTATCACCTGGGTTGTTTGGATTTACCTGTGTTTTTGGTCCATTCAGTCCACCAGAGATGGTATTTGTCATGAAGTCTGTGTCTTGTGTTTGCTCATCAGGCTCATTGGCGTATTCTTCCATGGTGCATTCACCTTCGTGCATTTCTCCGCAACTTGGGCATGGTTCTTTATATCCACTACTTTGAAAAAGTCCAGCCATTTTCAGCAGATGTCCAAGTTTGACAGCATCTTCGCCATCAGCTGAAACACTCATGCTTTGATTCCCGTCGTTACTGGCATTAACACTTACGTTCATGCTTTCAGTGAGTGCATCGAACTTTTTCTTGAACTCGTTCTCGTACACACTTGGATTGCCATAAACACTGCTACCTGTTGCATCAGTTGCAGTTGCGACCGCACCGGCTACTGTGGTTTCTTGTGTTTTCTTTTTCTTTTTCTTTTCTGGCAAGCCTTTGTGCTTGGTGCCAGCAAAATCTTCTAGCTCTTTTTCAGTCATGCTATCATACATTTCTTTGCTAGCGCCTACCAGTTTGCTAGGCGAAGTGTCGCCGCGCTTTGCACTAAGGGCAGCGCCTGCAGCTTCTTGCTGATCTCTAGAAACAGCTTTTTCTTCCAGCTCCTCTGGCTCTTCCACTTCGTCTTCTACACTGCCCATGTAGTCGCGGGCTGTGTCTAGATAGTCCATGGCAAGTGTAATTTTCTTTTGTACCCACTCAGGAAGATTGTCATCGCTGTCGATAATGTCTTGCAATTCTTTAGCGGCATCATGCACTACGTCAAGCTGATTGTCAGCCATTTCGCCTTCTTCGTCATACTCGTCTTTGTCGTAGTCTTCTTTCATTTTTTCAGCATCTTTAGCAGCTTTTTTCATTGATTCTTCTTTGTCGCCGTCTTTGTCAATGTCAATATAATCTGGCTTTGATTCTTCGTTTACGTCGTCGTCTAGCTGGTGAGCAGTGGATTTATCCATTTTCACAGGGTGTGTTTTACCACCAAATTCAAATTCTGTCTTGCCTGCTCTGGCTGCTGCGGCTGCCGCTTGGTTGAAAGCATTTTCATCTATATCATCTTCGCTAAATTCTTGCTCTTCTCGCACAGCTTTGAAACTGTCCATTCCGGCACCAGTATACTTGCTAGCACTACCCATTTTCATGTACGCCTGTTTGATTGCGTCTTGCTCGCTCGTGGCACGAACGCCTCTTGCTACCACTTTACCGTCTTTCATAATTGTATAGTTGCCCATCATTTCAGAAAGCTTTTCTGCTTCCTCGACGCGGTTAAAACTTTCTAGTATTGTGTAAATGTTTTCCATTGCTGGGTGTCCTTAAATTTTGTATGGGTCTGGAATTTTGTTTGTCCCGCCTATCGGGCTCTTGTCCTGTGTAGGATAATCATTGGTTGTTTTAGCTGCCGCAGTTGACCCGCCTGCAATTTCGTAGTCAACACCTTCTGCACTGTTTTCGATAACATCTGCGTTGCTGTATGCTTCGCTGGCTTCATTGCTTTCTTTGCTAGCATCAGGGAAATCTTTTTCTAACAGTGGACCTTCTTCGGCTGCCTCTGCTTGTTGATTCACTGTGTCATCATACTCTGCTGTGAATACACGAAAATGATCTGGATCACCGCCTGCTTGATGAAAAAGTTCAGTGAGCTCTTCTTGACTGGCAGGATAGTTTAACACAGCATCAATGATGTGTATTTCTTGATTTGCCAGTTCTGGAAACCCTGCTGGGCTTTTCTGTACAGGTGTCTTTTTGGGTTCGCTAACACTTTCTGGATCATACTTGTCCAGGCGTTTTTTCAAGCTGTCTAACACTTCTGGTTGAAGGTCGCCAGCTATTTTAATACGATAGCGGTAAGGGTTGGCACTCTCTGCGAGATACTGTTTAAATGTTTTCATATCATACTTTCCTTGCTGTATTTAGCTGGACGAATCATCTTTTTTATTCTTGTCCAAGATGGCTTTCAGCAACTCGTTTCTGTCTAAAACCTGTGCTTCGCCAGTGGGTATATCATCTGTGTTTTGTTTTGCTTCCTGTTGAGCCAGTCTGGCCTGTTTAAGTTGCAATTCAATCATTTTGAGTTTTTTATTTGCTTTTGCTGTTCTTGCTGTAATAGCATGATTGAGCATTTGTCCGGCGACGCTGAATATTTCACTGCTGAATCTACTTTCTACCTGCATGCCAAGGTCCATGAGATTCTCATAGCTTTCGATTGCTTTACCAGCTAGATCGTCCATTTCAACGTCACTGGCTTCTAGGCCTTTTACTGCTGGCAATGCATTGTTGATTTTATCCAGTGCGCTGAGATCCTGTTGCAGTGATGACACATCAACAGGCACGCTTTCTGACAACTCGTCGTCATCAGTTTCTGTGCTGGGTTGATTTTCTACATCATCTATGTTAAAAAGCTGTTCTAATTTCTTGGTCATTGTCTAAAAATATCATCCTCTGTCACCACTCTAAATCGTATGCCCTGTCCTTTGCACCACTTTTGTGCAGCGTCCCACTTGGCATAATTTACAGCAACAACAGCTTTTTGTTGTTCACTCATGCGTCCTTCAATAACACTTTGTTTGCGAGGTTTGATTTCAATCAACTCTGCTTTCATGGTGTTGTTTTTATCACGATAGGTAATAAAAAAGTCAGGAACATAAATGCTCTGCTTGCCTGTTATTGGATTGCGATAAGGTATTGTTATACTTTCGCTGGCCCACTGCATGACATTGTTATTGCTATCGCAAAAACGCATAAAAGCAAGTTCCCAACCACTGCGATAGGTTGGTAATTTCTTGCCTACATACTTGTCCTTATTTAAAGGAGTATACTTGCCTTGGGCATACTTTTTTCTCATGTGTGTACATTACGTGCCGCGGCTTGAATAGGAATTACGGGTTGCCCAATGGCAAGATATGTAGTGGCATTTCTTATGCTGTTTAGATAGTAACTGAGACTGGCCGTGAGTTGTAGTTTATCTTGCCCTTTGATCTGATCTAGAACATCCATTACTAGAAAATCATTGTCGGCGGCAATTTTAAACACTGCCAGTGCAAGATTTTCTGCACTCTGTTCACTGGTGGTTATACTACGCAGGTAGCTGTAAACTACATCCCATTCGTTGCCATTGATGGTCATTTCTAAATTGTAAAAACTGTTGAATATGCTCACAGTTTTATCTTGATTTGTTTTAACGTAGTTTACACTTTGTACCATTATTCGTTACCCGGGATAAAGTTTAAAAGACTATCAACATCAACTTTCTTAGCATTAGTTGTAGGTGGTGTGAGTGTTTTTATTCCATTGCTGATTTGCTGACTGGCAGCATCACTGCGCAGATAATTCACAGCGTTATCTTTTATTTCAGTTTTCAGGACTCCTGTAATATCGTTTACACTGTTAAGCCTTGGATTGGTAGCAATAGCACCAGCCTTTTGAATTGCGCCAAGAAAATTGCCGCTGGATAAATCATTGAACACACCAACTCCAGCATCTACCAATCCACCTTGACCTAGTACACTGGTTGTACTACCGCCAGTGGCAATTGGACTGGGTTCTGTGTCATAGTGCGATGGATTACCAAAGCCTGGAACTTGTCCACTGCCAATAGTTCCACTGCCATACTTTACAGTTTCGTACTGTATTGTCATGGTGTTGCTCATCAGTCCAGCGTCTTCGCTGTAGTCATATGTGTCGTGCTCGAACGCAGTGATAATAGGATTTATCAAGGTATAACTGTAAAACTGTTTGTGACTAAACCCATAAATGGTTATGTCTTTGAAAAATGCTGGCTTGCCACTAGTGCTTTGAGTGCTGTCGCTATAGGCTTCGCCTATGTAACCCCAATCATTTACCGCTAGATTGTTTTTGTATATGTTTCTTTCGTTGTAGTCAAAGCCGGTTGGCGTAGTCACTGGGCCTGCAGTGCCTTGCGAGTTTGGAGTTCCGTTGTACTTTTGACTAGGATCCTTGTAGTAATAGCTGTAATAATTGTACCACAGTTTACGGCTGAGATCTGCACTGTCATCATGCATCATAATACGCACAGGCTCATAGTTGATACGAGTCTGTATGTTGCGTTTGCGATTGTATTGAATCAGTGTGTCTGTGTCGACATCGTATTTAGGTAGATCTACTTGTTTGCACAACAGTCCCAGTTGATCCTGCTTGGTTGTGTCAAACACAGTTCTTAGTGTGGGTATTTGTGCAGTGTTGAGATTAAAATACACATGATATAAAAACTTAAACCGCGGTGCCAGTTCATATCCAGCACTGCGGTAAGTTTTGCTTGCATGAGAGTAATCTTTTAGATAATCGCTTCCAAAGAAACCCTTTAAAAAGTCCTGGCCAAATGCCATGCTACCCTGCCTTAGGCTGTTGCAGATCCTGCTGTATTACGAACTAGGCTGCCTAGGCTCGCGCCAACTCCATTGCCTAGTGGCGTTTGTAGTGCATTGTCATAGCGCATGGTCAGTGTCATGGTAACTGGTGCACTCTCGCTGTAATCCAGATCTTCGTAGTTGACTGTGGTCAAATAACAACCGTACAGTTCCCAAGTTTCTAACACTGTTGGTTCTGTTTCGCCGTTGCCACCGTCAAGTATTTCGCAATAGGTTGTGAACTTGTAATCAATACCAGCGGCGGCGCTTGACATTTCTGCAAAGTCCATCTGCTTTTGTAGTTGCTCGCCTACTAGCTTTGCAACGTTGCCGCCGGCATCGTCACGCAACTCAACCTGGACATCCTGCCATTCGTGTTTACCAGCAAGTCTTAACTTACTGTTATAAATGTCGATTGTGATGTCATCAAACTGAACTTCTGGTCTACTGAATGTCATAACCTGCTTGGTAAGTTCTGTTCTCGGTGTACTGATTCCAAAATTGTTAAAACTCACTCTAAAGCGATACTTTAGTTTCGGCATTAACAGTCCTTGGTTGGATTGTCCTTCTAAAGGTACTGTCATTTTTGTTAATGATGAAATTGCCATTATATTCTTCCTTATAAACGTATTTATGGTATCAAAACCAAGGGCCTAAAAGGCCCTTGCATATTACTGACTTCCTGCGATCTCTCCAGTATTCTGGATTCTCAACGGAATGTAAACAAACTCAACTGCTTTGCTTGGCTCAATTGCAACATCAACATAAAGTTCGTTGCGATCAATTCTAGCTGGAGTATTGTTTGACTCGTCGCATACAACCAAGTAGTCAAAGATACCACGCTTGGCAATCAAGTCATTTAGCAGTCCTTCGACTACTAGTTTAACTTCATCACGTGTGGCTTTGTCATTTGGCTCAAACAAGAATTGGCGTCCAATCTCTTCAAGTCTGCCTCTTAGGAAGGCAACTAGTCTTGCAACGTTGATTCTGTCAAGCGCACTGGTCACACCAGTAGTGGTCTTGTTACCAAAGTTTGTAATACCTGTACCTGGAATAAATGTAATTGGGTTAACTTTGTTTTCGTATAAAACGTCACGTATACCTTGACTTACATTTATGCTTTCAAATTCACCTGTGGCACTGTCGATATATCCGATTGCTGTAGCATTATCTACAACTCCTCGTCTAATACCGGCTGGTGCTAACCAAGGGAAGCTGACTTCATCACTTCGAATAAATGTTCTCAGCATCATGTGACTGGCTGGCTGTACCACTGTACTGCCTGTAAGGTCGCTGGTTTGACAACTTGGGTAGAACACTCCAAGGTACGTGTCATTTACAGTTAATCCATCACCTGTGCTTAATCCAGCACCATTGTTGTTGGTTGCCCAAGTAAGAAGTTCATTTGCATCGTTGCTCAGTCTTAATGGAGTATCACCAATTACAAATGCCGTGTTGTCTCTGTCGTTGTTTAATGTAACCATGTTGCTGTACAACTCTGGATATCCTGGTGCAGAAATCAAGTTAAAGTCTCTTTGCTCTTCACGAAGCTCTACACTGTTATCCAACGAACTTTTCATAGCCTGCACTACAAGCTGGCGAACTGACTGTCTGCCCATATAAGGACTTCCATCATCTTTATTACCGGCTACTGTTACCCAGGCATCTGTTTCGCTAGGAATAACACCAGAGAAGTCGTCGCTGTTGAAATAGTTAACACGGAACTCTTTGACGTTGAATCCACTTCTACGTGTATTAAACAGCAGTGTTCCTGCTGGATACAGGTTTTCGTCTGGTGCATCAAGATCAAGGTAATCACTGGTTAACAAACTGGTTATAGTCGGAAGATCACCTGCTACTGGATCCACTGATCCACTGGTTCCCCAACGTGCATCAGCAAATACTACACCGTTCTCTGTGGTTTGATCTGTGTTATCAAGTAATACCCATTGCAGTTCGCCACTCTGTGACTCCCAGCGATAGATTCTTGGATAATTTTCTAAGTCGCTTGAATCAATCCACAAATCACCTTGTACAAGAGCAGTGCCATCTGTTTGTGTAGTTGGCGCACTTGCACTCACCTGCGGCCCTAGAGGGTCAGTGTTGCTTAGGTTAAAACCACGCACATCATTGGTGACATTTTGGTAACCTTTCCAGGCTGTGCCATCATGAATCATAATATCAATTTCGTCTACAGCACTGTAATACCACTTGGTACCATTTGATGGATCTTGATCTGGTGCTGTTAAACTTGCAGTATAACCGTCTGTACCGCCTAATGGGATCCAGTTACTCAAAATTAAATCATTTTCGTTTCCGGCTCTTACATTGACTAGACTTGTATTAAATCCTGCATCTGCCACAGGTGTGTTTCCAAAACCAGTGTCTTTAAGTACAATTACACCACCTTGTGTGTGTCGTATCTGCACCGCGCCGCCTGCTGTTACACTAGCAGTGGTATTTGCAACGTTTGCGTTCAAAAATGCTTCAACAAAACTGGCAGCGTCAGTGCCGTTTAGTGTGGCAGTTACTGCTGTTGTTAGAGAATTACTGCCAGATGCACTTGCCTGAATCGTAAAGGTGGTGCCAATGCTAAATGTTGGTGATGTATCTTCACTGGTTACAACAGTTTGTCCTGCGCTGATTCTTTCAAACAATTTAAAGGTTAATGTATTATTTTCACTAACATCTGTTTGTGTATAAGTTGCATTTTGGCTGATATTCTGTCCGCCACCTGATGGATCAAGTGCATTATTAGCAGTTTGATCATTGGCATACAGAGGAGCATCTTGCTCAACAAAACTGCCTAACACGCTGTCATAGCGTTTTACAACAAGATCTGTACCTTGGTTTACCGCAGTTGTTTTTTGCCAAATACTTCCTGTTGGTCTAGGTGTAGTATCTGTGCTTCTCCATCTTGGCACTTGTGTGTGAGGTGTTTGTTGTAGTGCTGGGCATGCATATGTTCCTGCAAGTATTCCTAACAGTGTTAGTGTAATACCCGATCCATCTATAATATCAATAATACCGTCTTCGGTGCTTCCGTCACTGGTAGCCGTAGTGTCTGCATAAAGTTCAAGCTTGTTGTTAACCACTGCCGCGGTTACACCTGTAATACTTGCAGTGTTAATTGCAACGGCTAGTCCTGATATTGTTGTATCTGGTACTGTTACAGTGTCGCCGTTGATGACAATAGTTGCAGATGCTACTAGTGTAGGATTACTGTTAGGAGTTTGTATAGTAGGCCAAGCAGTGCACCAGTCATCGCTGCCTACTAGCACCCAACCAGCACTTGCAGTTAGTCCGTCTAGTCTGCTGGCTTTATAGTATACTGGGTTATTAACATTAGTATTAACCACAGCATAATCACCGTAGTTTCCAATGCTGTCTTTTGGTATACCAGTATCTAAATTAGCTGTATCTGTGATTTGAATTAGTGTCTTATTTGTAAAACTGCCGGTAGTAGCACTCCATTCAAATACACCATACTGTGTGGTATTCAGATCGAACCAATAAGTGCCGTTATCAGGATTGCCTGTCGGCCTTACTGTGGTTGCTGTGAGTTCTGCTAGATCAATATCAGCTCTTACTATAAATGCACGATTAGTAACTCCTAGCACACTGTATGCAGCTAGCAATCCATATTCGTTGAGCTCATAGCCGTTGATTGGCGTACCATTGGTTGTTTTATAGAAAAACGGATTTCCAAACGTGGTTACAAGCTCTCGTTGACTGGTCACCAGAAATGGTCTCCCAGCATTTGCAACAGTGGTTCCGCCAGCTATTCCAGTGCCGGTGCCACTTTGTTTGTTCTGAGCTGTAGCAATAACAATTGTAGGAACTGTTGCGGCTGCAGCCGGTAGATAATTTGATTCGTCGATTACGGTGACTTCAACACCAGGACTTACTAAAGCCATATTCTTTATCCTCTTACTGTGTTTATTTATAAAAAAACTAGAAAATAGGGTGTAGCAGGTGCCCTTACGTAAGGACTAAATATCTATGTTATGCGAAAACTCTGCCCAACATGCAAACAAAACCCTGTGGCAATCAACTGTTATAAGGGCAATAAGGTTTATTACCGATCACAGTGTGACCGTTGTATACGAGCCAAAAAGAAATTACCCAAACAACAACCTCGATGGAAGAGTGCAGGCTATGAGAAAAAACGTATGTGCGATCGGTGCGGATTTAGATCAAAATACAGCAGTCAAATAAGTGTGCATCATATAAACGGAGATCTAAACGATGTTAATGGTTATAATCTTAGAAGTATATGTTTAAACTGCGCAGAAGAAATTAAAAAAAGCGGCGTTCCTTGGTCTACCAGTGACCTTGAACCAGATCTTTAACCTCGATAGCTAGTTCTTCAAGCGTGGAGTTTTCGATAATTGAATCAAACGCATCGTCAGTGTCGACCCAGCGCCATTCGCTTTCGTGTATGTCTGGATATCCAGTTTCCATGTGTTCCTGCGTGTCATACAGTATCCATTCTTGAGCAGGATCAATTGAGTTTGTTTTAATAGCTGTGTTCCACCACGGTGGTAGCTCGCCTCTGCGAATCTGCCAAACTTTTCCGCCTAGATTTTTAACCATTTGTACTTCATTGGCAAACCTAGCATCAGGTATTACCCAGTTGGTTTCTGGTTCTGCTAACAGTTGTTGCTTTACAATGTTTACCCAGATGTTATCATTGAATCCTTGTCGCATACAGTTTGTGCCAAACAACTGCATAACCAGTCTTGGTGTGATTTCTTTGCCTAGCTCTTTTGTCCAAAACTCATCTGGCTTTTCGCGCCACAAACGACTACGATCTGTGTCCCCTTCTAATAGGTCTCTGGGCCATCCAAACAGTGTTGACAGTCCATCTTTGACTCGATCAGCAAATGCAATTTTTTTAAATCCGTGATTTTCCACAAGAATGTCAGCCACCGTTCCTTTGCCAGAACCGATTAGTCCGCATATTCCAATGATCATGTTAACCTCTAACGATATTTGTTAAGACGAGAAATAAGTCTGCTTGACGGGTTTACTCTTTTGGTTTTCTTTGCTTTACGTGCTTGGCGCACTTTGGTTTGTGCACGAGTTTTTTTCATGCGAATTGATTGTGCTACATCAGGTGCTTTGGAACAATCTGCTACACTTGGCACTGTTCTACCAGCTCTTGGCCCGCTCATGCAGCGCCACTTCATGCTGACCTTGCCGCTTTTACTGCGCTTCCAAACCATTTTGTGTTCGGGTAAGAAATCTTCGCTACGCATTATCCGATTACCCAAGTGAGTGGTTGTGAACCATCAATGTAGTTGTTGAGCTCTTCAATTTTGCTATCCATGATAGCCTGGCCTTCGGCTTTCATACTAGCACCGTTGAGTGCTGTACCGCCCTGTGGACCTGCTATAGCGGCATATTTTTCCCTTGCTTCACCGATTATGAGTTTACTAGCTCCAACCATGTAGTCTTTGATCCATTGAGATATTTGCATGTCTTGTAATAACACAAACTCAGGCTTTAACTGATATACCCATAGTAGCACAACTTCACCATCACCGCGTATGTTGCGAATAAGCTGTAGCTGTTTTGTCACTGGATTAAAAGTGTAGTTCATATACCCACCAAACATTCTAGCAGCTTGTTCCACATACTGAGTGTAGAAATCATAAGTGGCTAGACCACCTGATGCATTATAGTTCAGCAGATATACATTCAGTGTTGCTGCCGAAAACGGATCAAAACTGCTACTACCTGGTCCTGTGGCATTGCCGATTGTTCTGCGGAACACCTGTCTGACACTTTGAACATCCTGTGGCAAGGTGTACGTGTTTTCTTCTTCCACTAGCTCAAGAAAAATATAGCTTTCTTCGTAGGCATTTTGAGCACGTTGTCTATAAGTGCCAACAGTTTTTTGATAAGCCGCTTCGTAGTGCGCTGGATCAAGTTCGATATCAATGATATCATCGCCCAGCTGTAGTCTTACATAGTCAATAAGATTGGATTTCAGTGTGTCAATTGTGATGTCTGCCATGATGTATCTCTTAGACAATTATTTATCGACTACTGAAGATTAAATTATCTCTCTCAATGTCGTTGCTGAAATCATACCCTAGTGCTAGTTTAGCTTCGTCGCTCATTCTATCAGGAGTCAGCGGAGGATCAAATGTAACTTCAACCGAAACAGCGTCTATGCCGGACGCTGTTTGCACTGCGGTCTTTACTTCGTTTACAATATGATCTGCCATTGGGCAAAATGCACTGGTTAAAGTCATTAATACATCACACTTTTGTTCTTGATCACTTAAAGTGATTTCATATATCAAGCCCAAATCATACACATTGATACTGATTTCGGGGTCGTATACTTCTTTCAGTGCATCAATGATCTGTTGTTTCATTTTGCTCTAAGTAAGACCAAGTTTTCGTTGCCGCGTCCTGTAAACTTGATTTCAACTGACTTAATGTCTTTGAAGATCTTTCTAGCATTTGGCACACTGGCTTTCATAAACTCTTTGAGTTGCTCTTCGGGTTTACGCAGTGTTTTTTGCACAGTTTTAACTGGATCAAAGCCAACTATGCTGTTGTTTTTTACTGTGAATGTTTTCAAGTGACTGTCGGCTACAACCTGTATCAGCTTGCGTTTTTTAATATCATACAAGTATGCTTCACTGCATTCTACTAACTTGGTAACAGCAATGCTTTCGATCTTTAGAGGTTCATGCTTTTTAAGATACTTAAACTTTTGTGTGATCTTTTCAGGCGACACTGGTTTCTTTTTACGAGGCTTACGAGCTACTTTTTTGCTTTGTGCATAGCTGTTTATTCCAGCAATCACTGCATCAGCAAACTTTACAAGATTGCGCAGTTGAATCTTGCCCAAGTGGCTATAAGCTTCTACAACATCTGGATCAGCTTGATCAATTGCAGTTTGATATTCCTCTCGGCGCTGAGTCCATTCATCAATAACCATTGGCGCCATCGGTGCCGGAGACTCATAGCTTTCAAACACACCTAAAAATTCTGGTACATCTTTATAGCCTGTATCAGCAAACTCATCAAGCATGCCTTCGATTTCGCCCATAGCCTGCGACATTTTAATACGCATGCGATCTTGAACACTGAGCACTGGAGCTTTCTTTTCTGCTAGATTTTGCTCTTGTTCTTCCTGTGCGGCTTCTACACATTCGGAGATGTGATCTTCTAACCTGCTGTTTTCTTTTTCAGTAAGCTCAAGTCCTTTGGTTGCCATACGGGCCAGCCAGCCATAGGTTGTTAGATAGATATTATCTGGACCACGCTTGTAAGCATCAGCTTCTGTTTTGCGTTCAGCGTTATTCAAATATTCTAAAACAAAGTCTTTGGCTTCTGAGCGACCGAGATGATAATTGTACCAATCAAACGCTCGTCCAATTGCAATTCGGCGACTGGATTCGTCGTCGTCCATCGAAGGTTGCGTGTTCCACTCTGGTTCTGGACCAGTGTATTTGATCTGATCTGCTCGGAGTTTGATCTTGCTTACTGCCACTGTCATACTTGCTCCTTTCAACTACTTTATATATAGTACACTAGGCAACATCATCTGTCAACCTTTCTGAAGTCCATAAATACTTTATAGGAAATACCATGCCACGATTAAGTTTATATAAACCGAACAAGACCAACGATTATAAATTTCTTGACAGAACAATCAGAGAAATGTACACTGTTGGTGGCATTGATATCTTTGTACACAAGTATTTAGGTCCAGAAGCCACTGGCGATCTAAGCAGTGCTGAAACTGGCGACGCTACTCAGCCATCATATGATTCTGAGAATCCACTGTTCATTGAAGATCTACTGCTTTTAGAAAACAGAGACAGAGTATACGACGATAGTGTATACATCATGCGTGGTGTGTACACAGTCAGCGATCTTGACTTTGATCTAACACAGTTTGGTCTGTTCCTAAACAATGACACACTGTTTATAACATTTCACTACAATGATATGATTGACTCGCTTGGCAGAAAATTGATGAGTGGCGATGTATTAGAGATTCCAAATCTCAAAGATTATCATCCGCTGGACACCGGACAACCTACACCTTTGCCAAGGTACTATGTGATACAGGATGCAGCATTTGCCAGTGAAGGCTTTACTCCAACATGGCAACCGCACTTGTGGCGTGTAAAAGCAACACCAATGGTGGGTGCACAAGAATACAACAGTATTTTAGAAAAATCAAACAGTTCAGGAACTGATTGGGACCCTGGCAACTTTTACCCTGCTGGTACTAAAGTACTACTAGGCGGACTGGAATACACAGCAAAAATAGATGTTCCAGCGGGCACAGAACTTGCAAATACCACCTACTGGGAACAAACTACACCAGAAAGTTTCTTGGATACGATTACAACCAAGAGCAAAGATCTTGAAATCAACGACGCAATTCTCACACAGGCTGAAGCAGAAGTTCCACTAAGTGGATATGATGTTACAAAGTTTTACATTGTTGCCAGTGATGAAGAAGGTAATCCTGTTACTCCAGCTGGTGACGAAGAAGCTGATGCTAGTACAATAAGCAATAACACACCTAGAAGCGATGGTTATACCATGGGTTATCTCACAGGCGATGGTATTCCGCCCAACGGGTTGCCAGTTACACCAGGTGTTAGCTTTCCGATATCTGCCGACGCAGGAGATTACTGTTTGAGATTGGACTACAAACCCAACAGACTGTTTCGTTACAACGGAACCCGTTGGGTACATATAGAAAGTGCAGTGAGAACAGACCTTACACCTGGACCTAGCAATGATAGTCAACGAAGTGAGTTTGTAAACAACACTGACACTGTACAAACCACAGATCGCGGACTAATTCCAAGCAGACAAAGTTTAAGTGATGCACTTAAACCTGAGGCAGACAACTAATGCAAAGCTTTTTTTATGACGAACAGATACGTAGATTTTTATTGCAATTTACACGAATCTTTAGTAACTTCCAGATAGAGTACGGCAAAGACAGCACTGGTGCAGCTACACTTTATCGAGTGCCTGTTCGTTACGGCGATAGCAGTAGACAGGTTGCAACTGTTATACAACAAAACAGTGCCGCAACATTGCCAGCAACTCCGCTGATGACATTTTATGTAAGCAATCTAAACTACGATCGTCCAAGAATGCAGGAACCGTATCATGTCAACAAGATGAGTGTTAGACAACGTACCTATGATCCTACAACTGAAACATATGATACCACACAGGGCAATGCATTCACAGTTGAACGTGCAATGCCTGTTCCTTATGAACTAGAAGTGCAATTGGAAATTTGGACCAGTAATACCAACCAAAAACTGCAATTGCTTGAGCAAATACTCACACTGTTTAACCCAGCACTGGAAATACAAAGCACAGACAATTACATTGACTGGACCAGCCTCAGTGTAGTAGAGTTAGATGATGTGACTTGGACCAGTAGAACCATACCAGTGGGCACAGACGATCCAATTGACATTGCAAGTTTACGTTTTAAAATGCCGATTTGGATCAGCGGACCGGCAAGAGTTAAAAAACTAGGCGTAGTAGAAAAAATTGTTGCAAGTGTGTTTGACGAAAATGGTGACGCAAATAATGCTATTACTGACAATGACTTGCTGTTAGGAACACGAATTGTTATTACTCCTTTTAACTACAGTGTTGTAGTGTTAAACAATCAGATACAGATCCTGCCGCCGGAACAAGTAACTAACACACCTAATTCAAGTCTAGTACCACCAGAGGAAAACACTAACTCAGAGTTGGTCTGGAGCACCGTGATCGATCTTTATGGTGAACTGCGCAGTGGTATAAGTCAAATTAGGCTGGATGACAGCAGATTAGACACTGAGATAGTTGGCACAGTAGCACAGCACCCTACTGATCCAAGGATACTATTGTACACTATAGATCCTGACACACTGCCTGTGAACACACTCGGCGCAGTGGATGCTATTGTTGATCCTTTAAGAAGCGGACCGGGTGCAGGACTTAATCCAGTTTCAGGCACACGATACCTACTCACTGATGCTGTTGGCGATGCAGATAATACAGATCCTAGCAGTGCGTGGGGTGATCTTGTTGCCAAGGCGAATGACATTGTAGAATTCAATGGCTCGAGTTGGACAGTGAGCTTTGACAGTGACTCTCAAGACACAGAATATGTTACCAACAGTGCAACTACCACACAGTATATTTGGACAGGTGAAAATTGGCTAAAAAGTTATCAAGGCCTATACCAGGGCGGAGACTGGAGTCTGGTTCTTTAAATAGTGCAGGTGTGCTGTTTTACAGCCGCAACACTGACAGATTTCTCTTTTTAATGCGAAATGACTGGCGAAAAAATCGTCACTGGGGGATTCCTGGTGGCAAATGTGAGCCTGGCGAAAGTTTACTGGAAACACTGGTTCGAGAATGCAGAGAAGAAATTAACTATTGGCCTGATCAAGCAAAGCCCATACCACTGGAAAAATTTCATACACCTACAAACAGTTTTACCTATCATACGTTTATGGTGGTAATAGACAATGAGTTCTTGCCTGTGTTAAATCATGAACACGTGGCATACGCCTGGGCAGGGTTACGATCAGTACCAAAGCCTTTGCATCCAGGTTTGTGGAACACACTCAGTGTGCTAGAAGTTAAAAAGAAAATTTCACAGATTCAAACATCGGCTTGAATAACAAATTCTCTATAGGTGATTTTATCTACGTTTAAGTGTTTTTGTAATTCAACAGGCACAGTGTTATGATCTGTTACAAAAATAAATTCTGTAGTGTCGTAGGTGCGTATGAGATTTTCTAACTGTGTTGTCTGACTGCTCCAAACTGATTCAACATCCTGATCGAACCCTAGCATGTATACTTCATTGTGCTCGTGAAAACATGCAAGATACACAGCTGACACTGTGTCAGTTAACACTGGATTATGTGGTATCAAGAAAAAATGTCCTGGGTATTCAACACATCTACGTACATTGCTGAAGATAAGATTATCTTCATCTAGTTTTTCTGATATACAGTGTTCTAGGAATTCTTTATTGCTACTAGTAACAAACTTTGGGCAAATTTTATTATCTATATAAGTGCCGTAACTCTGCATGCTTTTACTGCCCAGTAGGCCGCCTGTGTGATTGTTCAATAGTTGAATGCGTTTGTCAAAAACAATGCGACTGTTACCATTGCCAATCACAGCGGCTCTACCGCTGATGTGTTGATTGATCAATGGATTTTCAATATATTCACGTTTTTGCTCTCTACGTCCATTGCGAATCACAGTGTTTGTTAAGACATATTCGCCTTTGTAGTATCGTTGTAGATGTTTTTGCACTATAAACTGCCTACTAAAACTTCTATTGTTCCAATATCGTTGCTATTATAATTTTCCAAAGCCTTTCCGACTACACATCTTGGCTGAATTAATCTTGAAATGATACTAGCATTACTACTCATCTATTAGATCCCATTGTTGAGTTTCTTCGTTCCAGCTGTAGGCTTCTCCGTTTTCAGGGTACTGTATAGGAGCTTCCCACCTGCAGGTATCCTCATTAAGAACCCACGAGTCGAACGGCTTAGGTGGAATAAAAGCGTTTCTATTACGATCATACTTAAACCCTCGACCAGCGTAATTTTTACGAAATGAACCATTGTAACTTGTTTGGATCCAATACCCACCTAAGAGATTAGTGCAGTATTGTTTTCCAATAGCTTCCGATTCGTTATCATTCTCATCAAGCAATTTGTCATTATCAACAACAATCACTCTTAATACATTACCTTGTGTATCTACTTCTGCGAAATGTGCCATTATGCAACCGTCCTAAAAATTACTATACCAGACCCACCGTTGATCTGCTGAGTGTCATCTTCGTACGAACCGGATCCGCCACCTGTATTTGGTAATCCATTACAATCGGTTCTTGATTCACCAAACGGTCCGTTTCTATATGTATCATCACCGTTCTGACCAGATCCACCACCACCTTTACCGCCAAGACCACCAATGTCTTCTGCAACTGGAGTATATTCACAAGCTCCGCCGCCACCTCCACCATAGTATCCATTTTCACCCCAGTATTGGTAGTCTGCTAGGTATAGACCATCGCCGCCATCGCCACCATCACCAAGGTTGCCGGTAAAACCACCGTCTTTACCAGCGGTTCCGGCACCACCGCCGCCAGCTGCACCTTGAGTGATGCCTCCTGCGCTACCAGCTAAGTTACCGTGACCTGACATAACTGCCCACAGACCAGCTGAAGTATTCGATGCTAATACTGCACCACTTGATGTCCCGCCGTATCCGCCAGCACCGCCAGATCCGCCATCAAATCCATCCTCATAGTAGCCTCCGCCACCACCGCCTTTAGCGGTAACAGTAACACCGCCGACAGTAATTGTAGTGTCTCCACCTGCAAAGTTCACTGATTGCACGGCTTGTCCCGTTCCACCAGCTCCGATAACTACTGTATGAGATCCAACAGGAAGAATAGCCTCGCCATATTTTACCTCACCCCCGCCAGCAGCTCCAGGCGGTACAGCACCACCTTCATAAGTTGCACCACCACCGCCAACCATTAATACATCAAATGTTCCAGCTTGCGTGACAGTGAATGTTCCTGTACCCGTATATACATAATACTCATAGCCGTCAATTACTTCAGCTGTAATAGAATCGCTTTTACCAATAGATGCTACATTTACAGCTTGTACTATAACCCATTCTGTTCCATCCCAGACACTAAGTTGATTAGTGGATTGATCGAATGCCATAGCGCCATTTTCATTTCCTGTTGATGGAAAAGACGATGAGTTGGTGTACAATGCTACTGCTGCCAATGTTGCAGAACTGCTAGCTGCTGCTGTAAAGTTTGCTTGACTCACTACACCTGCTGTTGTTTCCACTGGTTTTACTGTACCGTCGCCGGCAAACACAATACCTTTAGGGTTAGCAACATTAGCAGTGGGTTTAGGCAAAATTGCTACAGCACCGCTGTCAGTGTCTGTTTGAATTTTTGCACCGCCTAGGTCAATGGTATTGCCTGCTAGGAATAGGTCTTGCCACCTATTTGTAGCATTGCCTAGATTATAAGTAACATTGGCACTGGGTATGATATCGCTATCTACGAGACCGTTAAAGGTAATTGTATTTGTGTTGTCGGTGCCAAGGTCTATATTACCGGTTAGGTCTGCTCCACTACCTCCTGACACTGATGCAAATGACAAGTTGCCATTGCCGTCAGTGGCGAGAACCTGTCCATCGGTTCCGTCAGAAGTTGGAAACTGAATTGTAGAATTTGCAATTGATAACTTGTCAACAGAAAGATTGGCATATTTGCTTATTGTAATATTTCCTTCTGCAGATGCATTAGCACTGGTTTCAATTAATACAACTTCATTTGCACTCTCATCCCAAATAATGCCGATATTACCGCTGGATCCTCGATCTAATAAAAATCCAATGTCAGTGGTATTTTCACCAGATGCGTTACTATTAACATGTATAATAGGATCTTTAAAGTCTGACGAGGTAGTATCTAAATTAGAAGTAGTTAAGCGACGAATGCCCATATGTGTCCTATGTTCCTTTGATGTATTATTTAGCCAAAAAAAAGGGCCTCCGAAGAGACCCTTTTAGATAGCGGTCGTTTCTTAGAAACGACCAACCACTACTTCAATAACACCTTCTGTGCCGTCAAAGTTTTCCAGTGCCTTACCAATAATAGTACCTGGATTTGGCGTATTGTTAGCTTTCGCTGTGCCATTTCCTGCCGATACCATCAAGTCACCTTTTGCAACTGGGCCTGTAACCTTACACGGTACACGACCTGTAAGAGCTACGCCTGCTACATGATCAGCTTCAATTGCGCTGTTCATCAAGTGAGCTGGATTTGTGGTAATTACGCCTGCTACTCTGTGATCATTTTCATGTTCACACACTGTTACTTCTGCGTCGCCGCCAAAGCATACAACAGTACCTGGCTCATAGTCAGCATCTGCTGAGTAATTCTCTGCCAAGTCAGCGTATTCAGCTTGTGTTGCAGTACCAGTTAGGTTACCATGGAATGTATCTGCTTGTACATCAACACTTGATACCAGTCTGGTATTACTGTTGTCAAATGTAAATGTAGCATACTCACTGCCTACAGGACCAACTTTTAATCCACCGCCGTTTGCTTCAGATGATGTACTAGCATTGTTAGCAACATTAATAGCAATATCGTTAATAGTAACGGTTGTACTGTCAACTGTGGTTGTTGTACCGGTAACTTGAAGGTTACCTTCAATGATCACTGTACCGCCTGCGCCAACTGTGCTTGGATCAATATTGATTATGTTGTGAACACTGCTAATAGTGTCACCACTCATAGTCAAATTGCCTGCTTCAACGTTTGCAATGTTAGACAGGTTGTTGTTGTTGTAATCAACATTGTCAGTTACTTGCATATCGCCGCCGCCGGCTTGGCTCAGTGAATAACCATTGCCCAGTACAATATCACCTTCTACTTCAATCTGGCCAGTGCCAGTTGTGAGTGTGATATCTGCTGATCCAGTAGCAGTTAGGTTCAATCCTGCAGCACTTTGTACTGTGGTTACACCAGTACCGCTGGTCTTAACTGTGAGTCCTTGATCTTCATCAGCTTGTACAGTGATTGTTCCCGAATCATCTTCAAGAACCTTCTGACCGTTAACATAAAGTGATCCTGGTCCAACGTACACGTCTCGCCACTGCTTGGTTAAACTGCCCAAGTCGTATGTTACGTTAGCAGTTGGTAGGATGTGACCAGTTGTGTCCCACGCTCCTGCAGCAGTATTACCTTCAAAACTGATGTTTCCAGTACTTAATCCACCTACTGTACTAGTAGTTGTAATACCTCGAACTTCAATTTCATCTGTGTCAACTGGTGCTTCAGTGAACGTAATAGTAGTACCACTTACACTGTAAGCTGTACCTGGCTCCTGACTCACACCGTTTATGAACACTAACACACTGTTGGTTGTTTGTTCTGCCGCTAGCGTAAACGCTGTGGTCGATCCATCACCTGTGAATGTGTCAGATGTTACAACTGTAAACGCACTACCTGCAGTTTCCCAACTGTCATTGTCATAGAACTCTAGGTTATTGGTTGTGGTATTGAATCGTACCATACCAGTTACTGGAGAACCTGGTCTTTGTGCAGTAGTACCAACTGGAATCAACATACTGTCGTTGCTTGCAACTTCGAGTGTAACATCAGAAGTTAAGTTAGCTAGTACGTCGCCTACCATTAATGCTGTTTGTACGTCAGCTGTGCCAGATACGCTAGCATTAGCCGAAACTGTTAGCACACTTCCGTCAAACGTAAAGTTAGCATCGTCTTCAAGCTCACCACTTGTACCAGCAATAACAACACGGTTATCAGTCAAATCACTTACAGCCGCACTTGCCAGTGTAGCACTTGTATTTGCTTCAATTGTATCACCTACAATAGCACCACTTGCGTCAACACTTGCACTTTCAACAGCACCAGCAGTGATCAAGTTACCACCTTCAACGTTACCTGTGAATGTAGCAGTTGTACCGTCTAGTGTGGCAATTGTACCAGTGGCTGCTTCTACGTCACCTGCTGTGATCAAATTACCGCCTGTTACGTTACCAGTAGCGTCAACTGTACCAGCAGTAATCAAGTTACCGCCTGTTACGTTACCAGTTGCATCAATAGCACCAGCAGTGATCAAGTTACCACCTTCAACATTACCTGTGAATGAGGCAGTTGTACCATCAAGTGTAGCAATAGTACCAGTGGCTGCTTCTACATCACCAGCAGTGATTAAATTACCACCTGTGACATTACCAGTTGCATCTACTGTACCAGCTGTAGTGATGTTTCCACCTGCTACATTGCCAGTTGCTTCAACAAACCCGCCAGTGAGCAAGTTACCGCCAGTGACATTGCCTGTGGCTGACACAATACCAGCTGTGTTAATGTTACCACCATCAACATTACCAGTAGCGTCTACTACACCTGCTGTAGTGATGTTTCCACCTGCTACGTTACCAGTAGCTTCAACAACACCACCTGTAGTGATGTTTCCACCACTTACGTTACCTGTTGCATCTACTATGCCACCTGTAACTAGGTTAGCTCCTGTAACATTGCCCAGTGACGTAATATCACCTGTTGCATCAACAACACCAGCTGTAGTGATGTTACCACCGTCTACGTTGCCAGTAGCTTGGACAATGCCTGATGATAACAAGTTACCACCACTTACGTTACCAGTAGCAACAACAACACCACCTGTGTTAATGTTTCCGCCGTCTACATTACCAGTTGCTGTGACAGTTGCAGTTGTTACATCACCAGCAGTAACCAAGTTACCACCTTCAACATTACCTGTGAATGTTGCTGTGTCGCCATCCAAATCAGTGATAGTACCAGTGGCTGCTTCTACGTCGCCTGCTGTGGTTAGGTTTCCACCGCTTACATTACCAGTGAATGTGGCAGTTGTACCATCAAGTGTAGCAATTGTACCAGTGGCTGCTTCTACATCACCTGCTGTGGACAAGTTGCCACCTGTTACGTTACCAGTTGCATCAATAGCACCAGCAGTGATCAAGTTACCACCTTCAACATTACCTGTGAATGTTGCTGTGTCGCCATCCAAATCAGTGATAGTACCAGTGGCTGCTTCTACATCACCAGCAGTGATTAAATTACCACCTGTGACATTACCAGTTGCATCTACTGCGCCACCTATGTTGGCATCTGAACTTAGTTCAAGTGTAGTTGCATCAATCTGGCCGTTACCAGTTAGTGTTAGACTATTACCTGTAGCATTTCCGATATTTGGAGTTGTTAGATTTGCACTTGCTTTTACAACAATTGTATCTGCTACAATTGCAGTTGTTTCATCATCGACATTAGCAGAAATTTCATTACCAGACTTAGCTAAACCTTCGCCTGCAACAATACTACCTGCACCTGAGAACTGCTCAAACGTAATATCTGTAGTTCCTACAGTAACAGGACTGTCAGTTGTACAAACAAATCCAGCATCTTCGTTGGTGGTTCCTTGCTCGACAAAAACAAAACCTCCTGGCATTTCGGTGCCAACATCGAAGTTTGTTGCTCGAGTAAGAACAAATGCAGTTGAAGCATCGCCTGCTTCTGTAGCTACATAGATACCATTATAAGGAGCATTTGCACCTGCTTCGTTCTTGATAAGAACAATGTCGTCGTCTGCAATAGTAACACCGTCGATCTCAAGTGCACCATTTGCGTCTGCTGTGATAGTTGCACCTACACCATCTGTGCCGTTGTCGTAAGTGAAGCTTGCTAATGCTGCTGTTGTAGCGGCTTTAACACTGCCTTTGATATCAAGACCTTGTGCAACACCATCTACATACTGCTTGGTAGTGGCATCTGTGGCTTGAGTTGGTTCAGCAAGGTTAGTGATTCTTGTGCTGTTTGCACTAATAGTTCCAGTGCCAGTGGCTTCAAGTACTACACTGTTGTTGCCAGCTTGTGCTGTAAGTGTTAAATCACCGTTGTTACTTGTGACTTGATCAGTGTTTACGTTGTCAGCATCAACATTGCCTGAAACGTCTGCGCTACCTGCTTCAAACGCACCTGCTGTAGAGATGTTACCGCCACTTACGTTACCTGTAAATGTAGCTGTGTCACCATCTAAATCAGTGATAGTACCAGTGGCTGCTTCTACATCACCTGCTGTGGACAAGTTGCCACCTGTTACGTTACCAGTAGCATCTACTGTACCAGCAGTAATTAAGTTACCACCTGTTACGTTACCAGTTGCTGAAACAACACCTGCTGTAGCAATGTTACCGCCACTTACATTACCTGTGAATGAGGCTGTATCACCATCCAAATCAGTGATAGTACCAGTGGCTGCTTCTACGTCACCTGCTGTAGAGATGTTACCGCCACTTACATTACCTGTGAATGAGGCAGTTGTACCGTCTAGTGTAGCAATAGTACCAGTGGCTGCGTCCACATCACCTGCTGTAGAGATGTTACCGCCTTCAATGTTGCCACTTGCTGTGACAGTTGCTGTTGTTACGTCACCTGCTGTTACAAGGTTAGCACCTTCAACATTGCCTGTGGCTGTTACTGTTACAGTTGATACATCACCGCCAGAAACAACATTTCCACCGTTTACATTACCTGTAGCATCTACTTCGCCAGCAGTGGTCAAGTTACCACCTGCTACGTTACCAGTAGCTTCGACAACACCAGCTGTGTTAATGTTTCCACCATCAATGTTTCCTGTAGCAACAACAACACCACCTGTGTTAATGTTACCACCGTCTACATTACCAGTTGCATCTACAGTGCCACCTGTTAAGAAGTTAGCACCTTCAACGTTTCCAGTAGCATCAACAACACCGCCGGTTGTCAAGTTACCACCTGCTACGTTACCAGTGGCTGTTACTGTTACAGTTGATACGTCACCGCTAGAAACAACGTTTCCGCCTGTTAGGTTACCAGTAGCATCAACACTACCTGCTGTAGTAATGTTACCACCAATTACATTACCAGTGGCTTCAACTGTGTCGCCTGCTGTAACTTTGTTAGTTGCGTTTAGATTATCGCCGTCAACGTTACCAGTGAATGTGGCAGTTGTACCATCAAGTGTAGCAATTGTACCAGTGGCTGCTTCTACGTCGCCTGCTGTTGTGATGTTTCCACCTGTTACGTTACCAGTTGCTGAAACAACACCTGCTGTAGAGATGTTACCACCACTTACATTACCTGTAAATGTGGCTGTATCACCATCCAAATCAGTGATAGTACCAGTGGCTGCTTCTACGTCACCTGCTGTGATCAAGTTACCACCTGTTACATTACCAGTAGCGGCTACCGCGCCGCCCGTTGTAATGTTACCGCCGGCTACGTTGCCAGTGGCTGTAACTGTGTCTGCATCTACTGCACCAGCTGTAGAGATGTTACCACCACTTACGTTACCAGTTGCACTTACGATGCCAGTTGTTATGATGTTTGAACCGCTGACGTTGCCTGTTGCACTTACAACACCATTTGAAATAAGGTTACTGCCTTCGATGTTGCCAGTGACATTTAAATCGCCTGCAATGTTACCAGTGAGTGTTAGGTCGCCGCCTACTTCAGCATTGCCAGTGATGTTAGCATCAAGTGTTTTGAAGCTAGCAATACTGCTTACTGTGATTGCGGTATTAACATCTGAATCTGTTGTAAACGCCGTTACGAATACGTCTTCGCTTTCGTCCCACACAAAAGCAATATTTGTTTCGTCACCACGTTCACCGATAAATCCGATATCTGTAGTTGGACTGCCAGTTTGATCTTTTGCTAAGAGTAGCGTAGGATCTTCAATTACTGTGCTGACAGTATCAAGTGTAGTTGTACTACCTTGTACGCTGAGGTTACCTGTTACGGTAAGACTTGAATCGTACACCAGATTGTTAGCGATCAAGTTTGCAGTAACGGTTTGGTTACTGATCTTGGCGCTACCGACAATGGATTTGTCAGATATCTGGTTATTGTGTATACGTGTAATGGCCATATGATGAATTCCTTGAATTACGGATAGTATTTACCAAAATTCAAGAAAGAGCACTGGAGCAGGTTGGTTTTGGATATTATTTTATTGTAGCAAAAACCTAGTTTTGCTTGCTTATACGCCAGGATCCACTGTAAAACAAGCAGGTGAGAACACCAGTTTCCTGCCAATCGTTGGTGCCGCCAAAGGCATTTATTACTGTGTTAGCTGAAGTAGTTCCAGATGCACTGCAAAAATTTTGCACAGTAACTTGTACATTTGCAGTATTCCCAGACCCTGGTGTACAATATAATAATTGACCGTCTAGTCCATCCGGAAGGGTGTATACAGTGTCTGGTCCATCTAGCACAGCAATAGCTTTTGTAATATCAATAGTGCTAGCTGACTGATCAGTACTGTAAAGCAATCTGCCGTCTGTTGGTCGGAATGGTACTCCGAAAAAGCGTATTTCAACTAAATCGTTTGTAGTAGGTGTTTCTGAAAAAGTAATAGTGTTGCCAGCAACTGAGTATGCATTGCCAGGATATTGTCCAACACCGTTGAGCTGAACCAAAATCGAGTCTTCGGTTGTGCTTTGATCTAGAGAATATTCACTGGAGCTGCCATCTGGTATAATAATTTGACTGGTAATAGTACTACTTTCGCTTACGTCACTCCAATCTTCGCCGTCATAATATTCCAGTGTACTGGTTTCGCTGTTGAAGCGTAATGAACCTGTGTCTGGACTTGCAGGTCTTGCAGCAGTATTACCCGTAGGCAAAGTCATACTGCTGGTAGAATTAAAACTTGCAATACCGTTGCCGTTGATATCAAACTCAATATTGCCGTTGTTGCTTGTAGCAAGAGTTAAATTTGCATCGCTGAGAATAGTTGATCCAGAAACTGTGATATTCCCAGCTTCTATTGTGCCACTAGTGTTTAAATTTCCGCCAGTTATATTACCGGTAGAATCTACATCACCTGCTGTAGAGATGTTACCTCCACTTACATTACCTGTAAATGTGGCTGTATCGCCATCTAAATCAGTGATAGTGCCAGTAGCAGCTGTTACATCACCTGCTGTGGTTAAGTTTCCGCCACTTACATTACCACTTGCTGTGACAGTAGTTGTTGTTACATCGCCGTTTGTAACAAGATTACCGCCTTCAACGTTGCCTGTAAATGTGGCTGTATCGCCATCTAAATCAGTGATAGTGCCAGTGGCAGCGTCTACGTCTCCCGCTGTTACAAGATTACCACCTTCAACGTTACCAGTTGCAGTAAGAGTTGTGCCAGTGGTTGTTAGTCCAGCATCATCTGTTAATTCACCGTTGGTTGTAGCAAAAACAATACGTCCATCTGTGAGAGAACTAACAATTGCAGTAGGTGCACTCACAGTGCCAGTTGTGGTTAAATTTCCGCCGCTTATATTGCCAGTTGCTGTGACAGTAGTTGTTGTTACATCACCAGCAGTGGTTAAATTACCACCTTCAACATTACCAGTTGCTGTAACTGTGACTGCTGAAATGTCGCCACCAGTAATTAAGTTGCCGCCTGTGATGTTACCTGATGCATTGATACTGTTGTTGTTGACCAAGACACCATCAAGATTTGTGGTTCCAACAACTGTGAAGTCGTGGCTAGGAGAGCTTGTGCGAATGCCAACTCTGCTGTTGTTTACATCGATGTAAAGAAGATTACCTTCTACAGCAAGATCACTGTCTCTTTCGAGATTATCCTGCAGCATTTTACCGCCAACACGTATAATAGCCATTACGAAGTTCCTATTTTGGCTACATTGTGTATAACGTTAATAGTTTCTGATGCTGGAGGAGCTTCTGAGAATGTGATATCGTTGCCATCACCGGTGACACTGTAAGAGCTTGGATTTTGATATATAGCACCAACAAACACCAGTATCTGCTCATCGTCTGTGGCATTCACAGACATTGAGAATGTTACAGTGAAGCCATCACCTGTGAATGTATCAACCACAATATCAACTTCCCCAACTGGAGTTAATGCCTGAAAAAGTGTACCATCAAAAAATTCCAACAACCCAAGGTCCGTGTTGAATCTAAAACTACCAAACACCGGAGCAACTGGACGTTCTGCGGTGCTTCCACCAGGAACTACAATAGCAGTACCGCCGCCATTTCTTGCTCGTCTATTTTTTAGAAAAACACCTGAACCCATTGAGGATTATACCGACGTATAGCTGATCACACTGTGAATTACTGCATCTACATTAGCCACAGCAGTGATTTTGTCGCCGTTTTCCAATAGCAGTTTTTCAGCTCCTGAATAAATTTGATAAGTTTCAGATGCTGTCATGTCAATAGAATTAGCAATTAAATTAACATTGCCCGCGCTGTCGCCATTTGGTACCACATGGATATCCAATGCTACGGCACTGCCGTGACTGCTGGTAAAACTGGCAAATGTAACTGCTGTGTTTCCTGAACTTGTGTATACGTCGGTGTTGGTGTTGCCTACGTTGCCTGTGATTATACTCATATGATTCCTTTAAAATATTATTGAATATACAATTGCTCTACTGCGACTGACCAATTCGTCGTCGGCAGTGTTTGACTTTACATACACGCCAGTACCGCCTTCGCCTTCTGCTTTGCTGTACAGTGTAACTGCATTGGCAGTAGCACCAGGCGTTGAACCAATGTTAGCATACACCAACTGTCCAGTGAGTGTCACTGTGTCTGATCCATTGAACGTAAAATTACTGTTGCCGCCAAAACTGTTTGCACCGGCTTTAAACTGAATATCATTGATATCGCCACCTGGACTGGCTGCATTTGCTAACCCGATTGGTTGATACGCTGTAACCGGAGCACCATTGGCAGCTACGCTTGGCGATATTTCCCATTCTTCTGTGGAATTGTTAAACCTTATGCCGGCAAAAGAATTCGAAGAACTCTGCGTAACCAAGCCTTGCTCTTGAAACAGTGCAGTTGATAAATTGCCAGTGTTGTTAGAGGCCACAGTAATAAACGGATCTTCTACAGTAAGCTCAGTGGTGTCAATTTGTGTGGTATTACCCAGTACATCAAGGTTACCGTTTATGGTCACAGTGTGTGTGCTAATAACAACGTTGTCACTGGGCTCAATGCTGGCAATGTTATAATCGCCTGAAATTCTTTTGGTTGTGCTCATCTATATGTCTCCATTGTTATTTAGCCGGCTTTGAAAATGGTCAATCGGCAAGTGTGAGAAGTTTTTTATTCGATCAAACTGTTCAATTGGTGCTGTAGAGTCTCCAACAAGTCTTGTAAATTCAACTCCAGGATACTGTTCGCATAGGCTGGCAAACTGTCTTGCCCAATTGCCACTGAACGTGGGTTTGTCCGTGCTCTGTTTGTAAAATTCTGTATCAGCATACACATTGTTGAATTGTCCATTTACGCCGCCCATGTCAAATCCTGCAAGATAAACAACACTGTAACCATCAACACAGGCCAAGGCAGCCGCAATAGGTCCGCTGCTCCAGCCTTTCCATTGAGTAGGAACAACGCAGGCACCGGATCCTTCTAGGGGACGTCGAGTATAAAAACGATTGTGCCTGCTGTACCCGGAATTTTGTATTTCTTCTGCTATTGGCCGATCTGTTGCTACTAAAACTGTAGGCGAAAAGTCTCTGTAGAGAGCATTACATCCATAAACTGGAAGACGACTGATACATTGATCCAAGTCTAACTGTAGTCTACTCTGACCATTTCCTAAAACAAGTGCTGAATTCATAAAAAACCCTCTCTGTAATTAGCAGAGAGGGCATTGGGCAATTATATTAGAATGTGTCTGGGTTATCAACTAACACTAGATCAATTGTGGTAACAGATCCTTCTGCACCAGATTTTTCAACTGTGTCATCGCTGGTAGCAAAGAAGTTGAGCAAGTATCTGTTTGCAGGAGTGGAATAGTCTAATCCAAACTTGTTTGTAAATCTGCTTAGCCTGACTTCGCTTGAATCATCCAAGCGTATTGTCACAGTCATTTCACCGTCTGCTAGAGCTGCGTCAGCTTTGTTGGCTAGGCTGCAGATGCCTTGGTTGCCGCTGGCATCTTCGACAAGATACTTGGTCTTGCCTTTTTGACGAATGATAAATCCGTCTGCTTCGCTTTCGCCTGTGATTTTTACACGGACCTTGGTTACAGGATTGGTGTTATCACTGAGATCAGTGTCACCTCCAACAACGCCGTAGTAACTACCGCCTGTTGGGTTGTTAAAGCCAATATCTTTTGTTGCTGTTTTAGCAATCTTAAGGGGACGTCCCATTTTGTTTCTCCTCATAGAAGTCCAGTGCCCGTTCCAGGGGCTACGCAGTGGGTAAAACTGCATAAAGCACTATTGCTTGCATGTATTTATAGATTTTCATAAATAATTGCATCAGGAGAATATAAAAATGGCTATAGATTTAGACAACATCAACTTACATACTGCTAGATCAACGGTATTACCTTGGTTGAATGTTGAAACAAACAACGACACAGGAGAAATTAAAATCTTTCCACCAAACGATTTTAATCCAGCACTTTTTCATGATTGGTGTGTTAAAAATCTAAACAGTGATCAAATTAAAAAATTTACACAAGCAAAAAATGCCATTGCTGAGCTAGAGCAAGAAGCTATAGTCGACGGAGATTTAGTGGTTACAGAAGATGGAACTAATATTTGGGCAGACCTAGAAAGTTTTAGTATAATTCATACATTAGTTGACCCTGATTTAATGATTGTATATTATAAAATTAATTATCAATATGCTAAAGATAAAGGTGTAATCGACTGACATGAAGAATATTTATAAAAAGCAGGACTAGATCCTGCTTTTTTTATGACAAAAAAATGCACACTAAAGACTTTAGTGTGCACGACAACAAATGAAACAATTATTTGTTAATATTGGTTACAAGTTGCAGGGCTTCCGTTTTAGTAAAAGCAGGGCTTGCAGTACGCAGTGCTTGTTTTTTGAGTTGTTTGTGCAACTGTGCAGTATAAGATGCATAGGCAAAATCCTGGTGGGGCACAAAATTATTTTCCGCACACACACGCTGTAATGCAGCTGGCGTAAAACGCTGTGCTAGCATGAACGATGTAAGACCCGGTTCCGTGATTAAAACAGTGTTTGACATAACAGGCTCCTTTTTGATTGTTTTTATATTATAACCAAAAAGAAAATTTTGGTCAACCTTTTTATACTGGAGAATAAACTGCTCTATGCACAAATGTATGAGTGTGCATTGGATTGTAGTAGGGCATTTCTTCTTCGAACATTTCAATTTCTTTTGAAAGAACACCTGCTCGCAACATTTTTTCTAAATGATATCTGGCTGTTGCTATTTTAATATCGTTTGCTTTAGCAAACTCATCAACAAAAACACTGTTAGTGGGCACTGCAAATTTAAATGTTTTCATGATACTAACTCTCTTAAGTTTCTATACTGTTAGTATAACCGTTTTACTGCTTTTGGTCAACCTTTTTTTCAAAAAGAAGTCATAAAAAAACAGGGCCGAAGCCCTGTTTTTAGTGGTTGTTGATAACCAATCTGAACTTATGAGAAGCTCAAATTCGAGACTGCGATCTCACCCACGTAATCTCCAGCATTACCGAAAGATGATGCAGTGTTAGTAAGTTCTACATAACCATAACGTGTCATGAAGCTTACTACTGGCTCGAACGAACTTGGATCCAGTACAACACCGCTTGACATCAATGGGATGTACGGGCAGTAGAATGCAGGAGCGTCTGCTTCGCTTGAACCTTTGTAACCAACCAATACTGGTGTAGTGTCGTTAGCATAGCTATCGCAGAATACACGCATTGCACCGTTGAGTGTACCAACAAACTTGGTGTTAGTTGGAGCTTCGAATGTGCCTTCAGTTGTTCTAGCAAATGCACTGGTTGTAGCACTCTGTAGCACTGTAAGTGCAGCAGGTGAAACAACAGCATAGTTACCAGCACCACGACGTGTACGCTGTGCAATCAAGTTAGCTGTACGGTTGATAAGAACCGCTAGTGCAGCATGCTCGTCACCAACGAAAGTAGCAGTACCTGATACTGTAGCTTGGTTGTATGTAAACTCTGTAGTAGCAAGGCTACGCAAGCTTAGTAGGATCTCTTGATCGATTTCAGCAGTGATTTCTTGTGCAAGTGCAGCCATGATTTCAGCTTCAACGTCAATGCCGTGCATTGCTTGAGCATCTTGAGCTGCTTCAAAAGTCCAACGTGCTTGTAGCTTACGAGTCTTAGCTTCGACTGCTTGCTTCAAGATTTGAACTGAAATCTGCTTACCGCCATCGCCTTCAAGTGCAGCAGTGTTAGCACCAGTATAGCTGCTGGCTGTGCCAGTTGCATTTGGTACTGTTGAATATGCTTGTGCAATCTTGAATGGTGATAGTGCTTCTTCGCCAGCTGTTACTGAAGTAGCAGCGGCACTGTTGTCTGTCAAGCTCTGTGCATAACGAACACGCAGTGTGTGAATCTGACCAACAGGACCAGTCATTGGCTGAACACCAACTAGCTCATTTGCAATTACTGTTGGCATTACACGTCTGATCACTGGAAGGATCACACGGTTAAGTGTTGCGATGTTACCTGATACAGTAGTACCGGCACTTGATTCTTGAAGATACTTACGTGTATTTTCTAGAATAACACCCATTGAGTTGCGACGGGAACCTTTTAGGCCTTCTAGGAGGGCATCTTTGGTTTCGTCCCAACGGCTTTCAAGTAGTTCTTGTGACATTTTTTATAGTCTCCTATGTCCTAAAATTAAAGCCCTGCCAAACGCTTGATAGCAACAACATTACTTGGGTCTGTGTCGTCACCTTGCGTTTGGGCAGTAGTTTTATCCCCAGTCACTTCAGCAGTGGATTCAGCGATCACTTTGCGGCTCTTCGTTGATTCTTTTGCTAGTACAGCTGGTAGATATTTTTCAAAAGCGTTCTTGAGTCGGGACGTCTGAACGCTTTCCAGCAAGCTACGCATAACTTCAGCTTTGTCCTTTTGAAGAGGAGCCAATAGTTGATCAATTGTCTCTGTTCTTTCGTTGGACTCAGTGAGGCTGCGCATCTCACGATCTTTTTGCTCTGCTAGATGCTTGGCATCTTCTGCAAGTGCAAATGCTTTTTGAAGCTTGGCATCTTTATCAGCAATTAAACTTTGCAGTTTACGTATTTCTGCGTGTTCATTGAGATAGGTTGCACCAAACTCTTCACAGTAGGCTTCGAAAATCTTTCTACCAAAGTTGTTTTCGCGTGCAACTTTGATGTCTTCTTTTAACTGTGTCATCTCTGTAGTAAGATGCTTTGCAACAGTGTCTTTGATTTTCTTAGCACTTTCTGTAACAAAGTTAGCTTTTAACTGTTCTAGATTTTCTCTAGCTTCAGCTACCAGGTTCACTTTGGTCATTACTAAGTCTTTTTTGTCTTCTTGGAATTCGCGAATTTCATCAGCAAGTGCTTCGATTACAAACTGTTCTAGTTTTTCAAAACCTTCTGTTTGAACCTTGCGATCCTGACGAACTTCGGCAATTTCTTCTGCTAGTTTACCTACTAGGAAATTGTCGAAGCGTTCAGCTGCTTCCTTCATTGTGTTCATCTGCTTGACACGATCTTCGGCTAACGCATCTCTTTCTGCTTGCAGTGACTTGATTTCTTCTGAGAGAGTGTCAGTCACCATGGCGTCAAGAGCTTCAGTCATAACCTGTTTATCGTGCTCGTATTTCTGTGCAAACTCCTCGCGAAGTTCAACACGAGCTTGTTCACGTGCTTCGTTTAACTTGGCTTCCCAAGCTTCGGTTATTTCCTGCTTGGTTTCCTCGTTAATCAAATCACTGTCTAGCAGATTGTTCATGGCGTCTAACATGAGATTCTCCTATACCTTTAGTTCTTTGATTAGTCTTAACACTTCTTTTTTGAGGTGTCTTTCAACTTGTGCACTTTGTCCGCTTTCGCGTGCCATTTCAAGAACTCTATGACCATGATTCATGTTCATCAATCCTTCATAAATTGCACTAGGATAAGCATTAGGTGCACTTGGTTGCGCAACAATGTCAACGGTAACGATTTCAAAATCGCTCACATGACCATTTGCTTCGTTGACGTTTCCTGATCCTCTGCTGGATACGCCGAGTTTAACCCCACTTTCCAACATTGTTTTAACAAGAGTACCCATTGGTGTAGGTAAAACTTTCATCTTACCATATCCATTGGGTCCGTCCATCCACATTTCAGTGATCATATGACTTACGCGGTCAAGATTAATTTTGAGATCATCTGGATGATCCACTTCGCCCAACACAGAATTGCCTTCAGCAATCTGCTCATTGAGTGTTTTTACCGCACTTTCAATTTCGTTCATTGGATATACACGCTCGTTGGCATTTCTTACACCGCCTTGGATGCAAATACCTTTCATATAAAGATCCTTGCCACTTTCGCTGCCTTCTACAACAATTCTAGCTGCATCGAAAGTGAGATGTTCTTTAAGATAGCGCGACATATTCTATCCTTAGCTTTCCACTGACTTCTTGTTTACGTCACCAGGTTCACTTGTAACTGGTTTAGGAGCTGCCTGCATGTTAGGCTCTGTAGTAGCACCCATATCCTGCGCAGATGGCGCTGAACGTCCTTTTTCGTCAGTTGTGCTAGCATGTACTGGCTTTGCATCCATGCCTTTTGCACCACTGTTTGACGCTACTGGACTTTTTGTGTCAGCACCTTGCTCAGAAGTTGTTGGCTTTGGAGCTGCTTTAAGGTCTACTGCCTCATCAAGTTCCATGTCAATGTTAACTTCTTCTTCTGGCTCGCCAGCTTCTTCTTCGTGGTCGTTCATATCATGATCACCGTCACCGTCTGTGTCCACAGTGTCCATTAATCCTTCAAACTCTGCCATGAGTTCGTCTAGTTTGTCTTCTAGATCAACTACACGATCTTCTAGTTCTTCTTCATCTTCGCCTGCATCGTCGATCATCTCAACTTCGTCTGTGTCTTCGTCTTCGAGACTTAGACCTTCTTCTTCGGCTTCGATTTCATCAATGAGATCATCGGCAGCATCGCCACCAAGTTCGGCTTCTTCGATACCTTCGTCTACTTCTTCAGTATCTTCAGCTTCGACTACTTCATCTTCAGTGACTTCATCGCTCTCTTCCTCTGCCATGAGATTTTCGTAGATAGAGCGACTTTTTTCTACTACTATGTCATGAAATAGGGAGCGAGCTTTTTCTTGTTCGTCGTTGATTACATATTCAATCAACTGTTCAAAATTGCTCATAGGAATCCTCCGCTTTGTAGCTCAGTAATATTTACGTAATAGAAGGATATCCAGGGCGTTTAGCCTAGATTTTTGATAGAAAACGGCAAATATTATTATAATTCTGGTGTGCTATCCGCAGAACTGCCGTATTGTTTTTGAATTTTTTCTAGTTTTTGATTGTATTCGTATTTTCGTAGATCGTTCATTCTACGAAGTTTATTCAGCTGTCGCAGAGTTAGTTTGCTCTTACGCAGGTCACCTTTTTGAAGCTGAGTGTTATCGGCTTCGAGGTCCTGATAAGCTTCAGGTTCTTTTTCAACAAATTCTCGTAGTTGCATATTGTTATTTATTATTCCGGTGGCGCTTCTGCTTGGTCAGCAGCAATATCAGCACCCAGTTCATCACCGCCTTCTAGCTCGCCTTCAAGATCAGCGGCTGTGTCAAGGTCTGTTTGAATATCACCTGCACTTACACCAATACTGCGCATGTCTTGGCCTTGTGTTTTTTCAAGCTCTGCTTGAGCATTTTCTTCAGCCCAGAGTTTTTCATTTTCAACAACTTCTTCTTCAGTGAGACCAAGATATCTTTTCATTAAGAATCTCTTGCTCATATAAGGCACTGGTTCTAGCTGTGTAAACGAACTTATTTGTGCGGTGTCTAATTCACTTTGTCTATAGCTGGCAAAATTCTGTGGTGGATTGAACTTGATGTCAAAAATACTGCTGTCAATATTGAACCCGCGCCAGGCCAAAAACATTTTGAATTCGTCATCCAGTTTTTGCACAATTTGACGTTGCATACGTTCGCAGTATTGATTGAATCTGTACTCTTGAATCAGTGCAGTGCCCACTCTACCGTCTTGAACTGCTCGCTCGCTGTCTTCTGGGCCTGTAGGTAGATAACTGCTGGGCACTCGCAGTCCGCGCATCATCTTGTTGTTAAAATAGCGCAGATCGTCAATTTCGCCTAGGTTCTGCCCGCCTGGCAATACTTCAACTGAACTGCCTCTGCCATCAGCTGTTTGCGGGAAGAAGTAGTCTTCATTGATACTCAACGGATTATAGCTGCTGTCCATTACATTGGCACTGCCGCCGGTTTTGCTGGGAATTCTGCGTTGATGAATTTCGTTTTTTACACGCTCAACAAACTGCATGGCAAGATGACTGGGCATGTTTCCTGTGTCAATTTTAAACACTCTGCGTTCTGGAGCACGTTGCACACGATAGATAAGGATTGCATCTTCTAGCAGTTCTTTCTGTTTAAACACCTTAAAAATGTTTTCCAGTACACTCTGCCCAAACGGCCAGTAGTGATCCAGTCCTTCACTGAGGCTGAGATGCACCACGTGCTGTGCATCAATAACAGTTTCATTCTGTGCATGTGTGAATCTGCTCATGCCTCCAGACTGATTTTGATCAGGCACGGTATAATTGTTAGGCGCAGTATAACTAGCACTAGGAGGGTTTATAGCGTAATCACTGCTGGTCTTGGCTGCCACTGTGAGGTTTTGAAAGTTTGGATTGATATCTCGTATCACATACTGTTCAGGACGTTTGCCGTCACTTTCGTTTACAATTACCTTGGTAACCTTGGTCATGTCAACCCAGTACATTTTGAAATTTTCTGGATCTCTCACAAACACCTGATCACCGTATTTGATAGTGTTTCTAAACACTTTAAAAATACGCTTGTCTAGTTCGTTGAGCTTGCACCACTGCTGTAGCTGTGTTTTTAAAATTTCTACTTCGTGATCTGTGGGTTGATCGTTGTATTGTATTTCAAAAGGCGTGGCATTTTGTTCATTTTCCTGTGTGCTAAATTCAGCTAGGATATCCAAGCATGCATTGATTTCACTGTCTGCATCCATGTTTTCGTATTGATTGTATCTTTCAACACGATTTGGATGTCCAGTGTACACTTCTGGCAACATGCTTTGATAGTTTCTAAAACCAAATTGCCCGCCGGGTTCAGTGCCGTAGCCGTTGCCGTAACTGGGTCCACGATAGTTTGTGCCTGCTATTGGACTTAGTTGTCCTGAGGCTACTTTGAAATACTTTTTCCATGACATAGAAGTATTTACCGTTAATTACGGCTCACTTGTAACAACTTGTTTGTGGCGGAATTTTGGTCTTTCATCAATGTAACTAGTTGTTGCAAATTAGTTACACTTGCATCTAGTCTAGCAAGTTGCTCTTTGTTTTCAGAATTGGCATCCTGTTTAAAGCTGTTCATCATCTGCTGAGTGGTTTTTTCAAATCTGTCCATCATAGCTCCGGTACTGTTGCTGAACTCTGCGCTTAGTGTGCCGGAATAGTCTGGCATCTGTATTGGAATACTTCTTCCATCAGGCAGTGGAACCACTGCTTCTGGCCCAGCTTCGCCTGCCAAGCTTGGTCCTGCTGTAATGCCACCAGTGGCAAATGTAGGCAGTGATCCACTTCCGAGTACCAGTTTGAGATTTTCTGGTGACATACCCAACCCTGACGCTTGTGTTTGCGATCTAGCTGCCTTTAGGTTCCGCATTATATCGTCCACTGACTGCACTGATTCACCAGGTCTACTTGCAGTGTAATCACCTAGAGCTGATGTCATTGATTGCTGTGCTGCTGTTAACTGTGCTTGATTTACTGTGCTTTGACCCATTATATTCACTAGATCTTGTAATTTTTGATTTAGTGTATCGGCTGTGATTTGCTGCATTACAGGTGCTGCTGACGCAGGTTGTGTAGCAGTTTGTGTTGTGGGTTGAGGTGTTGGTGCAGGTTGAGACGCAGATTGTGCAGCGGATTGCTGTTGCCGATATTCTTCTCGCGCTTTCCTATGTTTTTCTCTCTCTTGACGATAGAGATCTGCCATGCTAGGATCATCGTCGGTTGTGCCGCCTTTACCTATCACTTCCCGTATTTTCTTGACACTTTCTGACAGAGCTGTTGTAAACATGTTAACAGCAATAGTAGCTTCAGGTAAAAAATCAAATCCTAACCTTTGAACTTCTCTGCTTGCTGCGGCAATATTCAGCTGTGCATCAGCAAACTTGTCTGTGGTGCCATCTGTGCCTTTTGCTAGTTCTTCTTGTGCTTTTTTTACTGCCTCTAACGGGGAGATTCCCTCTTGTGCGGCTCTACGTTGAATCGCGCCAAAAGTTTGTATTTGAGGAGCAGCTGCTCCAAGTTGATCTCCTGCAAACTGCAACAATGTTCTAAATTGTTCTGCGCCGCTGGCACTTCTTTCAAGTATAAAGCCTAGTGCTTCCGAAGCACTGGCTCCATTTTCGATTTGTTTAACAACATCGAGTAAACCGCCTTGAAGTAAAACATTTGTCCTGGCCGCTTCTTCAGTTAGTGGAATACCTGTTGCAGAAGCTCTAATGGCGTCAGCTAAAGGACCACCGGTCTGTTCAACCAATCTTTCCAATGCATCAGCTGCATCACTGTTTCCTTGTGCTCGCAAAGATTCTAATTTTGCACGGAATCGAGCGTCTGCAAGGGTTTTTCTTTGCTCTGCTTGCGCTTCCTTTCTACTGGTACCTGTGATCCTGCTGAGTAAATCAAGTTCTTTGATATAATCAAATGTTGCTGTAGTGACGTCTCTAGTGGTTCTAAATTGTCGTCTTCCTAGTAAACTTTGTGTTGCTGTAAACTGTGTACCAATTTCCGCTGCTTCGTCTAAACTAACTCCGAGACGTAATAGTTCTCTGCCAAAAGGACCTGATCTGTTGGTTAACTCGCCCAAAGATCTGCTGAGTTGTTCTGCACCTCCTGCTGTGGTACCCCCAAATGCAGACAAGCCAGTGCTGTTATCTGCTATAGCTTGCGTAAATGTAGGCAAACTCACACTGCCCAGTTGATCAAACTGTCTTACAAGCCCTGTAATACCATCGCCGGCAGTGGCACCTACACTGCCCAGTTGGGTATACGCTTTAGCAGTATCGTCTAATCTTTCAATAACAAAATTAGTAGCCCCTGCTAGTGCCTTTGTAGCGCCTGACAAAGTATTCCCGAGCAAAGGAATACCACTTACTAGATCAGCAAATACATCGCCCACTGCTGTAATAGTGCCATTTAGCTGTCCAAAACTGTCATCGTTTTTTGCCAAGCTACCACCGAGGCTCTGTAAATTCTTGCCAACTGCTATAGTGCTTTGTTTTAGTCTTTCTTTGTATTCTTTTTGTTCTCGTGCGGTTTTTTCTATTTCTTCAGCAGCACCTTTACTGGCTTTTTCAAGATCACCTAAACTTGTACCACTTGCACTGACTTTTTGTTTCATGTCAGCGATAGATTTATTCAACGCAATACTACTAGCGCCAAGCAGTTTTTCCTGCCTAGCTTGTTCTTGCATTGCTTCTAGTAGTTCCTCGTATACTCGTCTTATTTCTTGTTCATCCATGCTTTGGGTGCCTTAAATATACTATTATTTACGACAGGTAAAACCCATGAACAATAACCCTTTAACTCAGTATTTTCGACAGCCTGCTATTCACATCAAGTTGCCCAGCAACGGTGTAGGCTATGCCAGTGGCACTCTTGAACTCACAGAAACCGGCGAACTGCCTGTGTTTCCAATGACCGCGGTTGACGAAATCACATACAGAACACCTGATGCACTGTTTAACGGCAGTGCCGTGGTAGATGTAATCAAAAGCTGTATTCCTAGTATCAAAGATCCATGGTCCATGCCTGTAGCAGACCTCGACACAGTGCTGATTGCAATACGCATTGCCAGCTATGGATCAGACATGGAGTTCGAAACACAGTGCCCTGGGTGCAACGAAATGAACAACTATGCACTTGATCTGCGCACTGTGCTAGACGACATGCAAGCACCAGATTACAATCAAACATATCGCATAGGAGATCTTGAGTTGAAGTTTTGTAGCTTGACCTACAAGGACATCAACCGAAACAATGTGTCACAGTTCGAACAACAAAAAATGCTCAGTGTGCTAGACAACAGTGAAATGCCCGATGAAGAAAAATACAGTCAACTGGGTGTGGCACTGAAAAAGATCACAGCAAACACCATGGTAACAATTGCACAGAGCATCGAAGCTATTCGTACCACAGAGTTTACTGTGAGTGATACCAATCAGATACTGGAGTGGTTGCAAAACACAGACAGAAAGACCTATACAGCCATCAATGAACTGCTGGTAAAAATCAGAGAACACAGTCAGCTTAAACCGTTGACAATCACCTGTGCTGATTGCAACAACACCTATGAACAACCTTTCACAATGGACATGGCAAATTTTTTCGCGGACGCCTCTTAACCCTGGACTCTGACGGCATTGAAAAACTAGTCGAGAAACTGGACAAAGAGGCAGACGGTATTAGAAAAAATGCTCTACAGATAACATGGCACATGCGAGGCGGACTAACATACGATCAAGCTATGACACTGGGTGACGCAGAAAGACGTCTTGTCAATGAAATTGTAAAAGAGCATATGGAAACAACCAAAAAATCAGGACTACCATACTTCTAATGAAACTTGAAACTGTAACCAATGATATAATCAACTGGATTACCACTGTTGTCGAAGTGCCACGAGACGAACTAAACGGACGCAGTGTGTGCCCTTTTGCACAACAGAGTAGATTAAACAGCACATTTGATATTCGCATAGGCACAGACGTACAACAGGATCTCGAACACATATTGGATCGCGGCCTGGAAGGCAAGGAAGTGATTGTAATAGCATACCCGCCCGAGCAGTACACTCCAGTGGCTTTTGATCAAGAAGTCACAGTTGCAAACGACGCCTTCCTTGGACCACATGATCTCATTGCACTCACTGATCATCCAGAAGACCTCGAAGAAATACAGGGCATTGTGGTCAATCAAGGACAGTATGCATTGATTTTTGTACAACAACTAAGCAAATTAAATCAAGCCAGTCATGTACTAGCAAGGCAAGGATTCTATCAAGGCTGGAGTCCGGAATATCTTCGAGATCTTTTTAGATTTAGAAAAGCACCAGAGCAACTTGATATTGAATCATGAAGTATGCAAGAATAAATCTAGCAAAAACCAATTACTCATTGTTGAGTCCCAGTGAGTATGGCATAGTTAAACAGCCTGATCCGGAACAACTGGAACAGATATATCATCAGTATTGTGTGTATAAAAAATTCAAAAGTGTAATGCCCATATTTCCTGAAGAATACACAGATCCCAACAACGACGTAATAGCCTATTATGATTCCAGTGACATGGTTGCATTTAGCCTAATCAGAAGATACAACAATCACAATGCAGAAGCTGTTCAGTTTGCTTGGAACTATGCTAATCCAGATCTAGAAATTGGATTTCGCAGTCTTAGAAACGAATGTGCACTGTACAAAGCCAGAGGATTTCACTATCTATATCTAGGCGGTGCAGATGAATACAAACGACAGTTTGATGGGTTCGAGACACTAGGACCACGCAAGTAACAAATCACAGAGGAAACACAATGGACATTTATCACGTATACGCAGACCACAACGAAGACGTTGACCCACATGATTTTGCAACAAAGATGCGAAAGTTCTTGGACCATATGGTTGCTATGAATCGCATGGAAGGCTATAGATTAACCAGAATGAAGCTGGGTTTTCGTAGTATGGATATGCCTGAGTGGCACATTATGATGGATTTCAAAAACATGCAACAACTAGATGATGCTATGACAGCAATCATTCAGAATGAGGAGAATATCGAAGAGGATCATGTTGCATTTAATCAATTGGTTGATGTAGAAACAATTCAACACTTCTTATACAGAGACTTTCCAGACCGTGTTTGAGAACTACTTCGTAGTTCTATTGATTCACTTCGTTCATCAATTCTTTTATAGTTAGCTCGAAGCGAAGCGAGAGTTTAGTTATCATCTAGATATTTTGGCCATACTTGCCCTGTTACGGGCAAGTAACGGTCTGTCATCATCTGAGTGATTCCAGCCATCTTGTATCAAGAGATTGATGTA